AGATTCTTTTTAATACAGAATCCAGTTACATAAAATTGAAGACTAGGGATACCCTCTATTATCTTCATTCAATTGTAAGGATTTAAAGTTAGTAGAAGCGCAAAATTGTCATTTAAATAGGACATATTTGACCATATATAAAGTAAATCTATTTTCGATTAAAAAAGTTCCACTTAATATATTCGATCTCCCTTTGGGAGGAGATCGAATTCTTATAATCTATTTAATCCCTATATAGTTTATTCAATCTAGAGCCCGTAGGGCCCTGGAGTGAACCTGGAGCTGTGCGTAATGGTGAACGGAAGGTATGATAAAGGGTTCCTTAGTCCTCATAAAAATGTATCAAGAAAAAAAGAAACCAAGGAAATAAAATCCTTGGTTCTTATAAGTTTTAAATTTCACAATCCTCTATTAAAGTCTTGAATTGTTCAAAGTTTAAAGTACCACCTCCAGCACTTTTATGTCCAAAAATAATGCCTCTATATCCAGCACAACTAAATTCTGGAATTCGATCAGGTTCTTTATACATTGATATACTATATACTCCTTTATCTCTTCGATTACATACTATATAAATATCATAATCATTTAAGACAGAATTAAAGACTGTACTTGAAAATGCAGTTCCTATTACACAAACTCCTCTATATTTTCCAGCAACAGTAACGGGAAATGAGAATGATTTAACTACTCCTTTATTAATTTTATCCTGATTTTGTTTAAGAATAGTTCCAAGTTCTATTACTTCTGTCAATCTATCTTCCCAGAAACATAGATTAGGAAATTCATAGAGCCACGTATCAGGATTTAAGCCATATTTAAATTTCAAACCACTCTGTAAAGGAAGTATTACATCTTGCCAATCATCCTCTCCAACTTCATCTTTTCTCCAAGTATCATATACTCCAAGAAGTCGAATAAATTCTGGAATATCTTGACCTGGACAGAAAAATCTCCAAGTTAATTCACAAGCAGCTGGTCCAATCTCACGAATACCTTTAATTCCGGTGTAGTTATTTTGTATAGAACTTTCGATGGATGATACATGATGATCTATGAATATAAAGTTATCTCCATAGTGTTCCCAAACCTGTAACATAATTTCAGGAGGGAAACTTATATCAACCATACAGATCAGGTCATAGGGTCTTCCATTCTTATCTACATACATTTCTGGAATTTCATCTCCATAATTATATCCGGTTTTATCTACTTGGTACCCTTCATTGTATAGTGATTTTACTGCTATACACATACTGGATGTTCCATCAAAATCTACCCTATGAAAGATAACTAACGCTTTTTTATTTCTGTTCATATCCTAATAATTTAATTAATAAATCAATTTCACATTCTAGTTTTGTTAATAATTCTATAGCTTCAATCATAATTTATAATACGTTCTATAAATTCAGACTTCATAATTGCTCTCGCTTTAAGATCTACTATATGATTTAAGAGATCAAGTTCCGCACAGTTATACCAAAACCATTTTCCTCCAGAAGAATATTTAGTATCTTCTCTTTCTCTTCGTTCTTCTATAATTTTTATAAACTTTCGATATACTTCCTCTTTTTCTTCTGGGAGGTATGCTATTTTATAATCAAACGTACTAGGATATAGTTTTAATTCCTCCATAAGTTCTCCGGCCGTATATCCAAAATCCTTAGCTACTTGTGAGAATGTAGAAATTTGATATCCGCGTTTCTTTAAGTAGTTCTCCATTATTTCTTGGGAGAGAGTTATACTAAATACTCGATTTCTACTATTATATTTCGTTATCATCTTCTTTCTATAAATTTAACTTCAGATTCGATTATACCACGGCCGGATTTTTCATGGAGGGTTTTTGTTTTAGGTATATATCCAGAGTCCATAGGTTCAGTCATATAAAATAAACTAGTTCCTCTAAATGTAGCTGTTATTACTTTTTGGCCAGGTTCTACTTTTACTTCCATAGTTCCTCCAAACAATACAGTTCTTTTATTCTCTGGGAAAATAAATACAAATACTATATATGCTACAGCTATGATTATAATTCCCCAAAATATTAATGTTCTCTTTTTCATTGTTGTTTTATTTTATAAATTAATATTAAATTTTTATTGGTAGGGGAATATAAGTATACATTAATATTTCCTAAAGTATCAGAAGTTATTAAAGAGTTGTTATTTGGTTTAAGATCTATAAACTTTTCGCCTTTAGGAAGATTAATTGTTACTGTTGTTGAAGAACTAACATCTTCGACCTTTTCAACGGGTTCACAACTTACTAACAATAATGTTGTTAACGCTAATAATGTTAATAATTTCTTTTTCATATTTTTTAATTTAAATTTCATATATAAGAATTTCAAGGAGAAAAATGAAGAGGAAAACCTTAGTCTTCCTCCATTACTAATAATACTATGTTATACAATTCAAGCTTTCTTTTTATTTCGTTCTCACCATTTCCTATATTCCATAAAAACAATGGTCTTAGTTTCTGTTGATATCTATATTCACCCCAATCCATCTCTTCAATTTTTATACCCAAAGTGTCTTCAATCATCTTCTTTAATTCTAGATGATTATAGGTTATTTGCATTTTCTTATTTTCATGCATTTCCAATAATCTAAGAATTCCAGAAGACGCCCTAACAGATACTATTTTCTTAAGATATTCACAATCAAGTTCGGTAAGGCTATATATCTCCAGTAATATATTTAATTCTTTTTTTAAGTTGTCGAATGTATAACTTCTATAAATCTCTAGGGTATTTGATACACTTCTATAACACCCCATTCCATAACTTAACCAACAAATAAACCTAGTTATTGTTGCCTTTAATTGTAATTTAATTTTTCTAATAATTTTTTCCATATTCTTATTTTTTTAAATAAAAAGTCTACCCGAGTTTTTCTTCGAGTAGACATTTCACTTATGATCTATTATCTTTTCACATATAAGGCTTTGAGGGATTCTGATCTGATAACATTAATAATTTTTTAGGAATATCATCTTCTGGATAAAGATAGGATAATACATCTTCTTTTTGATATTTTTCAATCATTTCTTTCCATGATGTATAATCAATTAACCTAAATCTTATAAACCTATCTTCTACTGGATACTCTCCTCCAATTATATATTTATCATTCTCTTTTACATACCAAGATGTTAATGGTCTTTGTAAGAAACTCTCAAGCTGATGATGTGGATCTTCTCCATAACATGTATCTAGTACAATCTTATAATGCTTATCCACATGTTGAAGAGGTATAATATCAGGTCCTAAACTAGTTATCATACATATAGACATGTAAGTATTAGGAACTGTACAACCTGATTCCTTAAGAGCTTCTATAGTATGTATCTTAAGAAAATTAGTGAAAACATTTTTGTAATCTTCTATATTTATTTTATATCCTAAGTATAATCTTTCAGATGGTTGATCACTTAGGATAGATCTTGGATTTTGAATTTCTATAATATTATCATATGTCCAAGATTTTTTATTTTTCCAGTAAGTATCAAAAATTATATTAAATAAATCAACACTAACTTCAAACCATTTACTAATCATATATTGGTATTTTAAATAATTCTTTTTCTGTAACCCCATCCAGAAATAATAATTCTCCAAAAGATATTACAAATATTAGATCTGGATTATTAAAACCTTCCCGATAAAATGATAAGTCCCCTGGATAATTTTTGGTCATTATATGATCTGGAATAAAGAATTCTACTCCATCATCAAATAAGAATCCCATTTTTATTCCATACTGAAATAAGAACTTATCAACTTCAGATAACTCAATATCAGGATAAATGTTTCTTCCTAGTTTTATTTGCTTCATAATGGTAGAATGGACAATCTTCGCTACATTCATCAGATAAAATGCAACTATTATTACAAAATGTTTTTATATCATTATACATATCTTTTACTGTATATATTCCTTTTTTCTTCTTTTCTTCATTGATTCCACAAATTGTACAATCTTGAGAACTAATCTGAAAAACTTTATTCAAGTATTTACGACGTCCAGCAACTTCATAATACTCTGCATAAATTAAGTACGTTATATCGTTATCAGACATTGCTTCTTTCTTACTAGAAATATAAGATCCAAGTACTGTCCCAATAAATTCAGCACAATCAAACATCCAAGCATCATTTATAGGAATATATACTTTAACTTTAGTACCAATCCTATAGGTTATTTGTGGATAAAAATCAATCTCTCCAGTTGATATATTTTTCTTGATGATATTAATCTTTTCATTGATTTTAATATAATCCTTATCTTTCTGGCGATTTATTATCCATAATACATTTTTCAACCATTCATAGATCTTTTTCGCTCTTCCCATTTTTCTTTTGCTAATTTTTGTAAATCTTCAACAGTATCAGTTTCATCTACTATTTCTATTCCAAGTAAGTTTTCTATAACATCTTCAAAACTAGCTACTCCGACAAATGTTCCATACTCATCTACTACTATTGCTAGATGTTGTTTAGTTTTAAGAAATTTTTCAAACAATACATTAACACTAGATGAGTCCGGAATAAATATAATATCAGAATCGTAATCTGTATGTTTTATTGTTAACCCTGGCAGATAAACATCATAATCTTGATATATGTCTGACTTATATGCTATTCCAATTATATTATCTTCAGTATCTTCCCATATTGGTATTCTAGAAAATTCAAATTCATCTGGAAAGTCCTTAAGAAAAGTATTAGCATCGAAAGATTTTACAACAGTTCTAGGAGTCATTATATTTCCAACAGTTAATTTATCAAGAGCAAGTAGATTTTTAATTATTTTACTTTCTCTCCCTGTAAATATTTTCTCTCGTTCTCCAATTGTTGCCATACTAGATATTTCTTCTCGAGAAACAGTTGCTTCTTCTGTTTTTGGTGAGAATATAGCCATTACATATCTTGATATCCAGACTATAGGATATGTTATATAAATTATCCAAGTTAATATATTAGCTGTAATTGAGGTCATTCTTTTCCAATAATGTGCTCCAATTGATTTAGGTATTAATTCACTGAGTACTAGTATTAATAGAGTCATTATTCCAGAGATAATTGCAAAATATTTCATTCCAAAAATCTCAACAGCCTCTATACTAGCTAAACTTGTACCTACTGCATGAGCAGCTGTATTTAGTGTTAAAATAGCAGAGATAGCATCATCTACCCTTTCATTCTTCAGCTTCATAAATTTTATTGCTGCCTTAGAACCAGAATCGATTTTAGACTGAATAAATGAAGTCGGTGTGCTTAATAATGTTGCTTCAAGAACACTACAAATAAAGCTAATTGTTATAGCTATACTAAAATAAAAAATCATTCCAAATAAAGGATCCATAATTTTTTCTTGTTTTAAATTTATTTTATTTTATTATTATTTTTATATCATATATAAGAATCTCAAGGAAAATCTAAAAGCCTTATTAATGATGAAAACATATAAATTAAAATATTATGAAACCAAAAAAGAATAGAATTTATTGTCCATTAGCTAATAGAGCTAAGATGTTATTTGAAAGTAAAGATGAAGCTGATAGATTTATAGAATTCAACTCAGAGGATTTTACAGGAAATAAGAAACCTACTAGAGCTTATTATTGTACATGCTGTGGAGGTTGGCATATTACTTCTAAAGATAACATTCATATTAGTGAAGAAAAAGATATTGAAGAGCAAGAAAAAGTGATAAATAAAATGATTCAAAGCTATTCAAAAGATATTGAAAATCAAAAAGAAATAGAAGATATTAATAGAAGAAAATTAAATAAACAGATTACTTCTATAGAGCAAAAAATTGGGAAAAAAGATAAATATAAAACAAAATCTAAAGAACAATTATTATCTTATTTGGATGAAATAAAACAGGTTGAGGATTTTATGAATGCCAATAAAAAAGAAACATTGTCAAGAGCAAGAGCTTATCATAGATTAAATTTATTGAGAGATAAAATTTTTCAAGGACTTGTTTTTAATGTGTATCGTAAAATTGTAGATGAAATACGAGAGGTGAGAAAACTTATATTACTTTTTGAAAATAAAGAAAGGACAGATGAAATGTTAAATGAAATAGAAAAAGAAGTAACTGAATTAGAAGAAAAACTTGGGTATTCTAAATTAACAGAAGATCTTAGAAAGCGAATTATGGACACTAGGGAGGGAAAATAAAATTCCCTCTCTTTTTCTTTCCTTCAAAAACCTTTAAAAATCTTATAAATGTAATAATAACTTAAAAAATTTGTAAAAATGAAATTGAGTAGAAAAGAAAAACAGGCAAAGAAGAAATTAATTGGTGTTTACAAACAATGTATCGATGTAATGACAAGATATATGGAACCAGTTGCTGTTATATCCACTACAAAAAAGGGAGGTACTCAGATTACAAGTATGAGATTCCCTGACTATCATTACAAGAAAATTATTAAGGAGAAAATTCAAAAAGTAACAACAGAATTGAGTAATAACCAAGGTTAAAAACTCAGAAGACTTAGCACTTAGAAATAGGTGTTAGGTCTTCTTTTTGCTCTTCTAGAACCTTAAAGAACTTATAGATGTAATTATTAAACAATAAAACAATATGAAAATCGTAAAATCAAGTGTATCCATTCTCCCTCAAGAACCTGGGGTGGATGGATTAATGAAACATGTAGAAAAGCTTGGAAGAATAGCATATCTAAGTGAAGATAGAATGACTGAAGATTCTTGGGAAAAATTTGATAAGATGCTTTATAATCGCGGTCATTGGGCTGTTTTTAATTCTGGAACTGTATATCTAGATGTTCCTGTAAATTATGGAACAGAAGATCTTCTGCTAGAATTAGAAAGAACAACGAGTCCTTATACAAAAATTTGTTATTCAGATGATAATAATCATTGTTATCTAACTACTAATCTTAGAGTTATTTATCAGAAGAAACTGGAAGATTTTATGAATGAATACTGGTGTGAACCTACCGAATATCATTATCATAGAGTTACTTCTGTATGGGTTTGTTCTAGAGGTATACAGACAGAATTAGTTAGGCATAGAATAATGAGTTTTATTGCTGAATCAACTAGATATGTAGGATATAATAAAGGTCGCTATGGAGGGGAGCTTACTTATATTTTGCCTCAATGGATCTATCGAGTAAGGAATAACATAGGTAATACAGTAGATTCTTTAACAGGTCTCCCCAGAAATTATATTTTAGACCTAGATGGACAAGATTTGTGGGATCATCTTACTATTTATGACAGAACTGTAGCATCTCGAGATAGATTATGGAGGGAAATAGAGAATGAATATCTTTATGAAACTACGACAGATGAAGGAGAAAAACTTAAACCAGAAGAAGCTCGTGGAGGTCTTTGTAATGATTTAAAATCGGTTGTTGGGGTTACTGGTTATATTGAAGATTTTATAAAAGAGCCAGAAGAAGATACTCTAGAGAATGAAGGATTTTTTCATTTAAGATGTGCAAAAGATGCTCACCTCGATATGCAAATCTTAGCTAATGATTTAAAACAACAATTTATTGATACAGGATTATATAATTTAAAATAAATGGAATGTATTTGGTGTGGATTCAAAAGTAATGATCCAATAGAATTTGAAAAACATCTATCCGAAGAGCATTTTTTAAGTTATCAAGAGTATTGTGAAATTGAATTAACACATCAAAAAGATCTTGATAATTTTTGCTTTAGATGTAATAAATATAGAGGTCCATTATCTACATTAATTAAAGATTTTTATTATCTTCCTTGTAGAATATGTAGTAACTCTATTACAAAGAAAACAGAAAAACAAGAATTAATTAAGACTATTATAAAGAATATAAAATCTTTTTATGATTATATTCTTAGTGATAGATATTTACAACTATTCTTAATTGATAGTATTTACCATTTAGCTACTTATTCTCATGATTACTTGGAATTTAAAAAAGTCTTAAGTAAACTAGATCTTCCAAGTCGAAATGATATATGGTTTTTAGATTGGGTACCTGGATATCCAAAAATTATATCTATTCCGAATTTGACTGGTATAAAAATAGTAAATCTATCAGAGAAGTATAGAGTAGTATCAGGAAAGAATAATATAGAAATTAATAATTATAAGATTCTTTTTCCTGAAATTGTTCCTTATGATAAACAACATTTTAGTAGATATAATATTCTTAATCTAAATTCTAATAGAAAAACAAAAAGATTAAAATTAGATAATTCTCCTAATTGTGTTAAGTTTTTCAATACTCAAGGTTATGATACAAAATCAATATTTAAAGTTATTGATACTAAAACAGAAGAGCCAGTAAATCTAAAAGAAATAAGTTATCAAGATTATACTATAATAAAGTTAATTCTTTTAAGAAATAAGAACTATATGAGATTTGTATTTTCTATTTTCTTAGAATTACTTGGAGCTTGTAAAGTATTTAAAGATTCAGTATTTCTTAAGAACAGTATTAATTTAAATTCTGAAAAAGAACCAATAATTAATATTTCTTGGCTTCCTGAAAAAAATGAAACATTATCTAATAATATAATTAATATATCTATTTTATGACAACATCAACAAAATTTAAAGTACAAGGGGTAGGATTAGATACTTCGAATATGACAATTAAACCGTGGGTAGATCCTGAAGATGAATACTCTTTTGATTATTTTCATACATCTATCTCAGCTAATAATGATTTCTTAATTTCTGAGTTTATAAAGAGTTTTCCAGGAGGTAGTTTAATCACTTCTATCGATTTTTTAGATAATCCTGAAAGAACACTCTTAGGACATCTTCTTGAACTTGGAAGAAAGAAAGTAGACCTGTTATTGGTAGACTCTGAAGTAATTCTTAAAAACCTAGGAACTGTTAAGGAAACTATTAAACAGCTTAGAGAATATAAAATAATTGAGGAGTTTGGAGTAAAAAATCCTAAGACCGCCGAAGATCTCAAAGCCATAGAAGAAGCTATTGAAGAGAAAATTAAATTTGTTTCTCTCGATTTATGTCCTTTGAATTTTAATTATGATATTGTTAATTATTGTAAGGAAAATACAATAGATTTGCTTGGCTTTAATCCTTTCGGCGGATATATTAACTCAGCATCTGTAATATCTAGCTTTACCATTCCTTATCTTCTTGGTTTTTCTGGAAATTATTGTTCTGTTATATTTTTATCTGGACGTGATTTGATTTTATCTAAAGAATCAATGTTATATATAAAAGATAATATAATTGGATCTGAATGTTCAAGTAAATTTTCCTTAAAAAAGAATGTGTCTAGACTTCATAAACCACTTAAGAAAGTTGTAGATACTTCGTTGATATTTAATAAGAATCTAGTTTTAAGTGTAGATTCTCCTGAGTATTTATTTCCTTTGGAGGATATTAATATAAATTTAGGTTCTCCAGTAAATATTGTTGATGGAATTGATCCAAAATTAAGAACAGAATTAGAGATGTTTGTAGATGATCTCTTGGAGGTTACAGAATTTCCAAAAGATGCTACTCTTCAATCTAAATATGCTGTAGTGAGATATCAAGTTTTATCAGCTCTTCGAATAAAATTTCCTGAAACAGATGGATGGAATATTCATGTAGTAAATACAGGAAAACTCGTCTCTGGAATTTTAGTACATAGAGAGATCGAAGAAAAGAAGAAGGGATTTTTTAAAAAGAAAAAAAATTCTCAAAAAATTGAGTCTAAACATTTTCTCTGTGCACTTCCCAAAATCGATCTTCCAGTGTTTATAGAAGAACCCGATGATAAAAACACAGTCCTCGAGAACTCAAACCCTAATAATTGAGAAAATCCGGAGTTAGTTGTGTACCCCGGAAAATAAAAATAGAAAACATTAATAAATAAAAAATTATGAGAGTTTATAACGGAACAAAATCACAAATTAATTTACCTTTGTCAGGTACTCAACGAATTACTATCCCAGCACATTCTGTCTCTGGTGATATTATGCCTAGTAACGAATTTTTAAGTTTGCTAGTAAGTTCCTATGATTACAAGGAATTAGCATTAATTGTATCAGGACCATTTGAAATAAATATGTGTGCAGGAGTATCAGGATCAGTTGGTTTCGTAGTTCAATCCCTTGATGAAGCTATTGAACGTTTTGCACCAAAAGAATGTCCAAAGTGTAATCAAGATCCTTGTGTTTGTAATAAGGAGAAAGAACCGCAGCCAGTAGATAAAAAACCGGCTGCAACTCCAACAAAACCGGCTGAAAAAGAAAAAACAGTGCCTGAAATTAAAGAGGAAAAGAAGTAATTAAACCGTATTATAATGGGAATCTCAAGAGATGTATTTTATTCTTAAGAGATTCCTTTTTATTTTCAACAAAGAAAAATGGTAGACTATAAAGAAGTAAAATTAAAAGATGGACGTGTATTAGTATTCTGTAATTTCGAAGAACTTCTTAAAGATTTTTATGGAGTATCTAGTATGGAAGAAGTAGAACCTCATGCAAATTCAACAGGTCACTATATTATTCATTGTCCATTTTGTAGAGACTCTGGACATACAAAACATAAATTATATATAAAAACTGACTTAACTGTTGGTACTTGTTTTGTATGTAATCGAGCCTATGTACATGTGTCTGATGAAGTTGATACATCATTTAAAGTACCTGATTTTATGTCATTGTATTATGGATATTCAGGTCATCCAAATGTAGTTAAACTTACAGAAGATCCTATATGGACGTTAGATAAGTACTGGAATGAATTTGATAGTTTTGATCAAAGAGGCTATGATTATCTAATGAGTAGACATCCTTTTATGAACGACATCTATAAACTCCTAGACTTTAAATTTGTTGACGGAAATGTAGTAATGCCATTTAAATATCATGGGGAAGTATTTTATTACCAGATTAGATTTTCTGGAAAAACGAAAATTAGATATCTTTTCCCACAAATATCAGCAAAACCCCCTTATGTAATAGATCATGGTCAAGGTCTAAGAAATATAATAGTAGTGGAAGGGGTATATGATGCTATAGCTGCTTTAATTATGGCACCTGATTATATACCTTTTGCAGTTTTGGGAAGTTCTATATCAGATTATCAATTAGATTTTCTTAGTGAGTACGTTCCAGAAAAAATCTTATGTTACTTAGATGATACTGAAAAATCTATGGGTGTAGCTAAAAAAATAAGAAAAAGAATAGATTATTGCCCTATTAATATCATAAAATCTAATGGAGAAGATCCAGAAGAGTGTATGAAACGAAAACTTAGGGCTGGAAATAATTTGCAATGGATTAAATAAAATGATAACAGCATCGATAGATAATACTATAAATAAAATAGTAATAAAAACCGATGACCCTAGTGTAAAATGTCTTTTAGAATTTAAAAGAAAAGTAACTAAGTATTCTCCTTGGTTAAAATCTTGGAATACAGCTGAAGAAATAGCAAAACTTTATGATAATCCTAGATCATGTGGACCTAGGAAAGGAATATATACTTTTATCTTAGGAATGGGATGGGCAGCTTATATTGCTAATGTATTTAAACCTATCTTAAGTGATACGGATTATAATGCAATTCTTAGAACAATATTTGCAGATTATTATCGAACCTATCCATTTCCAAATCTTAGGGATTATCAGAATGAGGATATGTTACATGTGTTAAAATATAAGAGAGCGATTATTCAAACCAATACGGGATATGGAAAAACTGAAACTATAGCAACTCTTATAAACTATGCACATAATGAACTTGGAAAGAAAGTGTTGGTTATAACTCCAGGAAAAAAAGCGAAAGATGAAATTGTTAAGAGATATGAGTCTAGATTTGGAGGTAAATTGCCAACTTCAATAGATGGAGATCTTGGATGTATAATTACTTCAGGATTTCTAAATCAAAAGAAAATAAAAGATCCAGACCTATGTATTTTAGAGGAAGAGAAACTTAAGAAATTCGATTGGGTTCTAGTAGATGAAGTAGAATATACTATTAATCCTTCTGGTGAATGGATATATAATAGACTAGTGAATGCTGAAATTATGTATGGATTTTCTGGAACTGCAGATCGAGATTCAGGAGTTATGATCACATTTGCACAGGGAATCACAGAAACAGTAGTAAGAAATAAGGACTTAATTAAATATTTCGGACCAGCATTAGTTTATAGAATGCCTACTAGTCTGAAAATAAATAGTATCCACATAAATACTATCGCTCTAAATAATATTAAATTTACAGAAGAGGATTTTAATGAGGATAATAATGTCTATAATACAATAATGTCAAAAATTTGGGTTGATCCTGGAGTATGTGAATTGATTGTAAAGATAGCAAAAAGATATCCTAAATTATATATCCCAATAAATAATTTAAATAATATTATTTCAACTTGGATAGATAACTTTTTTATTGGAGTATTTAGAGTGCTCTTAATTTGCGGCGAAGGATATATTTATTATGATTTGTCTGGAAATAAAACAAACCTAGATCTTCAACAATCATGCGAATATATTAAAAATGGAATGGTAGATATAATTCCTAGTACCGCCGCAGGATTTAGAGCACTAGACCTTCCTGGATTAGAAAATATATTACTAGTTTCTAATATCAACGCTGGATCAGTTCTTCAACAACTAGGGCGAACAGCAAGAGGAACTAATATGAACGTTCTTGCACTAAAACCAAAAATACCGAAAAGAATCCCGGTATATACAAAAGGATTTGAACAAAGAGATGAATTATTACACAATTACTATAAGTATTGTGATATTCAAGATATAGTTATTAATGAAGAAAATCTTTAAAAATATAATATGGATAATGGTAGTGTATTTGATTTGATTTTTAGCTGTTTTAATCAATATTTATTTCAGGATGCTAAAAATAATATATTAGATCTTCAATATTATTTTCAGACTAATCCACAAACAGCCGGAAATGGTATGGTCTCTCAACTCGTGGATGCTATAAAGACTTATCCTCTAGAAAATATAGATGAGCCTTTATTTAGGAGTATCTTATTTAGATCTCAGAAAACTCCACAAGAGACTCAAGAGGTGATGAATGAAATTATAAAATGGAAAAGATATACAAAAAGTCAAATTGAACCAGCCAGAAAGATTTTAACTGATGTAATATATTCAGTTAATCTTCAAAAAGCAAACAGACTCTATTCTCAAAATCCAGAAGAGTATGTTAAGTTTGTAAAAAATATAAATGTTAAAACTACTGCTGATCTGGATAATTTTAGTGAGATTGGATTTACACAAATAGATATTAATTCAATCATCGCTGAACAGGCAGAAGGTGGTGTATCTAGTAAATTTGAATGGATAAATAATTGCTTTTCATGTGGAGCTTATGAATTTGGACAACTCGGGCTAATTGCGATTTGGAGAAGTCGCCTAGAATAATATCTAGGAAAATTCTATTAAAATGCTGGAAAGATAACAAATCAAATCAGCATCAAGGAACATTAGTTACTTGTTCAACGACTAAATATAGAACTGTATGAAGTTATATACAGATGATATAGTCTATAACATATTGAATATCAATATGTTAGCTTAGGCCTCCAGGAGTTGGAAAGAGTTTAATGGCTATGCAGGAAGCATTGAACATGAGTTTACAAGGTTATAAAGTACATTACTTGGCCCTTGGGGATCTTAAAATGAAGGACTTTAAATGGATGAAGCATAGATATAAGAATCTATGAAAATTCTATTAAAATGCTAGAACTATTAGAATAAAATAGAATTAGCATCTCTATCTCTTAGATAAAAGATAGAGTTCAACGACTAAATATAGAACTATAAAAATATAGATGATATAGTCTAATAGTTTAATGAAAATTAAATTTATAATGATTATCAGATTAGGAGCTCAATTTACAGGATTGCCATTTAGTGAAGTATCTCAAAACATAGGACCAATTTACAATAGTATGTGTCAAATGATTGGAGATAATCTTAGTATAACTATACTACCAGCTGGAAAAATTTCAGTAGATGAATATATAGAATTCATGAAAACCAAAGATTATAAAATTTTATTTATCGATTATGACGCGGGTTTCCGTGGAGCTAATGGTGGAGAAGATGGTTCTATGTATAAATCATTTGGAGATATTTATGATAAACTTACAGAATTAACAGGATTAGGGAAATTAGTATTTATATTATCTCAATTAAAAATTGGAGCATATAGTCAATCGATATTGGATATGAGCTACATCGCGGGCAGTAGTCACAAAGTAGACGTTTGTGACTTTATTATCACGCGCTCTAAAGGTGGGGATGGACCAAATCCTAATAATCTTGGAATATCGACAATTACAAAAAATCGGCGTTAAATTATAGCGCATTTCACAAGAATTGCTAGAACTATAAGAGAAAACTTATAGAATTAGCATCAATCTAAGGAAAATAGATTGTTCAACGACTATGTATGTGAACTAAGGATATATATCCCTAGGTGATATAGTCTATCTAAGAAAGAGAAATTTTTAGAAGAAATGGGAGAAACAAATGTGATTGATTACAATATAAGACTTCAAAATGGTAGATTTAGAAGTTTGCCGAAGAAGGTGTATGATGATATAAGGATGATTCAAGACAAACGATATTTTTCTGAGGCAGATATTGATTTAATGATTAATAACTATAATATTCAATATAATCAAGCTCAACAGAGTGTATATAAAGCTGGAGGGGCTGGACCGCAGAGACAAGGAAATAATATTAACGTTCAGCAAATTGTTTCAGGACCGACTCCATTTAGTAAACCTTAAAGTAAGTTTTTGCGTTTAGGAGAAGGTTAAAACCTAATATATGAAAGAACATTAGAAAAATTTATAAATAAAATTATAAGTTAATCTAGTGTTCTTTTTATTTAGATTTCATAAGAATAGGGAAAAAGTAAGATTAATGAAGGTTGCAAACTTTATTGACCTGAAATTTCCCTTTAGTAAAATTCTTATGAAATTTATAATTATTTTTAAATATTTTTTAATTATGAAATCTAAACTAACAGAAGGTTTAAAATCTACCGAAAATCTAGGAATGAAGTATAGTAGTTATCTAGATGAAAAAGATTTTAATGAGATGATCTTAGAAGGAAGAACTGAGGATGAGTACCTAGAGGATTACTGTATGATTATTGACTATGCTCTTTTACGAGGATTAGAGAAGAGTAGTATAGATTTTTATACAGAGAAACATCATATTCTTCCTAGATGTATGGAAGGAGAGGATTCTAATTATAACTACGTACTTTTATCTGCTTTAGAACATATAGTAGTTCATGCTTTATTGTATAGACTATATCCTGAGATAATAAGTTTAGCTTATGCAATTCATTGTATGTTATTAAATAATAATAAATCAATTTTTAATAGAAAACATAATATTGAATTATTTAAGAATAGATTGATAGATTCTGCAAAATTCATAGAGAAAATCAATAATTCTCTCGGAAAGAAAATTGTTGCATATAATGATGGTCCTATTATTATAAAAATTTATGAAACTATCTCCTCCATTCGAAGCGATGGTTTCTCAAAAGAAAGCGTATTTTCATCCATAACTCTTGATGGTAGTAGAAGATCTGGAGGATTGATGTGGATGTATGCAGACGATTTTAAAAAACTATATCCAGATCAGTTTAAGAATTATGAAGGTACTACTAAAGATAAATTAAATTGGGATGTAAAAGAAGAAACACGGAAATATAAATCTTATTTAACGAGCGGAAAAAATAATCCTATGTCAATACCCATCGTATGTTTCACTAGTAATAATTATATTTTGAAAATTTATTCTTACATGACTGAAGCTGAAAAAGATGGATTTGATAGGTCTTCAATATCTGATGCTATTAAGTATGAAAAATCATATTCTAAATATTTATGGAAGAAATTATCAGATTGGGAAGATATAAATGAATTAAAAAATTATAGAAATAGAGAAGAATCTGGGGAGGTAGACAATATAAAAGCAAAAACTTTACAAGTTGTATGTCATAGGAATAATAAAATTTATAAAATATATGATAATTGTAAATCTGTTTCTGTAGATGGATTTTCCTATTTAGCAGTAAGAGATGCATGTAACACTGGAAAAGAACACAGAGGATATAGCTGGACTAAATTATTTGATTGGAAAGATGAAATCTCCTTGAATGAGTTTTTACTCAGTAAAGATGTAATTAGTCCAATACCTGAAATATCTTATAAAGGATTTCCTATAATTATGTGTGATTCAGATAAAAAAGTTATTAAACTATACAATAGTCCTGCTGAAATAAGACAAGATGGATTTAATTCTATTTTACAACATAGAAATAAGTTATATGAAAATTTTTGTTTTCTATTGGGATATTATTGGATAAACTATGAAGTATTTATTAAATTAGGTAATAAAGTTCCAGATAATTTTTCTAATATAGATATCACTTATGAAAGAGATTTAGATATTCAACGTATAGTAAAATGTGATAATAATGATCAAGTTATAAAAATTTATAATACTTGTAAGCAGTGTTATGAAGAAAATAATATTCCTATTGGAACTTTTTGGAATTTATTGAGAAAGAATAAATCTAGAGGAAAATGTAAGTATTATAGATTAAGTGATTATAAAAAATTATATAATCAAAATTTAAATAATTATTATAATAAAATAGAAAATGGAATAATTATTGAAGATTTAATAGATAATACTACTACTTCTCCTGCTATAAAAATTGTTGGGATGGATTATGAAATGAATAATATCGTAATTTTGGAATCAATATCGTCTATTAAATTATTATCAGAAAATATTTCTTTTGAATCTGTATATGAATTACGAAAAAGTAATTTTGTAAAATCAGGTGGAGTTTATTGGATGAAGTTTGATTATTTTACTAGCAATTATTCCAATGAATATAAAAATGCTAATATTCATTCCATAAATTCGTTTAAAAAATTTATAAATTTTGAAGAAAATAAAGTAGTTCAATTAAATAATAATCTAGATATACTAAGAATATATAAAAATTTTTCAGATGTTTCTTTACATTCTGAAATAAAATGTTCTAGAAGTTATATAAGAAGTATAGTAACTAATATACAATCACCTAAGAAATATAAAGGTTATTATTGGATGAAATTTTCAGACTTTAAAGAAAAATATCCCGATAAACTTGAAGAATATTACAAACAACAAGAACAAAAATAAATTTCATTTCTTCTATTAACTCCAATTAGTTAATAGGCAATAAATTTAATAAATTCATAATAAAATTAATCCCAACCTCCTGTAGTGATTATAGTGGGTTGGGCTCTTTTTTCTTTTCCAAATCAATAAAAAGGGTAATCTCTAAGGGTGATTTTCTTATATATGAGTAAAAATTTAAAATAAAATTAATAAAAATGAAAGTAATTCAATCTAAAGTATTGGTCATAGTAAATAAGAAGGATACTATGACTCAAAAAATAGGAAATTTTGTTGTTCCTGCGAGTGAATCTGAAAGAGCTGAAGTTATTGGAGTAGGTGAAGAAGTTAGCGAAGGAGTATTAAAACCTGGCGATACTATCTTGATTTATCCAAACACAGGAAAATCATTCACTCAAGATGGAACAGAATATCGTGTTATAACTTTAAATGAAATTATTGTAGTACTTTAATTAAAACGAAACATGTCAGAAGGAAAAATTATTAATCACGGCTTTGAAACTCAGGCCGAAATTATTGAAGGTGTAAAAAAATCAGTAGAGGCAATTAAGAAAACACTCGGCCCGTCAGGTAAAGCCGTGTGTATTTCAGGATTTACAGGTCCAGAGGTGTCAAGAGATGGAGCTACTGTTGCTAAGTCGATTTCATTTAAGAATCAACTTCAGAATACAGGAGCTATCTTTGTAAAAAATGCTGCCGCTCAAACAGAAAGATTAGCAGGTGACGGTACAAGTTCAACTTCACTATTAATCAAAGAAATGTGTGAAAAAGGACAAAAAGCATTACGAACTGGAGCTAATGTAAATGAGGTGAAATCTGGTATGCTTAAGGCCGGAAAATGGATGGCTGAGTATATCAAAAATAATTCAATTCCAGTAAATGATGATATGGAAAAGATCAGAAAGGTGGCAACTATTTCAGCCAATAATGATCCGGCCATTGGAAATCTGGTAGTTGAATGTATGGAGAAAGTTGGAATGCTTGGTATTATTACAGCTGATTTCTCTAGTGGTCTTGAAACTACTATTGATGTAACTACTGGAATGAAACTCGATCGTGGTTGGGCTTCTCCACAGTATGTTACAAATCCTACTGATGGAACTTGTGTAATGGAAGATCCTTATGTAATTGTAGTAGGAGAAAGATTATCTAGTGTACAGCAAATTCTTCCGTTAATGGAACAGCTTGTACCTACTGGACGCCCATTCTTATTTATAGTAGATGATATTGATGAAGTAGTAAATACAACTCTTGTTATGAATACTCTTCAAGGTGCAATTAGATGTTGTGTTGTAAAAGGTATTGATTTCGGAGATTCAAGGAAAAATATTATGGCAGATATTTCAATTTTAACTGGCGGTAAATATATTTCTCCTGAGAACGGATTATCAGTCACACAAGCAACAAAAGAGGATCTTGGAGTAGCTAAGAAAGTTGTAATTTCTAGAGATTCATGTATTATCTATGAAGGTGGTGGTGATTCTAAAGAGATTGCTGAAAGGGTAGAAATTCTTAGCACCAAACTTACAGATCCTGGAATATCAGATTATGATAAAACTAAATTTGCGAAACGAGTAGCAAATCTTAGTGGAGGTATTGCAGTAGTGAGAGCTGGAGGAGCTTCTGAAACTGAAAAACAGAACCTTAAACAAACTATTGAAGATTCTATTCTAGCATCTAAAAGTGCTATTGCTGAAGGATGTTCTTTAGGAAGTGGTTATATCTATTACAAAGGATCATTAGAAGTGAAGAAAGATAAGACATTCTGGAAATCTTTAGTTGGAGATGAAGTAGAGGGTGCAGAAATTGTATTCTCAAGTCTTCCAGTAATTCTTAAAACAATTGCAGACAATTCAGGAGTTTCTGGAGAAGTAGTTCTAGAAAAGGTTAAATCATCTAAACCAGGAATTGGATATAATGCTAAGACTCGAAAGTATGGTAATTTACTTGAGGAGGGGATCTTAGATAGTTCTAAATCTCTTCGAGTAGCTCTTGAAAATTCTATTTCAGCAGCGTCAATGATTCTCTTAATTGATTGTACAATCATTGATGATAATATTTCCGAAACTAAAGTAGAAGGTTAATAAACATAATATACTACACCTCATCCTGGTTTTGATTTTCATTTCCAGGGTGGGGTTTCATTATTTTATGACAAAGATAATAATTAGTGATACCCATTCAGTTTCAATTGGATTTAGTGACGAATGGTTATATATGTCTTTAGCAGATGGTAGATATCAAGGTTATATATCTAGATTAGCATATCTTTATCGAGAAAAATATAGATCAAATACTTCAAAACTTCCAAATTTTGAGAAAATTCTAAAATTAATTAATTCTCAAGATTCCCTAAGAGGTTATAGGTTTGAAGCTAAAAGAGAGAAATTATTTTATACAATTACTCATGGAGATAATTATAAAAGAATTGGAGTGGAATTTGTTAATAAATTTTTAAAAAGTGATTTATACAACTTTAATGGAATTTCTTCTGAATCTGAGATATATTACTATAGAACAATTCAAGGAGCTTATGAATTAACCGATAAAATTTCTATAAGTTTTCCTGATTTTATAGAAAATATATTATCAAAAACAAAAGATGATATGATCGATCGTTTTGGAGTGAGTTATATTATAAATTATATGCTTAATACGCAGCCGAGAAAGCTTGATTTTCTAATTAATGAGGTTAAATAAAATAAAAAAATTATGAAAAAAGAAGATGATAATGACTTTCCTCTCTATGATGGGGAGGAAGGAAATATTAATTTTGACGAACAAGAAGATGATTTCGATTTTGAACCGGAAGATTTACCAGATTGTCCTCTTACTGATTTAGTTATTAGTAATATGATGATGTCTAAACCTTTCGGAATACACTGGGATTATGATAAAATGAAAGAATTTTTAGTAAAACTTGGATATAAGATAATTACTAGATATTCTGATCGTCGAGAAGTTGAATATGAAGTTGCAATAAAACCTAATTCATCTTTTATACCAGAAGATGACTTTAGTAATATTAAAGAAATGTTTGACTCAGAAGTCCAAGATATAATGATTGGATGGCTATTAAAAAATAAATAAACTTATGTGCGTTACAAATAATATTACAGAAAAATCATTAGAAAAATGGAAAGACCTTATTCTTGCATGTAAAAACTATTATATTGATTCAGTACCTACCGGAATGGATGATGCTGTATATGATATGTTAGAAGCTAGAGCAGCGCAAGAAGATGGATTTTTTGTCAGAGATTATGTTTATCAAACATACTTAAAAGGAACTAAGACAAAAAATTCTTATATAGAAAAAATTAAAAAGAAAAAAGTTGAAGAAAAAACTATGTTAAGTGCTCTTTCAGAGTTTATGAATGAAAACTCTGGAAAATACTGTGATCTAAAGTATGATGGATCTAGTATAGCAATTTATTTAGATTCTTCAACTGGTATTCCAAAAAGAATAGTTACAGTCGGAAATTTAAATTTGGATAACTATGGGGTAGATCAAACTTGGAAATTAATAAACTTCCTTCCAAAAAGATTTCCGAAAGGTATAGTAGCAATTCAGGCAGAGGCATTAGTTGACATTAATCGACTTTCTGATACTGATCCTGAAACTGCTAGACAAAGAGCCAATGGACTAATAAATTCTAAGTATTGTGAATCTGAGGTAAATAATTTATTAACTCTTAGAGCTTATAGATATTATACTGATGATTCAATAGAAGGACAAATACTAAGAAAAACAGACTATCGTGAAGTTTTAAAAATGTTTGAAACTGTATGTTCAAAAACTGATGGACATATCTTATTTTCCCCTGCCGATGTATGGACTATAGAAGAACTTATGAGCGCCGGAAATAAAGAATATACAGAAACAGATAAAACAGTTACTTCAACTGGTTACTTCTTAAATGATGGTTGGGTAGTATATGATGAATTTGGAATATGTCTCGGCGCCTTAAAATTTGCTGGTGCTGGATCAGGAACTGAAGCTTTAAAAACTACAGTAAGAGGTATACAATGGAATTCTCAAGTAGCTAAAGGAAAAGATTCTTGGTCAGCTAATATTCTAATCGATCCAATTCAAGTAAAAGGATGTACAGTAAGAAAACCAAGTGCTGGAAGTGTGGGAAAAATGGTAAAAAAGAAAATTACCCCTGGAGCAATAGTAAGTATTATTATGGCTAATTCAACTATTCCAATGGTAGGGGATTCTTTTACTGAAGGTAATGGAGATTTTATGTGGCCAACTTGTAGCTGTGGTTATAATATGTCAGAAAAAGATGTTTATGGAAGTCTTTTGAAATGTGGAAATCCTATGTGTACTGAAAGACTAGATCGAATGAATAATTATATAGGATCTCTTAGTAATATTAAACAACAACTAGATCTTAATAAATTACTTGTTATAGATCGATTTAAGTGGGAAAGTACTAGGATTAATATAGATCAATTGTTGGGAAGTGTTGAAAGAAATGATCCTAATAGTTACTATAATCAATTAAGATCTTACCTTAAAACAGATTTACAAGTGAGAAATTTAGATTTAGTTTGGAAAGCAAGTTATACAATCTTAAGAAGTTATTATGAAAAGTCTATTGGAATTTAAACAAGAAGCAATAATTGTAGAAAAACCAAAAGAAGAATGGAATAGACTTTATCTTGAACTCTTAGACTTAATAAAATCTTGGGGCTTGGAAGATAAAGTTAACTCTTTTAAGTATGAATGGAAAGGATCAGGAAACTCATTTAATAAATTATTCGAATTATCTTTTCTTCGAGAATTAATATTTTACGTACTCGATATAGATTGGAGAGATCCAATTTGGGGAGATATATTTGATATTGAAAGGATAAGTAGTACTCCTAAATCCTATCACGGTTCAGGAAATGATATTACTATTGAAACTTACCTATTTCAACTTGAAGATAAATCAAAGGTATTAAATAGTCTTAATGGAAATTGGGTATTTGATCATTATAAAGAAGTGAAAGATTTTATGGATCAATATAATGATAAATATTTAAAACTGTTTGAAATTAAGAGATTATTTCCATTAGAAGTAGAGATAGAAAATGTTTGATTTAGAGCAAAGAAAAAATTATATAAAAACAAGAAATGATACAGATTATACTGATACAGTGAAAGCAGTATATAAAATCTTAGTATCTAAATATTCCTACCGAGCAAGAATTTCAGATATTTTTCAACTCCTTAAGGATGCATTTGGAATTAATGAATTTATTATTCTTGATTATCAGCAAATGAATAATGCACCCTTCGAATCTTGGTTAGTTGATCAGTATATATCTTGGAAAAATGGTAAGGAGATAGATTTTATAGAAATATATAAAGCTATCTTAACTATTGGAGATTTTACTACATCTGAAAAAGAATTGTTTGAGTCAGGTCTGATTGAAGAGCGTTTATGGGCTATTTTCTTATTAGTTGATAGCCCCGAATTAAATATTATATAAAATAACATTAAAATGATTGAAGTAAATTTGTATTCTATTCCGGCCCAAGAAATGAATTCTATGGTAGGCCGTTGTGTTGCTCGTAGCCGTTTTGATAAAGAAGGTATGGGCGTAAGTGTTATGGAATTTGTTAAGGGTTTTTTAAAGAATAATTTAGCAAATTTCGAAAATAGTATTGGTAACGCTGAATTAGTAAGCTTTATTAATTCAGAAACTACAATGAGTACTAAGGATTTTTCTTGCATTAATTATTGGTTAGCTCAAGTTGGTTATCTTGTTCAGATTCAAAATGTAGCTGATGATGAAGAAAATGCAACCGGTATCCCGACAGGTGATGTAGTAGAGTGGAATGTAATCGATTACAACTTTATGCAATATGATTACCCAACTGCAACTAAAATTATTCCTGGTGAAGGTCTTGAAATTCCAGCTATCCTTAGGCAGATTGTAGAACAGTCTGGTTTGTTTGATCCTAATAAATTAAGTGGTGTTAAAAATCCATTTACATTATTGTTAAATAATATGGATAAAATTAAGAATACTACTGGATCTGTATCACCAGCTATTACTACTCAGATCTATAATCTTTTAGATCAGATGGGTATTAAAGTATTTTGTGCAACTTCTGAAGATTAATTACAATGACTACTCTACAAAATGATATTCTAGAAATATATAATTCCTTAGTAGAGTTTTCTGATAATACAGTAAAAACAAACTTTCCGATTCCAATTAAAGTAAGATATGAAAAAGAAACTAGATTACTTATATTTGAACAGAAAGGAAAAACGGTATATCTAGGTCTCCCAGTTTATTATTGTTTAGCACTGGAGGACTTAGAAAAACCGACTTATCTATTACCAGAAGATTATGATTATCTAATGTCAACTCTTCAATCTTTAATAGCATCTGGAGAATTGATAAAACCTAGAACTTGTCTTGGCCCTGAAAACTATGGATTTAATGTTTATTCAACTAATATTAATGAAATGTATAAAGGACCTGATGTAATTGGACAAGTAAAGTTTATTTCTGGAACATCTTGGTTATTTAAGTTTAGAACAAGAAAAAAGTATAAATTATGAATTTTAACGGAACGATTATTATCACAGATCCCTGCTATATTGCAGAAAATAAGGATTGGGGAAACGGATTTAATTATAATAATATGACTATCTCGGAAGAAGTAGGATTCTCTGATAATTATATTTGGGAAGATACTGGAGTTGGAGATGGAAGATGGAAAGTATCAAAACTAAAAAATATTCTTGGCTTACTTGAGCTTGAAAAATTCATAGATGATATTGAAGAAGCTTACTATAATCTTTACGATAATCCTTCAATTGAAAATCAGATTAATCTTGAAAAATTAGTTAATCAGAGGGAAACTATTGGAAGATATTGTGTAGATTCTGGGACTTTTGGAGTATTTTATCTTGACGAAGTTTTAAAATATAAGCCAGATTTTTTAGTAGAACATGGAGATTTGTGTTATACAATTATTAAAGACTTTATTGGGGATGTAAATGTATATACTGATTCTCGTGAACAAAAACATTTTTTAGGTATAGGTAATAAAACATTTTATAGTAATACAGTATCATGGTTGTAAAAATTATTAATAAATCAAAATTTCCACTTCCAAGTTATGCAAAGCCTGGAGATTCTGGAATGGACCTTAGAAATATCGGTGAAGAATTTACATTAAAACCGTTAGAAAGAAAATTAGTTCCTACAGGCATATATGTTCAACTTCCCCCTAGAACTGAAATCCAAGTTAGAGCTAGATCTGGAGAAGCCTTTAAAAAAGGATTAGGAGTTTTAAATGGACCAGCCACTATAGATTCAAACTATAGAGGAGAAATTGGAGTAATTTTAGTTAATCTTAGTCCTGTAGAGGTAACTGTAGAACATGGAGAAAGAATTGCTCAGATGGTTTGTGCAGAAGTAACTCATATGGAATTAGAGGAAGTTAGTAAACTTGATGAAACAGAACGAGGAGGATCAGGTTATGGCAGTTCCGGAATACAATAACGATATAAAACGACTTCTTGGATTAAAAGGAAATACTAGATTAGAAATTCAAAATCAATTAACCCAACGAATCTTAGAATATGATTATATAGATAAAACTCCAGGAATAGGATTGAGATTTTTAGAAACAAAGAAAAGAAATCGAGAGGCTGGTGAATGGATTTATTATAATATTCTATTCGAAGCTAGAAAATATCAAGATACTCCTGAATATTTAGCACATATTCTAGGATCACTATCAAAAGTAGTAAAGACCTGGGGAGATTATTCTAATATTGATGTAGTTGGAATTCAAGAAGTTGATTGTGAAGAAGCAGATTATTATTATATACTAATTTATATTTTAAGTGATGGAAAAGACAAAGAAAAACTCGAATCCGATGGAGAGTGAAAAAATGTCGGAAAAAGATTATGAACTTCTAGAAAAAAGAAGAGTATGGGGATGGGAAAATGCAATGTCTGTAGCAAATGATTTATGGGCTAGTATTCATAGTTCATTACTTGCTGGAGATCTAGTATTTGCTTATAAAGATACTACAGGAGAGTCAGGATTAACTCAAATTGTTATAGTAGCACTTAATCAACCAACAGAACACTTTTCAGTTGGTATGGTTACATCTGGATATACTGCACTTCTCCCACATGTACCATTTGATTACCTAACTAATACTGTTCTAGGAGATCTTAAAAAGTATAAAGTTGATAAGAATATAATAAAGGCTTACGAACAAATTTTAGAAAATTATAAAAGATGAGCAATTTGAGAATTTTAAGTGTTGATGTTGGTTTCTCTGCTATTAAGTGTTCTTTTAAGGATTCCAACGGTTTAATAAAATTTGAAAAGTTTATTAGTGCAACAGCAAAACTCCCTGAAAAACCACTTGAAAGTGATGATGATATGGTATTTCCATTAGGAGGGGATTATTATGTATTAGGACCTGCAGCATTAAAAGTACCTAGATCTTATTTACTTAAACTCGAAACTTTTGAAGATTTAAAAGCAGTTTATGCCCCATGGTTGTCATATTTAATAAAAAAATATGGCGGAGATGAAGGAATAAATGCATTTGATAAATTAGCTATTGGTTTATCAATGGCTTTTAATACCAATGATAACGTAGATGAATTATTAGATTATTTATATGAAACATTAAATATAAATAAAGAAGATTATATATATTGTTTTTGCCAAGGCTTATCATGTAAATATACCTATAATGAATATGGGTTAAATGTTCGTGAAGCTTCTAGACGTAATGATGTTAAGTTAAGAAATGCATTAATACTTGATGGAGGATTTGAAACTTTAGATTTCTGTAGTATTATCAACGGTACTTCTTCAGCAGGTGCTGCTGTAGGAGTAAAAGATTCTGGCGTAATTAGAATAGTTTACGATCTCGTTGATTATCTATATAAAAATTATTCGATATCAATTTCAATTAAAGAAGGCCAAGTAATTTTAGATACTGGAGTTTTAAAACGCAGAGGAAAAACAATAGATTTATCTAGACAAGTTGAAGAGTTTTCAAAAAAATATATTATCGAAGTTTTTCAATATTTAGATAAAAATTATGGAGAGGTACTTGATGCTTTAGATGATGGTATTATTGTTTTAGGAGGATTAAGTTATTTTATGAAAAAATATCTCCATGATCCTGAAGTAGAAAAAGAAGTAGATAAAATATTTAGTGTATCTGAAATAGTATATCCAGAGGAAGACTCGGAATACTATAATTGCATATCATACTTAAGATTAGCTGAAAAAGTAGCTAGTGATAATATGAAATGATAAAAATGCACTTAGAGAAAGGTTAAAACCTAATATATGAAAGAACATTAGAAAAATTTATAAAAGAAATATTTATAAATCGATCTAGTGTTCTTTTATTGTTTCATAAAAGTTATAGGGGAGATAAAGCAGTTGAATTAATATTATCTCAAGGTCATGGAAGAGCTTGGGAATTTGAACCTGAAAATAAATAAATAAAAAATTGATAAACAATGAGTAAATCAAAAATAATTAAAGGACAAGCATTTATTATTGAAAATGCTTTAGTTCAAGAACAGATTTTATTAACTCCAGGACAAGCAAGTACTACTAATATTGTGGAGCTTATTAAAAATATATGGGATGACCTTAAGACAGAAGGTACATATAAAAGTAATAAAAAGAAAAACTACTTTTATTGGGAATATGAAATGACTGATACTGAAAATGAAGATTCAGTTATTAAAGTAAAAATGGAATGCCCCCAGCCAAAAGAAGGATTATTTGAAGAACCATATGATCCTGAAACAGTAGAAGGCGACTATGCTAAATATTGGGTAAAAAAACTTAAAGAATCTACTGAAAATTATGAATACAAGGCAGCAATTCAGAAAAAAGAAATAGTTTTCCCTGGCACTAGATACGTAAATCAAGAAGGTGAAGTAGTAGAAGTAGAGGAGTCTAGAATTAGTAATACTGATATCGGCGACATTACTAATTTACTTGGATTGTTTTAATAGAAAATAAATTATGGAAGAGGAAATAATAGAATCAATCGACGAAGAAAAATTACCAACTATCATTAGTAATGATGAAGATGTCATAGAAGAGGTGATCCCTGAAGAAATCCCTGGAACTAGTGGCATAATCGGAGGCAATCCCTTCGGAAACATAAGAATACAGATCAATGGTCAAGATATTTTTATGTAAAATAACATAGAGAGGTTAGATACATTTTCTACCTCTCTTATTTTTATATACTTGAATTTTATATTATTAAAACTTGAAACTTACAAAACACGTAAAATTTAAGTTTTTTCTCTTATATGTGTGATGAAAAAGATGTTTAATTTAGAAACTATTTTTGTTATGTGTAAAGAAAAACCATTTAATCGCCAAGATCAAAAATATCCAGATCTCCCTGACTATGAATTTATTCCATTAGTATATCCAGGTATTAAGGATATATATGAGATTAATAAAAAATCTGAAGTTAGAAATAAATACACTAAACAACTATTAAAACAACAACAAGATGAATTTGGATATACTACAATCTCTCCACAATATATAGAAAAGCATAAAAGAAAAGCAAAATCTATTCATATAATAATGGCTACCGTTTTCTATAATAATTCAGAACCAAAAATATATAATATAGTTAATCATATAGATCATAATCCAAGAAATAATAACCTATCTAACTTAGAATGGGTTACTAAAAGTGAAAATAATAGTCCAGATAGACGCTTACCAGTTCATAAAGATAAACGAATTAAATATACTGCAATGGATAAAAAGGGAAATGAATTATTTACAATAGATTCTTTAGATAGTAAAGGATATGATATACGTTACATTTCTTCGATTGCTAAAAAAAGTCAATATAGCTATAAAGGATATTATTGGAAACGACAAGAATCATTAAATAATCAAAAGTTTTTTGATCTTATAGGATTTTCTGGAAACTTAGACGACTATACTTGGTATGAACACTGGAAATATCCTCAATGGTCTGTGTGTAGTGAAGGATTTATTAAATCAAATAGATTTAATAAATTAATAGGAACACTTAATAATAAAGGATATATTATAGTTGATAGTAATAGTACTAAAGCGCATACAGTTATTATGGAATATCTCTTAAGAAGAAATTTAAAAAAGGGAGAAATAATTGATCACATTAATACAATAAAAACAGATAATAGTTTTTCTAATCTTAGAGTTACTGATCAAAAAGGAAATATGAATAATGTAAATACTCTGGAAAAATTATCAGAAAAAATAGTATTAGCAGATCTATATGGAGACTTTTTAAATTTTGGTTTTTCGAGAGATATCCAGAAACTAGTTGGAAAAGACAATATTAAAAGATCCAGAGTAGATAGGTTATTAAGTAGTAATGTAATTTCTACAAAATATATTTGTATTAAACTTGGAGACAAAGAGAAATTACATAAAAAGATGGAGAATATAATATATAAATTTTCTAAAGATAAATTAAGAGTTCTTGGAGCATATAATTCAATTACATCTGCAAAGAAGGAATCAGTTATTTCTACTAAAAGTATTAGTAAAAATTTAAATTCTGAAAAACCTGCGCCAGACGGATATTACTACATGAGAGGTCCTGAGGCAGTAAAGTTAGTACTATCGTTAGGACATGGTACTGCAGGAAATTTTAAACTTGAGGAAAAAGAGGAATCTCAGAAACCCTGAAATTCTTATATATGATAGAAAAGATTGAAAGATATTATTTATAGAATCTGGAAATCAATTTTATGGAGGAAGAAATTCTGAAATAAAATAAAAAATCTATCAAGACACAATAACAACTAAAAAGGATGTCGGGATGTTGGAATAGGTAGACAAGAAACACTTAAAATGTTTTGGGCAGAAAAATAAGACCCGTGGGGATTCGAGCTCCCCTCCCGATACTAGACATAATTATAACAGGGCCCATATCTCAGTTGGTTAGAGAAGCTGACTCATAATCAGAAGGTCGTCAGTTCAAGCCTGGCTGGGCCCACTATTTAAAGAATATTCATTAATTTGGATATTCTTTTTTTATTTCCCCAAAATCCTTATTAATGTAATAAAAACTAAAAGAAAGAAAAATTATGGAAAAAGATTACGAGAAATTATTTGCAGTAAAATATGTTTTACAAAAAGAAGGCTTAGAAAATTTTAGAAGGAACCGTAAACATATTACTGAATTTGAAAATGTATTTTTTGAAGTTGTAAGTAAAGAACCCAGACCTATAAGAAAATATAAAATTTCAAGTAATATACAAAACTATATTCGATTTTATTCACTTAATAAAGAACGGCTATTTTCTAGCAAATTAAGAGATATAGTCAGTAAAAAGAACTTAGAAAACTTATTTAGAAATTCAGAAAAGAAAGCTAAATTTGGATTGATATATAATTCTAGTACGAAAGATAAACAGGAAACAGACTATAATGCCCACTCTATTTTTTGTATAACAAATGAATATATTATACTATATGCATTTATTGGAAAGTGTATTATGGGCAATGATAAAAAAACATTTAATTCATTAGGAAGTGTAGTAATAAAAAAGAGTGATTTATTAAATTTTTCTGAATTAAACTTAGAAGGTTGTTTATATAGCATGGATGAATTTGTTAACTCATACAAACTTTGTAAACAGTTTAATTGTTTGGATAAATTTTTTAAAAGTATTCCTTCAAAAATGATGAATGAGTTTACTTCATTAGGATGGTCAGATACATTAGAAGATTACTATAAAGAGGTAATAGATAGTCAAGAAGATTTATTATCAAATAATAAAACTATAGATGATCTTATTAAATATTTTAAAAATAATTATAATCAAACTTTATATTCGGTTGAAGCTAAGGAATCATTTAGCATAAAATACAGATTTATCTATGAATCATTTAAAAGTTTTATATTTTTGATGACTTCTGAAATAAAAACTGAAACATTTGAATCTGTGTTATCTGGAAAAGTAAAAAATCCACCTACACAATTTGAAGATCCTAATACTGGCCGAAGAAATCAAGGAGTAATTATAGTAGATAAACTATACGATACTGAAATAAATATAGATTGTCCCTTTGGTGTAAGAGGTCATTGGAGAAATCAATACTACGGAAAAGATGCGGCCGGAAATCCAATACATAAAAGAATTTTTATTGAAGCATTTGAGAAGAAAGGTTATCATAGAAAGGCAACAAAAGAATTAGTGGAAAGCAAATAAAAAATTAAGAGAGGAAATTAATCCTCTCTTTTTTAATTTTTCTGCTCTTTTTTTATAAATATTCCAAAACTTTTCCACTTCAATCTCTACTTCTAAATAATCCTCTTCAGTAATAACATTAGAGAGTCTTTTATTAAGATTCTCAAGATCTGATACTTTAGAAGTATTATTTTTTGATTCATAGAATTTAAACATTACATTTAGTTTTGGTTGAAGAGCATCAATTTTCTTTTCTACTTCTTTACTAGGATAACCACCTAAAGCTCTACTTATAGCTTTTCCTGTTCCATAAAGAACTTTTCCAGCTAAATAACTAGCAATCATAGTTGCTATTACTCCTCCTGCTTTCATAAATTTTCTATATTTAAGTTTTTTATTCACATATAAGGCTTTGACATGAAAAAAGAAGGGATAATTGTTAAATCCCTTCTTCTAATTTTAATCTCAAGAAATAAATCCCTCGAATTTGTAATAAACTATGTATTCCTCTTGATTTTCTCCTTTTATATAGCGAGAAATTCTAAATACAATACTTTCTAATGGTTTATATTTCATAAGAACATATTCAGTTAAGTGTCGTATTTTTTCTCCCTTTACTTTCTTTTCAAGTTCACTCAAAATCTCAAACTTTCCTGTAGTTCCTATCGAATGCTGAGTTCGGTTAAAAAACTCATTAAGATTTTCTAACTCAACTCCAACAACAATTCCTTTCTTTGGTAATTTAATTTCTGATTCCATAATATTAATATTTTGTTTATTACTACACTTATAAGGATTTGATTCGTTCTATTTCTGCCAACAATTCTTTCTCTGATGTGTAAATATACCAGGGATATCCATATTTTTCTACTAATAGTTTATCATAGCTAAAGTATAACAAAGTAATTCCTTGCTCTCTACACCATCTATTTTTCTTTATATCAGATTTTCTTGTTTTTAAAAATGAATTAAAACTACCTCTACAATGTTTACTGTAATGATTTGGACCTTGTACTTCAATAGCTATATTAAGATTTGGCAAAAATATATCTATTTTAGAATAAGATGAATATGAATCTAATTGAGTATTTACTATTAATTTATCCTGTAAAAAACTTACTAAAGATTTTTCCCAAGATGATATTTTCATATTTACTGATTTCTTTATAAACTTTAAATATTTTATCCATCCATTATTATAACATTTAGTACATAATCCTGGAAATTTATCATGCAATTCGCTTTTTGTAATTAAATTATCATAAATAAATTTCTGCATAAGTTCAATAGAGTTAATTGATTTCCATGAAATTTTTTCACGTTTAGTATAGTTTATATAATTAAGATCTTTTATCCATCCATTCGTAGTACACAAATTAGTTAATCCAGGATATTTATTTCTAAAATCTTTGGGAGACTCTATATTATTTTTGAAAATAAATTCTTGTGCATCTTGAATTGTTTTAATATGCTCCCAATTATTTTGTTTTTTAGGAAATTTTAGATACTTAATCCACCCTTTCTCACAACATCTATTATGTAATCCCCTAAAATTATTATATAGATACATTGGATTAGGTATATTCTCTTTATCAATAAAATTTTGAACATCTTCTATGGTTTTATAGTTTTCTGACCAATTAGTTTGTTCTTTTTGAAATTTTAAATCTTTTAGAAATCCTTTTAATCTAGCTCTTTTATATAAACCTCTATGAGGAGAACTTTGAAATTCTCTTCTGGTTTTTATATCATTGTCTATTATGTATTTTTGTGTTTTATTAAAATCAAATTCTTTCCAATTCATAAAATAATAAATTAAAATAAGGAGGGAATCAATTCCCTCCCTAAATGATTTATTTAGAATTAGATTATTAGTATAGTATATTAATGAGAATCATATATTTTTTAATCTAATTCTGAATTTTCTTTTCTCATATTTTCTGTATGAAAGAAGTAATCAATAGCATTAAATGTAGTTAGGTTATATCTCAATCTATCTACGGGCGTATTACTAGGTCCATAGGAAATAACAAGATCTTCAAATGATACAAAACTTTCATTTAGTATTAAACTAATTTTAGGATCCTCAAGATATTTCTTTGCTGTTCCTGGTTGAAGTTCAGCAAGAGATATATGAGGTGTATAAGAATACTCAGAAACAACTTCATACTTCGTTCTTAATCCTTTATTGATTAATCCAAGTGTTTTATACAATTCACTAGTTTGTTTCATTTTCAACACTATATAATCACTATCATTCTCAAAAGATCCGATCTCAAAATTATTTAAAATTCTTTCAGTATTTTCAGATCTTATATATTCAATAAAATTATCAAATTCGGGTTCTCCTAAGATAGTTTCGATATCTCCTAGAATATTCATCCTAGGGATTTCTTTTCCTTGAGCGTATAATAATGTTATATGTGATTCATTTTCAATTCCAGTATCTTTAAGATCTTCTCTACTAAATATAGCAGATAAAGATACTGGAAGATAGAGCGAGCAATTTAGCATTAAACAGCTATTATTTTCCATATCAATTACCTCCCATATTTAATAGGTTATTTTTACGACGGAATTTAATCTTTAAATCATTTAATTCTTTTTTTAGACTTGCTTACTAATTATTATCTCTAATAAATTTTAGTACTAGACTATATCTTTTACAAATTAGATTTCAATTTATAATTGTTCACATAGTCGTTGAATCTAGTTTTATAAATCTAGACTGCTAATTAAACTTTCTCATTAAGTCTTTCTAGCAATTCTAACAATTCTTAAGTTATATCTCAAACTTTGGACCATTTTATTTTTAATCCACCTTGATTAAATCCCTTATCATCTACTACGGTTAATCCTAGACCAAGTAAATTATTTAAAAATATTTGATTATCTTCCTTCGCAGTGTCTTTTCTAGCACCGCTGATAAATTGATCCGCATTTCTAGAAAGTAATACGGCCAATTCCATCTCACCAATTTTCTGTCCTGTCTGTCTATAGCGTCCCTTTCCAAGTATAGGTTCATCTCGTTTAGCATTAATATCTACGCCATATAGACTTGATGTAACCTTATTACTATATGATGGTATATGGTATAACTCTTCAAGGGTCATGAATCCCGCCTGCAAAGGTTTATCTACTTCTCTAAACTTACCAGACATTCCAGAAACTAATTTATCATATTCTTCTGGTTCTAGATTTTCTTTTAATTCATCGAGATCTGTTAATTCAGTCTCAGGCATAAGAATTTTACTCTGACTTTCTACACCTAAATCTTCAGCCCATTGATTTACAAGTTCTGGAGTAAATTTAGTAGAGAAGCAGCCAACATTGAAATAATACATATCCTCGATTTTACTAGTATTATGACGTTCTATAATTTCTTCTACATCCATACTAGTAAAACGTCCGGGGTAATATGTTTCAAGAAGGGGCTTAATCTTCTTTTGCCCTGTTTTTGTTTTCTTATAATTATCTACAAGATCGTGCAGTTTGTGTGCTATATTTCCGAGTTGTAATTCCATAAGGACACTCGGAATTTTACGATTTATTGTGCTGTAGGGGTTCCAAAGTTAACATATACTAACACTATATGATTTAGACTATATCATCTTCGGTTTTCACATCCAAAGTTATACATTTAGTCGTTGAACATCTCGCTTTCGCTCAATGATGCTGATTGATTTACTTCTCTTTCCAGCATTTTAGTATAATTTTCCTAAATAATATTTTATTAATTTAGGTGACTTTTTATTAAATCACAACCTCTACTCGTCTTTGTTTACCGTCATTATCTACCATTATCGGCATCATATCGTCGGGTTTCACAGAAGATACCACGCCTTTCAATTTATCTATAATTTATTTTATTATAGTTTAGAATATAAATTTAGGTTTATATTTATTCAACCTAGTAAGTCTTTATTCGTTATACCTTAGTTTTTAATTTTCTAAGGCTTGGTATTACTATTTCTTACTCTAGTTTCACCAAATTTACTTACTAATTATTTAAAGTATTACTACTCTAAACGGCAAAGTTTAATTTACCTCCATAACGTGATGTAATTTTACTTCCGATCATCCCCACGGTCCTCTTTATGAGTCTTACACGAATAGTATATACAACTTTATAAGCATCTGGATCCATATTAATAGGATCTAGTGTATCAGCTGCAATATACTCTGGATATTTTTCGTAGATAATTTTTCTAGATTTTGTTTTTTCATATTCATCTATAACATCCTGAGAGGTATGTGTAAATGAATAGTCAGGTGATTTTACTGATTTAGGAATTTTAGGTTTCTTCATTTCCTGTATCATTACATCAGAAACTATTGCCTCGTCTATATTATTAGGCACAACTAAATGATCCTCGATAGTATATTCGGAGAGATCATGTCCTTCTCCGAAAAGTCCTCCGAGTTTTTCTTGTAGTGCCTGATTTATAGCATCAAGACGAACAGCTTTATATAATGTCACTACTGCATCTTTTGATTTAACCTTTGTTCCAATAGGGGCGATCCACTTAATAGCACTAGTACTCTTAACATTAATCATTAAGTCAATTATACTATAAGATGCTATACGATTTGCAAATGATTCTGATATCACCAAAGCATCCTCATTTACTAAACCATAATAGGCGTGGAAAAGTACCAGAGCATTAACGCCGGCTTTATATGTTTCAGGAGTATGTCCAACTGCACCAGTTATAATATCTCCCTGTTTTACTTTTTGGCCGATTTTTACTTTAGGCTCTGTAAATACCGCCACGTCATTTATACTCTGAATCGCTGTTCTTCGTAAAATATTTGTCTCAGTTCCATCAGGCAATTCAATTATAACTTCATCCTCTGTTATATCCTTTACCTTACCCTCTGGATAACTGAACTTTTCATTTAATATATTATCTTTCAACTCTTCATTCCTTCCAGTGTCAACAAGTGCACGCTCCGCATTAATCAGAGGTATACTTTGTTTAAGCATCGAAGTACCCATTGAGATTCTGACACTATCTGTATACACTTAAATTATTTTTATAAATTTGAGTAGACTATATCATCTAGGTTATATTTCAAACTTAGTTATACATTTAGTCGTTGAGAAAGGATTTATATTACTTAGATTGATCTAAGATAATCCTTTTTGCTGATTTACACTTGGTATAACCAAGATTTTTCCAGCATTTTAGTATAATTTTCCCAAAATCTAATAAACTTTAGGCAACTATTTTATAATTGGTAAATGGAATTCTTCGAGTTGTACTAGACAATCTATAATCAGGATGTAAGTCGATTAGTTCCACTTCTTCGATTGGAACCATTTTCCTCTTCATCCTATATTTAACTTCTACTTGACCATCTTTATCAGGTTTCAAGGTATTAGTTTCATAATCTACATACTCACTGGCAGCTACTTTTTTATTAAGATAGTCTATATATTTTATTGTTATTTTTACGAAATTTGTATCATATACATCAAATAGTACATCATTGTCTGTAATATGACATGAAACTGTAAGTGAGTTCTGAAGATTAGTATTATTATTAATAGGTGTGTCTGAAATGTCGATTAAATCCGTGAATGTCGTATTAAAACTTACTGAATCTGGAATAACAATTTTTTGGGAGATTGCCTCTAAGTTAATAGAATTTACTCCAGGGGGAACCTGTACTCCTGAATCTCCTTTGTTATCGCTACTTCCTTTAAAAAATCTAAAACACAAAGTACTAATTGCAGTAACTTGATCTTGAATTTTACCATACTTTGTAAAATATGATGTAATTCTTCGTCTAGCTGCAAAATAGTTACGTCCATTATTATTCCTAAAGATATATTGCATAAAACTGTTAGGAACTGATTCTAATGTTTTGTCAATGATTAAGTCTTTTAGTCTATCATCTCCAAAGGCCAAACATTCCTGTATTAGTTTTTGTGTAATATATTCAGGTTTATAATCCAAGTCAAGTTTGATCATTAATTTCTTGGTTTGTCTTTCAGTTAACTTCAAGATCTCCTTTTTATCGGTTTCCAAGTATTTATCAATGTCTTCAAACTTTATATCAATTGGTTTATCTGCAATTCCAAGTTCCGGATTAATTCTTTTTATCTTCAGAATCTGTTTTTGAATATCGTAAACTCTATCATAGTCGAAATTAACTTTATAATCTCCTGTACCAGACATTTTAATACGACAGTCATAATCAGATCCCATTCGATTAGTTGAAATACGATAAGCGCCTTCTATAATAAATGCACCATCAATTTCTTTAGGAACTTCGAATTCTGCATACTTCATTTCAGGATCTTCTTTCCCATCCGTTATAGTTGTATACTCAATTCTTACTTTATGTGTAGCAGTTAATCCATTTTCAATATAGTAAGAAGCTGGTTGAGGAGGTTCTTCTATAAATGAATATCCAATTTTTCCAACTTTTACTTTAGGATTATATGCATCAACTTTATTAAAAAATCGATCTACTATAATTTTTGCTCCAGTGTTTCTGAAATATTGATTAAAATTACTCATTATACTAATGGTTTTATATTTAATTGCTTATATTCGCAATCTACTGAATTAAAAAATGTTTCTAATTCTGATTTAATACTATCTTTTAAGCTACGAGCCTCTACATATTCTCCCATAGGTTTACCATCAAGAGATCTAAAAAAAGCTTCATAAGTAACAAGATAATTGAAGTTATCTTTAAGTTGATGTAATGTAAGCTTTACCGAAAATCTTTCATACTTCGGAAAAATATCATCTCTAAGTTTTTCATATAATATTTCTCTCGCCTGTATAATATTCGGATCTTGACTGTCTAAAATGTTATATGGAATTTCATATGATAGTATAATTTTATAATAATTATCGTTCATAACAAAAAATTCTCTTCTCTGGTTTTAATCATCATATATCCAAGTTCATCAAATTTCCTCCCCTTCGAGATGTAGTTGATGCTTTCTTGGGTTTTTCTTCTTTTTGTTTATCTCCATCCACAGAGATACATTTTTCTTGCTCGGGTTTACTTCCAAGGCTCGATAAAAGATTAGTATTATTAGATTTATCCACAGAGGAAGATGAGGTAGTAGTATAAACCACCTCACCATCTCTATGAATAGTTACATTAATACTCAACTCTTTTTCAAATTCTGGAAGATCTATTTCAAATTTAATAGTTCCCATAATTTGTTTTTACTTTTGTTTTTCGTCAAGTTTATTATTTAAAAGTAATCCTAATATAGTTTCTGTCATTATGTCACCAGAAAGATTTAATTCCCCTTTGAGAGCTTTAGACACAACTCTAGAGCTATAACCGTAAGACAAAACAGTATAGAATGACTTCTTATTTAAAACACCACTTTGAGTACCTAGATATTGGATGTCTTCAATCTTCTGTGTTTCTGGATCTACACCTACATCAGTTAAACCTGTGAATAGAAGTTCAATAAGTTCTTCCTGTGTAGCATGAAGATCTGATAAACCAGTTGATACAAATCCTCCATCTGTTAAAGTATAGAACTGTTTTCTAAAGATTAAGTAAATATCATTAATATTAGAACCCAACTCTGCAATAACATGATTCATATTGCAAACTCCGCTGGAAATTCTTTGAAACTTCTTAACCTCTGTACCATCAGGAAAATAATACATACAATCTGGATTATAATCATACTGAGTATCACCAATCCAAACTTCAATATCACCTTCCTTAGTCTCTTTGTAATGAATAACCCCATCATTCAAAGCATAACAATCAGATACAATAACATTATCCTTCTCAAAATATCTTGTGCCATCACTCAATTTATCTATAATTATTTTTATTATAGTTTAGAATATAAATTTAGGTATACTTCAACCTAGTAAGTCTTTATTCGTTACACTAATAAATCTTCTTTTATCAGTTCGGTATTGGGATTGTCCTTTCACCGAATTTACTTACTAATAATTTAAAAAATTACTTCTTTAAACGGCAATTTTATATTCACCCTTGGCACGCATTAGCTTAATTTTCTGATAATCAATCACTTAGATTGATAAGATAGACTATATCATCCCTATATAAAATAAGAGTCCCATATATAGTCGTTGAATGTGTAAAATTTTATAATTAATCTAGATAAGTCCATCCATTATTTGGATTAGATTTTAGCCACTTACAAAAATTAGCTGGATGTTTATTAACTGATTCAGCTGCTTCTTTAACAGTATCGTAAATTATACCTTCAGGGCTTTGAATCTTTCTAGCTTTAGGATTTTTTCTTCCCATTCTAGACTTTGATAATTTTTCTCTAGTTTCTGAATTCGGATAGATTCCTTTTCTATTTTCTGATATCTTTCTCTTACTTTCACTCGAGTGATGTTTACCATAAAAATGATTATTTTCTCCTTTGTGAGAATTAGACATTTTTATTCTTGTTTCCTCTGATAGTTTTTTACCAAACAACGGATGCTTTTCCCCTAACTTAGATTCAGACATTTTTCGCTTTGTTTCGTCTGATCTAACTATCCCATAATTAGGGCTTAAACTTCCTCTCATATATTTAGACCCTTCTTCTTTAATTTCAGATAACAGTCTTATAGATATCGAGCTTTTCACTACATCATTTCTAATTACAGTATGTTCATTACTTACTGTAGTCATGCATTTAGCTGCATATGATAATTTATTATTATTTGGAAAAGCTTTCATTAAGAATATATGAGCAAAGATATGATATTTTATTGGCATCTTAACTAGATTATTTTTCTTATTAGTTCCTCCCATACATTTAGGCAATATATGATGAACTTCTGTATACATATCATTAGGATATCCTTCAGATTCCATTTGTATACATTTATCTATTAATTTATTATATTGTTTATAATACCACAATTCTGTCATAATTAATTTTATTTTTACACACTGCTGATTACTTCACAGTTTTCCAGCATTATAATGGGTATTTTCTTAGGTTTATTTTCCCTAAGCCTCAATTAATTTTAAGGCATTGAGTTTATATCGATAAGTCATATTAATTTATTAATATGTCAGACTATATCATTGGATAAATTTCCATTTCATTTATAGTCGTTGAAGAGATAATTTTTTACTATCTCCTGCTAATTAGGTATAAATTTATCTTTCTAGCATATTCTTGAAATTATCATATAAGAAAATTTTCTTATATTTTCGACATATAATTTATCGGCGAGGTAGTGTTATAAGCTGACCCAATTAAGTCACCTTTTTCGAATTTCGTTTTACCTACTCCTACCCAATTATCAGGTCTTGGATATTTTAATTCTCCTCCTCTGACTTTTAGGTAAATCCATCTACCTTCTTCTCTAAACTCACATTGTTTTGGTGCTTTAAGATTTGCTTCTGTATTAAGCACACGTTCCAATTAATCTTATAATATAATTTATAAGTTAGACTATATCATCTAGAAATTTTTATCTAGTTTCATTTATAGTCGTTGAAGGGATTTTATTTTCCCCTGCTGATTTATTTTATTATAAATATTTCCAGCAATTATTGAAATTATACGCCACAAATATAATCTATGGCCACCATGTTTAAGACCTAATGCTGATTGGGTAGTCAATTTATCTATAATCTTTTTATTATAGTTTAGAATATAAATTTAACTTATATTTTAATTATAAGTTAGTAAGTCTTTATTCGTTATACCTTAAGTTTTCTCCTTAAGGCTTGGTATTAAATTATTTGGATAAATCCAAGATCCTTCACCAAATTTACTTACTAATAATCTAGAGAATTGCTTCTTTAAACGGCACTTACTAAAATACCTTCAGTTAATGATGTAGCAAATGACAATCCAATTGCTGCTCCATCAGTAAACTTAAATTTTTTTCCAATCAAGTCTGGTGTAATTGTGCTTAAATCTCCAGTTCTTTTTGTAACAATCGAACGTACTGGAACAAGGTCATCTTCAGAGCCATTTGCAAGAGGTTTATCTGGGTATACCTTTCCGTTCGGTGCTGTTCTTCCTAATGCTTTATATCGTGGAATGAGTAATCCTGTGTTTTCTGGATCTTCTCCTTCATGATATATAAAACTATTTAAAAGGAATGAAATTTGTCGTGTTAAATATCCTGAACTAGGCCATTCAAAGAGATTAGATATTATAATTTTTAAAAGACGTCTTCTAATCTCTTATCCTGCTTACGCTTATTCACGTAAGATTAGACTATATCATGATTAAAGAGTTTCCTTAATCTAACAATACATAGTCGTTGATCTTATCTTTGTTTTCTTCTACTATTATACCTTTTTGGTCTTGGTAGATATTTTACATTATTTTTCTTATTCTCTCGATAAGCTTTTGTTTCTTGAATTTTTCTATATTCTTCAATTCCAGAGAGTATAGTTCTTGCTATACTTCCAACAAGCCTTAGAGTTTCTAAGAATTTTTCAAATCTACACATTAAGTTTTAAAAAGTACTAATAATTCATCTTTTTCTCGTTGATAAGTTGCTGATTTTAAAAAACTTTGACTTCGTCTGTCTATTATTATTTCCAGCATTTCTTTGTTATTTATAGTGGGCTACCATAAAGTTCAGGTTTTATTTCTAACTCCACTAACTTTGATACTTTGCAGTGACCTATTCTCACTTTTATAATTAAATTTAACGAATTTAATAGTAGACTGTATCATTTTACCTCTAGTTACAGTCGTTGAACTTCGGAATTTAACCGAAGATGCTGATTCAATTTTTATTATTCCAGCATTTTTTAGAGTTTTAATGCGACCAAGATCAGGTCAAATCAAGAGATCGCATGAAGCTGATAATCTTTTTCTGTATATCCCGAGAGTAAAGTTCCTCGAGTTATAACAGGACGTTCATCTACCCCTGACGTAATAAATTGGGGCATACTCATAGCTACAATTGAGGCTAGTTTTACACGATTTGCGCGTGCTAGTTCATTCTTTAAGTCTGAACTAAAACTTTCAGAAACTTCTTTCTCATATTTTTTAAATTCCTCTGTCATTATAAGAAGTTTCTGTTTATCAGTAAGATCTTTTGAATCCGCAACATTACAAATTCTCTTATAAGTTTCAGTGTCACAATCTGCATATAACGTTTTATAATCAAAAGTTACGACACCTGCTAACGTAACGACTCTAAGCGCAAATTTTGTAAGAGCCTTTCTTTTCTCAACTCCGTCAGGGAATTGATTTAGGTACAGGCTTAATTTTGTTGCGCTCTTTGCTCCGATACGTTCAAACTCGTTAGAGAATATTCCAATCTTATCTATATCTGCATCAATAATCTTCGAAATTCTAAGGCGACCATAAGAAGTAACTTTTGATTGATACTCCACATTGCCTATTTTTCCAGTAAATACAATTGGTGTACCTACTTTTATTTTCTTATCTATTTCTGCATCTTTAAGTAATTGGACATAATCTGTATAAAAATATCTCGGACTCTTTAACTCTTCCTGATCATCAAATACATATTCCGTCGCTACCGCAAGGCCGTTAAGCGTCTCGTGATTAAATTTATAAATAGGTTCCAGATAATTTTACAATATTACTGTAAACTTAGACTATATCATCTATGAAAATACTAATTTCATAGTTCTATATTTAGTCGTTGAACATCTCGTTTTACACTCGATGATGCTGATTTATGTTATACACTTTCCAGCATTTTAATAGAATTTTCTTAGAATTTATTAATATTCTAAGCAACTTTCTAAAAATTGTTCTTTTTATAAATTGTCACATATCTTGGCGACATGCGCTCATAGGTTTCGACAGCGGCTTCGGGTGGTACGAGTTGGATCGATACAGTATCCTATTAATTACCAATGAATTACATTAATATAAGAATATAATTTCAAGATATATTATCTTGGTAAGTCTTTATTCGTTACACTAAGAATTGTATATTTCTTAGCTCGGTATTAGAATTTAATTATATTCCTTCACCGAATTTACTTACTGGTAATTTAAGATATTACTACCCTAAACGGCAATAATTTACCATCAAAATCTGCATTCAAAGGCTCGCATACCTGAATCGGAAAATGTATTGTATAATCGTCATGAATTCTTAATTTCATGGCAAAAATACTGTACTCCATTTTTCTTAAATTAAATTATTTAAGGTTAGACTATATTATATCTTTTTAATAAAAGATCCCTTACTATAGTCGTTGATTAAAAATAAACAGAAAATCTATCAATTACTAAAGATTAAATATTACTAAACAACAAAATCGTAAATATTAAACGAACCGTGAATATTATTAAATAATTCATTTTCGGTTAAAATAATATACTTATAACTATTTTTTCTACAATACTTTTTTGCTGCTATTCGCTTTAGTAAAACTATTCGAGATTTCTTTACTAAATTGTTTGGCTTTATTTCTACTATTACTACTATTCCCGTGTCTAATGTTAACTTAAAATCTGGTAGATAATTATGTACAGTTCCATCATCTTTTTTATATTCAATTGGATCTGGAGTTTCTAATTTTATAATATTACTATCCTTATCACAATTTTGAATAAAAGTTTTCTCCCAGGATGACAGGTATTTTATATCAATATTTCCTGCTTTTACTGATTTAATTATTCCAGATTTAAAACCCTTAGTCGTAAATCTATCGGTTGTTTTAAAATGTTTTTTAGGATCTGTTATTCTTTTTAAAGTCCCTATAGACATATTTTTTCTTATTTCTGGAGTAAATACTCTCCTTTTATTAGCTTCTCCGATCTTTTTCTTAGCTTCTGGAGAAGATTTTAAACCAATATGACTTTTTGACATTTTATCTCTTGTATCTTTTGATATTTCTCTACCCTTTAGACCAATATCCATACAAGATTTACAACAGAATCTTTGATATCCATCATACATATTATAAAACTTTACTTTTCCATGACAAGTTTCACATCTAGGCCGATCTTCTATAGATATTAAACCTAGAACAACTATATCATAATATAATTGAATAGTTATGTTATACTTTCTTAGAAATTGTTTAATAGTTTTACAACTTATCCAGATATCTTGGTCTTCTTCAATCATCCAAGAAAACACTTTATAGTAAATTTTTGCTTTTCCTTCAACACGTTTATATTCGTTTTCAGAATATTTTTTACCTTTCAAAGGATTTCTATTAATTAACTTATTAAATACTATATCTTCATTCATATAATTTATTTATAATATAGTAATCAATAAATTTTCTGTCTATTTTTATTGCTGATTGATATTAATTATTTTCCAGCATTTTAAAAGGTTTATTAATGTCTCCACAAGTACAGTAATAATTATTATGGAGACTCGGTTGGCGATTAACTCTGTGATAATCAATACTTTAGCCAACATTATAATTGATTATCCAGGATATTTTCTACCCTGCAAAGACTATATTTTCCATGGTTAAAACTAGGTTATCACAACACTAGCCTGGTTTTGTCCATAGTCGTTGGGTTGAATAGTTTATATTTACAGTGAGTTTTGTATTAAAAATTCTAGGTCTTTATTTTCAGAAACTCTATGTTTTAGGAAGTCGTATACTTGTTTTTTGACTTTTAGATCTAGAAATTCAGTATATTTTGTTCCGGTTTCATTAAGTTTCGTATAGTCTTGAAATTTAATAAGTGTATCAAATTCGAGGTCAGCTAATTCGGTTGTAGGTCCAGAGATGATTGCTATAACCTGTCCACCCAAGATATGATTCATGTGTGGAAACTGATAGTTAATTCTGCGATCCCAGTCCTTAGAGAATCCGATTTTAACTGACTTAGGAAATTTAACGAAGTACATATATCCTTGTTCTCCTTGAAATTTATTAAAAAGGAGGTTTCGGTTATTTACTCTCATTGCATATTCAGATCCATACCCTTTAGCATTTTTATCTAGGGCATTTTTAGTCATAATCTGAGCCATTCTTAATCTTTTCTCTTCGCTAGAATTCCACAGCCCAATTTTAGAAGTTCCGGTATATCGTCCTTGTGCGTGAAGCGCTTTCATATGTTCGGAACGATTCCAGGGGCTGTTAGAAGATAGCGAAGATGAATATAATTTTCTTTTTATCTTCATAAGCTCTTCTTTTTTAGGGTTTTGTTTTCTTGTAAATATAACTTTCAACTGCTGATTAGAAATAAGATTCTTCCCAGCAATACACAAAATTTAATACTACAGTTTTCAGGTACTGTAATATTCTAGGATTCACACCTAACGTACCAATTAGGAAACCATTAGTACGATTTGTTTTTCCGCATACTCTTTAAACATTTTCAGAGTTTCCGGATTATTATATTCTTCTTTTGTTGCTTTGAGTGCTTCGTTTTTGGTAAAATTCAGCTCTTTCATTAAGTAATCTAAGAAACCTTCCCGACACATTTCATAAGCGATATGTATTGGAACAGAGATTTCATCGATAGCTAATGTAGTACTAGGTATAATTGGGCATCTAGCAGAATTTTTAGTACGGACAGAATACAAGTCACGTGCTAGATTTTCTCTAGATGTATTAAGTAGTGCTGTAGCTTCTTTTTTCCCAGCATTTAGGAGAGCACGTAAAAGGGCTGTATATCTAACTCTTTCTCCAGGGGTATTAAATTTAGATGTAACTTCCTCATAGTTCAAGTCATTAGATTTTTTATCTTCTACGCAACAAAGTCTGATAATAATAGAGTACCAAATACTAAGTTTATGAGATCCCATTACTTTTTTCCCGTTTTTAATTCCGAGAGTAAAAGGTCTCATCATAGCAGGTTGTACTAGGTAATACCGATTAATTAATTTTTTAAATTCTGTAAGACGAGCGGGAAAATGTTCTTCAATAATTTTAATTAATCCTTCGTAAGAACATAGAGCTTCATCAGTAATAAATTCTGATATTTTTAGTTCTTTTGTTGTTGGATTATATTCGAACTGGCAGGTATCAAAAACTTTAATACCTAATTTCTTTGCTCCTCTTGCACTATAACCATTTCTTCGAAGATCGTCTCCAAAGAAATCTAACACAATTTTACTATCTTTAAAAATATCTTCGAAAAGTTCTTTAAAGATATCAAAACGTAAATCATTCAAGTAATAGAAAGGAAGTTCAATTCTAGCAAATCTTCTCAATCCCTCTTCTCTTGTAAATACTCTTGCCCCGCAATGAGGACAAGGTTCAGCAGAGGGTTGTCGAATTTTTCCACAAATACATCTATCTTCCATGGGTGAGCCAAAAATATCGACATCATAGACTCCACCGGCGATAGGTTGTATTCCATTGTACTTCAGGTCCAAGTCTCTATGATTAAATAGGACTTGATCTTTTCCATCACTTTTAGTATAATCGATGATAGCTTCATCGGTTAGTAACTCAAGAGATACTGACATAAAATTTTAATATTTTTACTGTTTAACCATTCCTTCGACATCTTTCCAAATTATCTTAGTAGCTAGTTCAGAATCGTCAGGATTATTTTTTGACCAATCTTTATATACTTGTTTTACATCTGATATTGCATCTGATCTGGTCTTGTCTTTTAATCTTTCATAAACTCCTGCTTCTTTATCTATAACTACCTCAATCATATCTGAAATAATATCTTGAGTAATAGCTCTTGATGTATTAGTAAATCTGGATCTATATTCACGATAAACCAATACGTCGTCATAAGTAAGTTCGAGATCAGAGTATTCGGCTGATGATCTAATTTCGGCTGGTTCTTTATTAAACCATGATAACTGTAACTTTCTAACTCGATCTGCCACAGCCTGTCTACCCATTTCTTCGTACTTCTTTGCTAATTCTTCGACGATATCATACTTAGCTTTTAGAATTTTTCTCATTGCTTCTTTTATCTGAGTTGCATATTCTTCGGGCATAGTAGGACATTCAACAATTAAGTCATACATACCAGAAGAGAATAAGAAAATAATAAAAGCTGGAATTTGTCTTTGTTTTCTTCGCTTGGATATAATAGAATCTTTGCTAATATCACGAGTAGCCAAAAATTCTATGAATCTTGCTATTTGGTTTCTCGCTTCTTCAGCATATTTCTTATTAAATCCAGAGTCATCCTCATCTTTAAAGTCTATATCAACATCTTCTCCGCGTAAAGGAGTATCAGGTGTATAGAGGCTATTAACCATACGAGAGTGACCTTGCTTATGAAACAAATCTTTAATAATATTTCCGACTGTATTAACTGAAGTATGTTTAGGATTAGCCCAAACTATAGTAGTAACAGCATCTTCAATTGCATTATCTTTATCCAATTTTCCTGCTGCTATTATGTCATCGTATGCTGTAGATAACCAAAGTTCGTCCTTAGTCATCTTACCTTCATACTGAGACTCATCTACTTTAATTTTCTTCTCATCCTCGTCATCTCCAATAATACTCTCATCAGAACCTTCAGAGTCATCGTCGTCAGAATCATCTCCTGTTTCGTCTGGACCTAGATATCCTTGATTTTCTAGGTCTTCTTCTTCTTCATCTAACAAATAATCGTCTTCCATTCTTTATTAGCATTATTAATTTAATTAATTAGTATAAACCTTGAGAGGACCTGAAATTTCCTCTCAATTATTAGGGTAACACCTTCTGGGATACGTGTTTTAGAGGTTTAGAGAAAGAAAAATAAAGAGGGATTTTGTTATTTCCCTCTTTTTTATATTTATTTTCTTTTTAATAATTCATAACCTCTTACTCTTTTCTTTATTCCATTAGCAGATATCTCAGAAACTAAACACTCTTTAATCTCGAAATAATTTACTAAATCAGTTGCTTTTGGAACTGATTTATAAGATATAGATGAATAAAGATATTCTAACCTAGATTTTATATCAGCTAGAGTTATTTTATCTCCTACTTTAAATTCAGAATAAATACTAGATTCTAAGAGTTCTTGACTAAATGTTACAATACCTAACTCTTTTTCTATATACGTTTTATTATAATTTAACGCTTTAAGTTTTTGTGGACCAAGTGCTAAGTAGTAAGATTTAATATTATTATGTTCTCCAATTTGATCCAATACTATTCCTATTACTTCATCTGAAAATCCATATTCACATAACATTTTTAGTTTGGCTTTAAAAGTACCTAATTCTTGATATTCCTTTAAAAAATCTGATATTTCCTGATTTATTATATCATCTGGAGATAATGTATTATGAATAGTAGAGAATACTGTAAATCTATCCTTATAATCTATTTGTTGAATCTTAAAAGCTCTAATCTCATTTACTAATACTAAATTGTTAAGTACGGGTATTAAAGTTCCACCCTGATGTTCATTAACTGCTATATAATCATTTTTATAATTATTACTTTTTACATCACTTTGATACTTTTTTGCTAAATTATACTTAACATCATCTAAGGCTGTACTAAATGCAGATAATAAATCACTAGTAGCCTTCTTTTTTCTCTCAAGCTCCTTATCAAATTCCTCTTGACTAATTTTTCTGTAGTCACAAGTAGATCTATAATAAAATATAGCTTCATTCTTCCAAGGATTATCAAATAATCTTTGACGACCTAGTATTTGTGGGAGATCCTCACTAATATCTACCGCCAAACTGTCTATATTACTATCACTAAATATAAAACTTCTAGCACATGTAGAATAGAAATCAGCGCCTAAGTAAACTGTTCTAGTACAGAATGTAAACATTTTTGGTTTAACTCCTTTTAATGGAACTTCTCCTATAGTAAATCTCTTTCCTAAACGTTTTTGAATTCTCTTAAGATTCTCTGGCGTATTAGAGCAGAGAATATTGATTTCCTCTGGTTGAAGATCACATTTCTTTATAATACTAACAATATGATTAACACTATTTACATAGAATACTGCTTCATCACTAACTATTTTAGTAGGATACCCATTTACCATTCGAACTGCGGATTCAAAGTTACCATCCTTATAGGATTGAATAATTTCAGGGAGTTTAGTTCCTACACTCATCATACTAAGTACTTTTAAAGCAGGTTTTAAAACCCTAGATGGATCTTGTGAAGCCCAATCCATATTGATATATGGAAGACCATCAAATTCATCTAACATATTTAAATATTCTTCTAGCATAGGAGTTGCAGATACAAATAATGCTGAGTGAGATTGTTTAAGAATATCCAAAAATTCGAGTTCTGTATCTGATTTAAACTTAGAATCGTGTAGAATTGTCTGAAATTCATCTATTACAGTATAGAATGATTGGAATATACCAAGACTTTCTAGAATATCTTTTACAATTCTATAAGAATCATATGTTACAAGAATTTTACAAGGTTTATCTCCCAGGTATTTTCTTTCATTTAGATAATCTTTTATTTCATTCATTAATCGGTTATAGACAGTTTTCTTTCCATTAACTATCTCATCCATTTTTTCCATAAATTGATCTCCCCTACTAACAGATTTATCAATTTTAGAAAGATCCTTGTCAACAGCTACTTCTTTTTCTAATTCATTTATTACAAGATAAACATCTCTACTGTGTTGATCCTTTTTATTTTTAAGTAACATTCTTCTGGGACTACACAGAATAACATTCTCTGGTCCTCTTAAACAGTATTCAGTAAATCCACACCCAGGTAATTGTTTATTTATAATACACTTTACTGGTAATTTGTAAAATCTAAAGTCTGTTCCTAATTCTGATATAAATCTTATTCCCCTAGGAACTACATAATCATTTAATCTTTTTATCATACTATTTAATATTTTAAATTTTATTATCTAATTATTATAGATTCTTTTAATACAGAATCCAGTTACATAAAATTGAAGACATAGGAGTTTCCCTTCTTCATTAATTAGAGTTTGAAGTTATTAGAAGAGCAAAATGATACATTAATTAAGATAAAAATACAAATATACAAAGAATATCTTATCGAAAAAAAATGTATCAATATTTAGATTAGATTCGCCTCTTGAGGAGGCGAAAATCAATAATATAAATCTTTATAATATCTTCATTTCTGGGTTTATTCCTATATAGTCTATTCAAAGTTTCTTCCTTAGACACCCCTAGCGGTAGCGATAAGGGGTGTAATATAAGGGAAGCTCCTTTGTCTTCATAAATAAGTTACATTTTGCTCTTTAGGATCCTTTAGATTCTAATATATGAAGATTAAGAAAAATAAACCCCAAGATATTTTCTATCTCAGGGTTTTAGTGGGTTTAGAGTCAGTCATCAAACATTCGTCTAAACCTCCGTCTTTCTCTGTCTACATTCATTTGTGCCAGAGAATCATTGAATATATCTATGAGGGTATCTTTTAATTCAGAATCCTCTAGAAATACTATCACTGCGATTATAATTATAGCAATGATAGCATATTGAATAATTTCATTTTTATTCATAATACTGGTCTAGTTTATTTTGGGTTATTTTTCTAATGCCAGTATTTTTCTATGAATTTTTCTTAATCTTAAAAATTAATGCTAGTTCCTTTTGTATATTTCGCACATATACTTTAGGAGCTAGCTCATTTATTTTTTCTTCATATATAAGGCTTTTAAGAATTTAGAGACGGATGAAACAAAAATGTTCATATGTAAAAATTTGAAGAAATAAAAAAAAGAGAACCGACTCTTCAGTTCTCTTTAAAGATTTTGCTTAACGGTACATGTAAGATTTTTCGTAGAAGATTTTTATCTCTCTTTCTAGTTTCTTGTTAAAAAGGAAGTTTCTTACATATCCTTTTGATTCCAATCTTTTAGAGAGTTCTTCAAATTTTTCTTTAAACTTCTTCATCTCCTCAGAAGTTGCTGATTCTTCATAATTATCCAATCCACGTCTTAGCAAATCTCTTAATTCTTTTTTACTATCTGATGCTATAATACATACGGTTGTAAATACAGCTCCTGCAGTAAAATACATTGCGTTTTCCATACTAATCATAATTTTCTCCTTTCTTTTTGTTTATTAATATTTTTTACATATATAAGGCTTTTAAGGAATAAAAAAAGAAAGGGAAAATTAATCCCTTTCTTATATTGAACTTACTTCGACGTCATGCCATTTCCCCTTACTTTCTCCGACGGGTTTTAAGATATCTATACAAAATTTATATCTTTCATTCATGGTATCTCTAACTTCATATATTCCATCGATACTTGGATCTGATTTACATCTAATTCTTACTTTTGATCCATATTTAAATTGTTTTCTAAGATCTCTAGATACAGCAATCCATTTAAGTTTTCCTTGATTTAGTTTTTCAAGGTCAATTTTTGAATTATCTGCTGTTACTAGAGGATCAGAATCACATTGACTTTCGACTGGATTATAGACAGTTGCAGTTACCTTTATTGTCTTTTCGTCTTTCAGTTCTTCTTCCTCTTTCATTATTGAGTCGAGGAGTTGTTCATATTCATACTCCTCTTCTGATTGCCAAATTATTTCCTTCGGCTTTGGTGCAGGTGATATTACTATTGAAATTACTAATATAATTCCTAAGATAACTATAACAGTACCTAAACACCGATCAAATTTTTCTATTAATTTTTCTAGTTTCATATTATAAAAATTTAAAACTCCCTAAGCTTTTTATTATTGCTTAAGGAGTATATTATTACTTATTTATTTTTCTCATATATAAGGCCTTCAAGTTATATCATCCGGCCAAAATTAAAAAGCCCTCTATTCATCACGAACCAGGGGCTTATAAGTCAAAATACAATTTAAATATAACATCTTATTTATTATGCCACATATAAGGTTTTCAGGGCTTCTTTATCTACTGGCCGGAAATAAAAAAAAGAAGGGAGTTTTATATTCACTCCCTTTTAAAAATATTTAATTATATCTTCTCTTCTAAGTTCCGGATCTTGAAATAATTTTACCATTTTGTCATAATATCCATTCTCTACATATTTTCCTTGATCTGATTTTCTAACTTGACTATTATTTATAAATGTAATAAATCTAACAATTCCAGTAGGTTCAACTCTTCCAAACACTACTCCATCTTTCATTCTACTTATTGTTCTGATATCTATTAACTTCTTTGGATCTTTCTTATCAAAAATGGGAAAATACTCTAAGTTGAAATATATTCGATTTCTTTTCAGAAAGGTTGAAACTAAGTCTTCAAATGTCACTTTCTCTGGTTGCACTGATTCTAAGTATCTCTCACGATATCTTTTTATAAGGTGCGGCTCCAGTAACATTACCAGTGTTTTTGATTCGTATCTCGCACATGACTCTATAAAGAACATTGCTACTTTATTTCCAGACCAAATATCATTAGTTATTATAAATGGATGATATTGTATTAATGATTTCTTTATTTCTTCTTTTGGAGAACTTATATCATTTACTGCGATATTATAATTTGTACCTCTAATTTTCAACTTTCGATCTATTATAGGTACAGGCTTTTTTGTTCTATCATAAATTTTCTTGATCTTATATTTGTTATTATTTAAGATCTCCATTAATTTTTCATCAATTATTTCTTCGTCTTTTTTGTGCTCTTTTATCATATCTGCACAGCTCATTCCAAGTACTATCATAATTTATTTTTTATTATTTAACATTAATAAGGTTCTCAAGAATAAAAAAAGAAGTAGGGATTTTATACCCTACTTTTAAGTTTACGAGATTTATAATAGAAAGTATCGATTTCTTGTTCTAGTTTTTTATTTAAGAAGAGACTACTATATGAACTCTTCACTAGTTTAGCACATAAAGAATCGTACTCTTTATTAACCTCATCTTTTTCTTTTTCTGTAAGCTTTCTCGAATCACCTTCATAATTTCTCATAGCGTTTTCGAGTCTTCTTTCTAGTTCATCTTTTTTAGTTCTTAATATCACATCATCTAACATTATTTTTGTTAGAAATAGTGTTCCTGCTGTAACTAAAGCAGTAATTAATGTTTCACTCTTCATTATTGTTTATATTTTTATTGTTTACATTAATAAGGCTTTTAGGTGAGTATTTTATTAATGCACATCCTTTTATACAATTCTTTCTTAGGGTACATCTTTCTGCACAGTATTTTATAAATAATTCTTCATCAATAGGGATGGGCCGAAGACTAGAAGTATTAATAGTCTTCTCCGAAAATCCTGAATCTTGAGCAGAATGAACAATTGAATAAATCGGCCCTAGAATATCGATGACGTAATATTCTTCAGGGTCTCTTTTTCCAAAATCTCTAATGATCTCTAGAAATTCAGCCCAATCTATAAATCCATTATTCTGTGGATTAATTTTTACAATATCACCTTCTTTCATTTTCTAACCAATTTAATATATCTTTCCATTCAGTCCATTCAAATCCAGCTTTATCATCTAAAAGAATATCATAGTAAGGTTTAGTTTCAAAACAAGAAATTCTTCCTGATCTTACTTCTGGATTTTGATTGAGGTATTTAAAATTTATTCCATCTTCCCTGAATTTCTCTTGGTACATTTCTAATTTTTCAGGATAACTGGATGACCATATTAATAATATAGTATCTTCTCTAGCTGATAATTTCTGAAGTGCTTCTTTTGAGGATCCTAAGTATGTAAAGTTCTCAGTTTTATTCCATGAAGGTTCAAGAATGGTACCATGAATATCTACTGCAATATAGATTTTTTCATATCCAAGTTCATGATTTTCTTTATATGTTTTCTTTAAGTATTCTAGCATAATTATTTATTTTTATTTATACACTTATAAGGAAATAAAGAAAGAAGGAATGAACTTTCTCACTCCTTCTTAATGGGTTTTATTCATCAAAAAATAACCATCCTAAAATTGCTCCTCCGATTAAAACAGATAGACTTGCCTGAAATCCACCCTTGCGGTATTCATCAATAGCTAGTAACCCTATTCCTGCTTTAAATATATTCTTAGGAGATACTTTAATTAAAACTTTTTCATTCTTTTTCATGATTATAATTCTTTTTTAATATGAATAAATCCGATAAATTGCTTTTCACTATTAAATACTCTTACGAATAGGTTATTTGTCATTTCGTAAGTATCTTTTATAGTTATTACTCTACTCATCAATTTATCTTTAATGAGTTTTTGTAATTTTATTTTTATTCTCTTTCCTAGACATACTTTATTTACTATGTCTTGAATTTTAACACTACTCCTGCCATTAAAAGCAAGACTGTATTCTCCTTCTCCCGGGAATTTAAATTTTACTGTCCCTAAGATATTTCCTTCTTCTGGAAATATTTGTTCATAATTCTTTTCCATTTTTCTTTTCTTTTAAGTTTTAATTACATTAATAAGGCTTTTAAAGGATGAGAAGAAAAAAAAGAAAGGAGATCAAACTCCTTCCTTCATCATTTCCTCGTCTTTTATGGCATCATGTTCTCTTTTCGGTGTAAGGATAAATTCTTGATATTGTTTCATTAAGTCTCCTGTAGGTTCTAAGTTTTTAACTAACCTGTGAAGACTACTAAGTTTATTCAATAATTTCCCTCTTACTGAAATTGATACCTTTAATTTCTTTTCGAGTTTTTTGTTTTCTTCTACAAGATCCTTAATAGTTTTAGTTTGGATCTCGTAAGTTTGTTTTAATTCTTCATTTTTTGCTGTGAGATCTCTGATAATCTCAGTTTGATCTTTATTAGCTTGTTTTAATCTATTAAGCTCCTCTTCTTTGATTTCTAAAGAGTGAAAAAGCTTAATAGATGTTTCTTTGTAATAATTCATTTTTTCCTTACAGGTTTTATTACCTATAAGTTTTCCTACTATACCAGATACTATTGCCGTTCCGGTTGTAATTGCTATAAATTGTTTTGAATTCATAATACTTTTGTTTATTGTTTTTCATTAATATTTTATTATCTCATCATTAATAAGGCTTTCAAGGAATAAAAAGAGGAAGTTGTCTCCTCCCTCTTTGATTATTTTATTTGAATAGATATATTAAAAATATATTTCCTATAAATAGACATATTAATTCTATCCAATCAAATTTTTCATATACTTCTTCATCTTTTCTTCCTGTTAAGAGAGCAAAGATAGAGTATAATACAGCTGCTCCAATTATAAATACAGAACTATCTTCTACTACTTTTCCTATTCCAAACTTCTCTACTATATAAAAATTCCAGTAAAGTTGCCCAGTTATTGCAATCATAACAGTTGCAAATATACCCTTAAAGAAGCAATTAATTAGTTTTTTCATAACGTCTTAATATATTTTGTGCGGTTCCAGAAGTCCATCTACCTTTCCGAATAAATGCGATATCTTCTGTTGATATAGTTGTCATTGCTGAATCTCTTTGAACATCGTCTTGATAACCTCCGGCCGTTTTAAATAACATAGAAGCTAAATATCTAGGTTTTTCAAGCATATGATAAACTGTAACTCTTGAATGATTCTTAAGATTATCTCTTAACCAATCTTGAGCTAATCTATCAACTCCGATACATTCAGCTACTACGAATTCTGAATCTTCGGCCGCTGCTTCTACAAGACGAGGAACATACCATTCTTTAAATTCTTTTTCAGTAATATCTCTATGTCCTGAAATAAAATAAATTTTCTTTTTCATTATTATTCTTTATTAAAATTTTATTACATAAATAAAGCTTTAAGTCCCTTATAAATGTAAAATAAAATAAAAAAATATGAAAAATTTGAATATTCCGTATGAAATAACATTAGTTTATTTTGACCATGGAACAGATTTGTTTCCAGAAGTTGTAAATAAAAAGGACTTAACAAAACCATTGCGTAATAAAGTATATAATAGTGTTAAGTCAGATAATTTCAATTTGAATGGTAACAAAACAGTGGAAGAGAAAGATATCTCTGAGGTTGTTGTACTTAACTCTGGATTTCATATATCTTTAGCAGAGAATTCACTCTTTTCTTCATATGGAAGATATAATGTTAAGTATGGAGAGGGTGGACCTAGAGTAGCTGTAAGGATTCAAAATGATGAATTAGATTCAAAACTCCCAGGGCGAAACGTTTATATTTATGTAGCTATTGAAGGATTTTTTAAGATTCTTCAAGATACTAGATATGTTTCTGATGGAAATCTACACGGAACTTTCTCTTTAGGTATTGGATGTTTTCCTAGTTTAAAATTAGTAAAGGAAGATTCAACAAATAAATCATTTATATATTCTACGGAGATTGGGAAATTGATTGCAACAAAACCTAAAACGACAAAATGGAAACCTGGATATGTATATGCATTATCTCCGATGGAATTAGTTCTTTATCTAGGAAGTTATATTGAACCTTTTTCGCTCAAACAGTTCAGTTATAGTGGAGGACGTGAAAAGGTATCAAGTATATTTTTAAATTTCTTTGATTCATATTGGTTAGATATTGAATCAGATCGAGAAATACATTTATGTATTCCGATAAATAAGAGAAATAATATTTTAGAAAAATTATCAGGAAAAAATAATAATATAAAGGATTTTATTCAAGGATATTTCTCTGAAAATCTTGAAAATGTAGATAATATAAGAGATGGTATAACTAGAGGAGTTTTAGATATTAAGAAAACTGCTATGAAAGGAACAGAAATCGAGCAACTTTTGGTAGGTGTAGATGATACTTATAACCCAAGAGATGTAATTGTGGATGTTATTGAATCTCTTTCTCATGTAGATTCTATAGATTTCTCTGCATTATCTAGTAAACCATTAGTGGATTTAAATGTAACAGATGGGTATTATCTTAGTATTCTTGAGATTGATCTTAAATTTTTCTTAGGAAATTATCCGAAATTAAAAAAATTTTATATAGAGAAATTACTTGAAAAGGATAATGTTGAATATAAACGAATCTTACAATATAAAAGTCTTTATAGTGATACCTCTCTAGATAGTATTCTTAATCTTACTCAGCATTATAAAGGAGTATTTATTCTTAAAAATCTTAGTAATTATTTTGGTTTAACTGAAGATGATATAAAACAATTAGTAATAGATAAAGTAATGAAAAATTAACTCTATGGAAACTATTAAAGAAGCTGTTACAGAATTAGGTGATATTAGAAAATCAATAAATAACTATAAGAGTATCAAAAACAGTATTAAGAAGACAATTACTGAAGGTTTGGATGAGATGATTAGATTTCTCATGGTTGGTCCAGGAGTAGTTAGTCCAGAGGCAACAAGAACTAGATGTAATAAAGTTATGGATTTGATTAAAATTTGGTATAAAAAGCCTGAAGATAGGGATTGCATTGAAAAAATTTTAGATATTAAGCGGAAGTTTATAACTCCCTCACTTACGGCTGGAGACTCTGAAGAAAAATCTATATCACAAAGGGAAGAAGAGATAGTAACTAGATCAAAGGAGTTAGAAGAGAAAATTCCAGCCGATCTTAGGGAGAAATATCTTCCGATGTATATAGAAAGACTTAGACCTGAAACTATTGAAAGAGGTGATGTAGCATTTCTTCCTATTGGACCTATACTTCACTATTGTATTGTTTTTAAAGTAGTTGGAGAGATATCATTTGTCTTATCAATTACTACATCAGGAGAGGCTAAAGGGTTCGTAGGATATCAACTTAAAAGATCTAGATTCTTTAAAGGAACTGCTCTGTATACTCTTCACCAGGTTCCGACTGCTTTAGTGAATAGGAAATTTGTTATGCCTTATGATAATAAAGCAGAATTAGGAAGAATTTTTACAGGTTGTGAAGAATATCTTAAAACAAATGTATTAAAAAGAACATATAATAAAAGAAAAAAGAAATGAGCACTAAGATTGGAGTAATTGTTGGTAGATTTCAAGTAGATAATCTAACAAGAGGACATAACTATTTATTAGATAAAGTTAGAGGAGATTTTGGAAATAATAATGTAGTTATTTTTATAGGAGAAACAAAAAACTCAGAAAGAACTGCACATGATCCTCTCCCTTTTGAAGCAAGGAAAGAAATGGTACTTGAGTCCTATCCAAAGATGAAAATATTTAAAATTAGTGATCTAGGTAATTATCCTAAATGGGTTGAAACGCTAGATCATAGAATTAATTATTTAAAAAGTCTTGAGGAAATACCACAGGATTCTGAAATTTATATCTGTGGTTCTAGAGATTCTGTAGCTGAGAGATATAAAGAAAATGGAGGATTCTATAATATAAAAATTTATCCTGATCAAAAAGATGATGTGCATGTAACTTATTCTGGAACAGAAATAAGAAGGAGAATTGTTAATTGTTTTACACCTAATTGGAAAGATGAAAAGTTAAGAAAATTTTTAATCTGGTGGTATGGAAGATCATGTGAATAGACTAAGAAGAATATGTAAAGAAACATATAAAGAATATCTGAGTTTATGTAGAGATATAGATACGTATTTTCACAGAAAACTTCTTCAGGAGGATGAATCTTTTGTAAATCTCATGGAACCTTTCAAAGTTTGCTTAGATCTCAGTGATAGCTCTAACTATTTAGTAGAATATTATACTGGTAATGGAAATTTTCTGAAGATAGATGAGCTTTCATTCTACTTCTTAGAAAAACTTTTTCGAGATTACTTAGAACCTTTGGATAAAATAATGAAATTTACTAGTAGAACGCAATGTAGATTTATGAGGTTTTTAGAAGATCTTATTAAAATTAATCCAGAAAGTAACTACATAAATTCAATTCTAGATAAATGTGAAATAAATTTTCAGTATATTCGAGATAGAGTGATAAATAATATTGGATATTTTGGGTATTCTGAACAGATTTTAGTATCAACATCAACATATAATGATGAAAACTTTATAACTGAAACTGTAAATTTAATAGGAGAATTTATAAAAATAGGAAGATTATATGAAGAAGAATAGAGGAAAAGAGTTAGCATATATTCTAAGACATAATCCGGCCGAAGTAGAAGGAGCGCTTGATTCAGAAGGTTGGTTAGAAACAAAGAAGTTAATTGATCATGGCTGGACTATATCTGAACTAAAAGAAATAGTAGATACTGATAATAAAAAGCGCTATGAATTATCGGCCGATTTAAGAAAGATTCGTGCTCTTCAAGGTCATAGTGTTAAAGGTATTAATGCTAATTTTAAGAAGTATACAGGATGTAATATTGTCTATCATGGAACGCAAAGGAAGTTTTTAGAAAGTATATTTAGAGATGGGTTAGTCCCGGGGAGTAGAGAATACGTACACTTAAGTTCAGATCCTTTGACAGCAAGAAATGTAGCTCTTCGAAGAGGTCCTGAGATAGCAATACTTAAAGTAGATTTAGAAGGATTAGAAGATGAAGTATTTATATCTGGAAATGGGGTTATTCTAGTGAAAAAAGTTAGTCCAGAGCATATTATTGAAGTAGATTATGGTTCCTGAGAGAAATAATAACTATACGTTTATCATAGAAGTAGATTGTGATGAAGGTGAGGAGAATATATCAATTACTGAGATATCTTTAGATGAATTAAATCAAGTAAATCCTCTTCTTTTAGACATAAGAGAAAATCAAGGATATTATCCAACCGGAGATTTCTTGGTGTATCCTGATCCAAGTCCTGAAGAATTTTATGGAACTAGATTTAGGGAAAGTTTTGATATTCTAGAATCAAGACTTCCATGTCCGAAGAGTGGATTTAAAAGAATACTAGAAATTAAGGTATTTTCAGAATCCCCAATTTCCTTATATATGTAAAATAAAATTAAACAAAAATGAAAAACTTAAAAGACATGGAAAAGAATGAAAACTACTTTGTTAGAGAAGACATTGTAAGTGAACAACACGTACACCATAAAGATGAATATCGTGAAAAGAAGAGAGATAAAGTCATCTTTACGAGTACGATTTTGGAAGAAACTACACCACAGCCTAAAAGAAAAGAGGATTATGAAAAATCTGAATACTTTCTTGGGTAGTTTAATATAAAGAAAGTGGTTTTGTTGGGAGAACTTAGGAGAAGATCTTAAGTTCTCTTTTTTGTTCCCCACAAACTCTTATTAATGTATTATCATTAACATTAAACAATAAAACCATGAATTCTTTAAAATTTTACATTGACAAACTAAAAGATTGTGATGCACACGAAGTTATTAATTCTTTGAGAGTAAATCCAGTATTAAGTGTGGAAGAGAAAAATTTAATTTATTTATATCTTTTCCCTAGACCACTCTTAGACCGACAACTTCCAGAAAGAATTATAGCTTACAGAAAAAATAAGAACCCACAAGGATCTCTTCAACCAGATCTCGGAGAAATTGGATTACTTGTGGAGGCTTATCGTACGGAACAGTATAAAAGATTTATGAAACATTTATTCCACTCTTTTACAGATCCTGAACAACTCTTCCCTATTGCTGGTTTAGGACAATGTGAGTGTGCAATTTGTGGAAAGAATATGTATGAAGAAGGAGCATGGTTTGATCTATGTTCTAGGTTTGAATATAATCAGCTAGAAAAAGAGAAAAAAGAATATCTTGCTTTTGGAAGTAAGAATTCTGGTATAAATTTATGTCTAGATTGTATTATTCAATTAAAAGAAACTTCAATACTTTTAGAAGAGATTGAGCCTGGTTATCTTCTAGATTGGAGAAGTAGATGTAAACCAGCGTTATTTGTGTAAAGAAATAAAAATCCCAAGCCTTATTTTACATAGGGCCTGGGTTTATTTTTTATAATTTTTGGAGATCTAAAATTTTAAGATCTCCTATTTTTTCTTTTCCATAAGAGAATTCATAATATTCTGCTTTAGAATCAATCAAGAATGTATACGTTTTATCTTTATCTTCATTAGTTAAAGTAATCGCATAATTATCTTGTTTATTGTGTTTTAATTTTAGTTTATCAATTCTAAAGTATAGAATTTCTGGAGTCTCTTCGTCAGTTTTAATCACTGCTGCAATATTATAATTACGTCCAAGAAGTTCAGATTGTTCTTTAGAGTTTGATAGATTTTCAAGAGCTTCGATAGATAGTGTTTTAGCATTATCAAATTTCGCTAAGAGTCTATCATAAAAAGCTTTCTCTTCTTGAACCTTAAAGTGCATTGATAACGGAAGAAATCTCAATGATTTTCCCGTTTCCTCTGGACTTTCAAAACTAAAGCCTTCCGGAATAATTCTAGCTTCTTTGACTTCCTCTTCCCCAATTATTTTATACTTAATAATTGAAGTTGTAGTCATAGGATCATAATCAGTTATATCCTCAACTTTTACTTCTTTAAGAGAATAGTCCCATCTTCCAGTTTCATCTCTAGAATAATCAATTAGTGCTAAAGAAGATCCAATATGTTTTGTTAGATCTCCTCCTCTAGGAACGTAATTTAGATTTCCTTCATAGAAACCATATAACTTTTTGTACTTGTCTAATGTTGTTAATTCTTTTTCTGGTTTAAATTCTAACATGATTTTATTGTTTTAGTTAATAAAAAAATATTTTCTTTCACATATAAGATTCTCATCCTATTAAAGGAGCAAAATAAATAACTACACCAATCCATAATAGACTAGTGTAGTTAATATTATTAACTGTTACAAATTTTTATTTCTATGTCATTTAAACGTTCAAAGTAGCCAATCCATGGAGTACTATAAGTAAAGAAAGTTCCATCATTTTTCTTTAACTTCAGAGAATATCTACTGTATTGTCCTTCTACATACCACCAATTCTTAGCAGCTTCTTTTTTAAGTTTTTCTCTTGATTCAGAAGTACATATATATTCTAAATCCATTGCAAATTTATAATGCTGTCGAATTGCTTCTTCATTTTCTTTTGCGATAGATATATTATTCCAAGGATAATCAATAATATCTACATCATTATGCGTTTCAAAAGAACTTCCTGTTTGGTAATAAATGATCAAATGTATGATGTCTTTTTCTTGAATATCATTGATTATTTCTTTAAGTAGATTCTTGGCAGCTTCTTCATCTTTTACTCCAAGCGCTTTTAATTTTTCCAAGTATTTTTCCATATAATCTTTGTATAAATTCTATAGTCCAAATTCCAATTACAAATAGGATTGCTAACCCACAGAGTAATATTCTAATCATAAAATGGTACTATTTTCCAACTTGCTTGTCCTATCTTCCAATTCACTTCTATATAAAAAACATTACCTTCATTTGTAATATATTTCACATAAGATCTCCAATCGCGAGTTATAGTTAACCATGGTTTTTTATTATAATTTACAGCATCGATTGAATCTAATTGTCTGTATATATCATGTTCATTTAAATATGTACAAATTTTTTTGGCAGTATCATAATCAAAAAATTTAGCATCAAATCCTACATCAAACTTTATGAAACCAAGATCTTCATTAGTATTTGAATTTATTGTTTTAATTTTATAGTATGTAGGAAATATTGCTTTAATTGGTTCTGGTTCTCTTTTTTCTAGAATAACTTTTGTTAATCCGTCTATAAACATTTCAGCCTCTATTCTGGACATTCCTTTAGAAATTAGCGTTCTTATGTACTTCTCCATAACGTTTTTGTTTTACTTCAATTAATTCTATTTTTACTACACTAGGAATAGTATCACAAACTATAATAGTTGAATCCTCAGCAAATCGTATAGATAACTCAGAGGCTTTAACGTACTCTATGACTTTTTCGGTATTATCTTTGAGAGTAATCTTAAGTGTATAATACTGAAATACTCTATTATTTACCCATTCAGTATAAATAGTAGATACAATACACGCTGTGATAAGAATTAGTCCAATTCCTAGCCATTTTCTTATTCTTCTAGTCTCAATTAAGAGAAAATAAACTCCTATTAGACATATTATTATTGAGAATATAATTACTATAATCGTCATTTATCTTTAGAATTAAATTTTTCTAATAACTCCGCTGAATGTTTCTTTAAAGCTTCTTCTGGGGTTAATGAATAATATTTATCAATTTCAAAATCCCAAGTTGTATCTCTGTTTCCTGATGAATTATTAACTCTGAGTTGATATGTTATAAGCGGTTCATCTCGATTTAATGATAAGTTTATATTTACGCATTCAACATCATAATACTTAAGCTCTCCATAAGTAACTCGATATAATCTTGTTCCTGGTTTATATTTATAATTTATTTCTATAGTTTCCATAATCAATCCTCATCACTATTTACTATAAAATCCCAAACTAATTTAACAACTCCTCCTGTTATGAAGAATGTAGTTAGCATCTCTGTAAATTCTGATTTTTCTGGAATTATTGAAAGAATAACTCCAATAATTATCAGAACTAAATCTTGTATAAAATTTCTCCATTTCATGATGTAAGTAAAAATTTAATTGCATTATAAATCACGAAAGCCATAAAAATTATTCCAATGATATATGCTGTAAGAATAAATACTCCTACTGATAGCGCGAATACAATCTTAGTTATAAATCCTAGGAATAAACATCCTAAGAACATTATTACCAAGAACATAAAACATCCTAGACAACTTTTTCCCAACATTCTATTATCCTTTCTTTTAAGTAATTAAAGTATTCATTAATAGATTTTCTTTTCATTTCCGACCATTTTTCATCTACTGTTACAGAATATTGATTTCTTATCATGTAAATTAAGAGATCTTGTACTGTTGTTCCAGAAGGCATTGGAAGTTTGTAATCGCCTAGAATTTCTTCAGAATCTATCATCTCAAGGATATATAATTCTAGTGCTCTAACAATACTACAACACATAGCTTTTCCTCTAGTAGGATATTCTCCATTATCTCCATATAATCCAGTTCCATCCATAAGATCTGGATCATCAAAAGTTTCTGGATTATAAAATGAAATTTGCCAATTCCAATTTATACCTTGACTATAAAATTCTGGTTGGATATGTATTATTACGTTATGTTCGTCTAACCATCCTAAAAGACCAATTAAATTTTTTGGCTCATAATCTTCTCCAAGTTTCTTAGCAATATATCTATATAGATCATTTGCATAAACTAATAATAAATCTAATCTTTCTTTTTCCATCTTTTTCTTGTTCTAAATAATATGTATGGAGTTAGAATAAATATTATGAATGGAGTTTGTGATGCTACTACCCAATCCATATCTTTGGTAGTTAGGTATATAATAGGATCAAATATAAATTTCCAAAAAAGACATATTAAAATGAGTTCACAACCTCCACCTTTCTCATCTAACCATTCCTCAAATTTAAACTTTTTCATATTACTACTCCTTTCCACATTCTTTTTTCTAAAGTATTTGTTACTTCTTCCGGAAAATCAGCGACGTTCCAGTGTGCATCAAATAATTTATGTTTACAGATTTTACATAACCACCATGGAAATTTTTCATATAACCATGCAAAGCTATTAAAAGCCCAATCACGACTTGATGCCCATTCCGTCGCTAAAAATCCGGAAGTATAGATTGGAATACACCCTTCTTCTTTAAATAACTTCCTTCGTGAGACTCTAGGGTCAATCCATGATAATACTTTAAGAAAATTATATAATATTTTTACACTCCATTTATATCTCAATTTTTCTTGAATCGGATAAGTAACTTCATGAAACCACCAATCTCTAAAATATTCAAGACAAGGCATATCATGATCACTTTTATGTTCCCAAAAAGTTTTATAATATTCTTGAATAGGATTTTTATGAATTTCTTCTAACCCTTGAATTACATGATATATTTCTACAGGTTTATCGTTTAATGTAATTCTGTATTCTATATCTGAACTACTAGGTCTAAATTTATCATACGTCCATTTGTGAATTAGAAAGACTGATATATAGTCCTCAGAATTATCACAATTGTAAGTTTCAGACCATCTCCCACATCCCCAAATTCCGAGATACCAATATTTAAGTCCTCCATTAGAAAAACTGAAAGACATTGTCATACTATTTCCCCACTCTTCATTAGGGGAAGTGTCGTCCTCAGATAAGATGGGATTTATTCCTCTTTCTTTTAGTCCATTCAAAATTAATTCTGTAATCTTTTTAAATTTTTTAATTTTTTCTTCATTAATATTTTCCATGATTCTTATTGTTTATCAATTTTAAGGCTTTAAATCCTTATAAATGGAAAAGAGAAAATCCTTTGAATTGCATATTATAGTGTGAGCCCCTGCCTGTGATAGGTCGGGGTTTATTTTCCTTATATGTGTTATGAAGAAAATAAAAATAGAAAGTATTGAATTTTATAGATTACGATATAACAAAAATATTATAGTTGGTTATATCAGATTTAATCAGTTATTTAATAGAGAAGAATTTATAAAATTTATTTATGATAAAAATATATCTATTCTTCGAAATAAACTTTTGAATTATCATATTCTAAAGAACTATGAAGAATTAAATGCAGCTAGATCTCCAATAGGGAACTGGATTAGTCCTTCTGAAGTTAGAGATTTAGTAATGGTATTACCTGTTTATTTACATTCTGAGGATAATTATAAAAAATTAACAAAACGAAGTTTATTTAGAAAGCTTAGGAATAATCTTATAATCTCAGAAACAGTTCATAATAATCTTTACAAAGATATTATAATGAATATTTGTCCTTCTGATATAGAATTACGAGGTTTTATTGAGTATTCTCTTAGACTTCCAGATAAACCCGATGAAAGTTATCGTAATTTTATAATGAATATCTTGGATTTTTTAGAAGCTCTTGAAACTCTTACTAATGAATAATAAATAACAATAAACATAAGAATTATGGAAAAAGAAATTAAAATTAATGGTTCAAGATTAAAATTAGTAAAGTACTGTGATTATGAGTATGGGAAAAGTACTGAGATTATCCTGAGAAATAAGAAAAATCTAAAGTATCAATATGTACTTTTAGCAGATAAACTTAGTTCTTCTGGTAATCCTTGGTTAATAATGGATTCTTATGGAAAAAATAAAATAAGAGTTAGTCCTAGTGTTCATAATTACGCATCTGCATGGGGAATAGTAAGAGAAAAAAGAGTTGAAAGATACTCTGGGGAAACTTATTCAACCCAGGATCTTAGAATTATATTATCTTTTTTAGGAAGTACAATTAAACTTGAATACCTAGATACTGCTGAACTTTTAGCGCAAGCAACAAAAGATGAAATAGTTATCAAAGGTTTTTACGAGATGTACGGTCGTGTAGGGATGACTAATTATATTGAAGATCTTAATGATATTATTAAACGTTCCGAATATACACCCAAACCTATTGAAAGAAAAACTAAGTATCCAAAAATTTATTCAGATTATAATAAATATTCAATTAGTAGGTTAATAACTGATTTAATTGAGGATAATGCAAGTATTCTTATTAATCCAGAGTTGATCGAAGAATATAAAAGACTTTCTCCTAAAAAAGTGGATAGTAATACTTCTGTTACTTACCAAAAAGATAAATGGGCGAAAGTGACAGGAACGATTGGAAATAAAAGACGAGCTAACTTAGGAATCTGCTTTGATACTAATGTGGTAGTTAATATCCCAGAAAATACAGTCGGAATAGAACCCGGCGAAAAAACATATAAAACAAGACAATCTATATGTTTAGTAAAGGATGGTCTTCTTAATCAGTCTTTAATAGGAGTTATGATTTCCAATAAACTCGCCGGGAAATTTAAACGACTGGGGATAATAAAATCAGAATTAGTGTTTTCTGGAGAGTATCTAATAGATATCTCATCTCTTCCAGTAGTAACTAAGTGTGCAATTAGAGATATTAGTAGTTATTACCTTTCTCGATTAGAAGTTAAGTATAAACTTGCAGCAATAGCTAATGAATATATTCAAGAGTACTATCCTGAGAAGGTAACTTTAGATCCAAAAATAGAGTTTCTTAAATCTCTTGGAATAGTTGGAGATTATTACTTCCCTAAGAAGGAAACTGATAAAGAAGCTACAAGAAAATCAGAAATGATAATGGAATTGGTTAGTTTTATTTCTGGTATCCCTGGAGAAAAACAAAAAAGACAACTTATGTATAAAGAATATCAAAGAGGAGCATTACCAAAAAGTAGTGTAATCAAAGTATTCTTAGACTCTATTGGTTTTGGAAAAAGGCCAATCGAAGAGATTCGAAAAGAATGGAAAACTAATCTCACTAAATATAATGAAGAGCTTAGAAGAAGAAAGTTTCAGATCATTATGTCAAAAACAACGAGATTTAATGATAAACATTTTCCATTGATTGAGAGTACTAGTAAGACGGTTGATATCTTTTCTTCAGATCATACAGCAACAGTTTCTTGGAAATTTTTACTAAATACTATAAAATCATGAGAGTAATAAATAATTTAGAGACAGTAAAAAGTCTTCTAAGATTTAAGATATCTTCTAAAGGTAAACCGGAGATATATTATTTTGTGCAAGTTATACAAAGAAGAAAAGAGAATCCTGATTTACCTCTTCAAGAAATACAGAGATATGCTTGGTGGGTGACAGATTTAGGAGTTCTTGAAAAATCCTGGAATCGATTAACGGAGATGTGTGAACATTATAAAGCAAGAGCTTACATATCTATTACACCAAGATCTTTGGAAAAATTTGGAAAGCAATGTATGTTTGAATATTCTAAGAGAGTAGCAAACAATGATTATACAAATATACATAATCTTCCAAAGAAAGTAGCCTTAAGTAATGAAACGGTTCAATCAAAAGGAGTTGTAGATAAACCTAGGTGGATTTTAGATATTGATTCTGAAGATAAATCCTATCAACATGATATAGAAAAATTTATCTCAGGATATACTAATATTCTAGGAAAAATTAATACTCCAAATGGTTGTCATCTTGTGATAGAGTCATTTAATTATGGACTTATTAAAGATTATCTAGTTTCTAAAAAACGAGAGGACTATAAAATAATAAGTGATAATGAGGTTGAAAGACTATTTACTCTTAGAAGAGAAGGGAACACGATTCTTTATGCAGTAACTAACTAAACTAGAACATTTAAGAAGAAGGAATGAAATACTTCCTTCTTTTTTATTTTCTTCTCCCCTGAAATTCTTATATATGAAGCGGAAATTAATACAGAATCCGCTTCGAAAATAAATGCGTAAAGAATTAAATAACATTAATGAATTAAATTATGAAAAAGTTAAAAACAGTAAAAGTTCCCACATCTAACGGAGAAAAAGTGGTAGTCTTTAGACCCATTGAGGAAATTCCAATATCACATTTAATTTGTGATAAAGAATGTCCTTATGGAAAATGTTGTTCTTTTATCCCTGATCCTAGAGATCCCGGAAATGAAGAACTATCATTTATCGATTTTTGTAATGATCTTGGAGCTAATGAAGGAGAAGATTCAGATTTAACCTCAATGGTTCCAAAAGAAGGCACTCTTGAGGAAATTTTCAAAGATCAGCCTGATATATTACAAAAAATCGCCGGAAATAAAAAATTGGTTTATCTCGACGAAGTAATCGATAAATGTTGCCCTGATATCTGTGAATATTATAATAAGGAACATTCAGAGTGTACCTTAGAAAATAAGATGTGTATTCTTCGCGGATTGTTTGTAGGTCCAGTTAAAGAAGACAAACCTTCTAAAGAAGAAACGCAGGGACAGGAAGCTGTTGAAGAAAAGAAATAAGTTTTAGGGGAGTATGAGAAAATACTCCCTTTATTTTATAAGATAATTTTATGGAAATAACAGGAAAATATGGTAAAGCAATTGTCTTTACTGATAATATTGAACCAGAAGCAGTTTCTCAAGTCTACGAACTTTTAAATACTAAAATGACTGAGAATGAAACAGTTAGGATTATGGAGGATTGTTTAACAGAGGACACAGAAGTATTAACTGAGAATGGGTTTAAGAAGATAATTGATCTCGATAATACTGTTAGGGTTGCTAATTATAATCCAGATACTCAATTAGTTGAATTTTATTCTCCAAAAAATATTCTTATTAGAGATTTAAGAAAAGATGAAAAAGTTTATAAATATAATAACACTAGAGGATATTCTTTCAGAGTTTCTCAAAGGCATAGATTAGCATTGAAGAATAATATGGGAGAATTAGCAGAAAATATAGATTCTTTTCTCATGAAAGAAAACATATTTAATGCTAAAGGTGTTAGTACTCCGATAAATAAGTATACAGATAACGAGATAAGAATATTATGTTGGATTATTGGCGATGGAGTAATAGCAAATACACATAATCCAAAAAGAATATCTCGTAATATTCGTTTTGGGTTAAAGAAAGAGAGAAAAATAAATCGAATAATACAATTATTTGATGAAGAAGGATATAAATATGGAAAAAGTGAATATAATAAACAAACAGTAATTAGATTATCTGTTAAGGATAGTGAGAAATATATTAATTTAGTTACACTAAAGAAAAAATTTCCCTCTGATTTAATATTTATGTCTCAAGAACAATCAAAGATTTTTTTTGAAGAATTAATTCAAGTTGATGGAGACTATGAAAATTATATTAACAATAATCACGGAAGTTATAGAATAAATTCCAAAGATCTAGATACTTTAAATTTAATATCAGCTATTGCAACAATCAATAAAGGTTTGTCAAAAATAGTATTAAAGACTTTTAATGGATATAATGGTTTAAATCAAATACATTATATTAATATAATAGATGATTCTAAACTTAATTATTCAAGAAATGGAATACATAATTCAAAATTTCAAAGAAATGAAGTTGAGTATTGCGGTAAATTAGTTTGTATTGAGACAAATACTGGATATTTTATTGCTAAACAAGGAGGATTAACTTTTATTACTGGAAATTGTCATGCAGGAAAAGGTTGTGTAGTAGGATATACTCAAACCTACTCTGGTGGTCCTCTTGATCCTGATGTGGTTGGCTGTGATCAAGGTTGCGGTATGTTAAGTGTAAAATATAAAATGCCTTCGGGAGATCCAGAATTAGCTCTTTGGGATGCTAGAATTCGTAGAGATATTCCAATGGGTATGGAGATTAATGAGAAAACTGTTATCCAAGAAAAAGAATTCAAGAAATTTTTTAAAACAAAACTTGAAAGAGCAAGAAGTTTATGGCCTGAATTTGTATGTTATGAGGGTCTTGGAGAGATAGAGAAATTTATATCAAAAACCCTTAAAAGAATTGGTATGTCTGAGGGAATTTTCTATAAATCTCTTGGAACTCTTGGTGGAGGTGAGAAAAATTGATTGCCTCCAGAATGATTAATAGTCATTCGTTGTAAAAGTCGTCCATATCGGGAGAAGCTGAGATGCTAATCACCGAGGGAAGGTTATAGTGTTAAAACTTATACCCCCGTAGAGAGCAGAGGGACTTGGCCTGGCATAAAAGTCAGAAGGTGTGCTCCGAACTAGTAGGAAAAAGAACTACTAGAGATAGGCAGAAATGATCTATCCGATACTTGAAAGTAGTATTAGTAACAAAATTGAATCATTTTATAGAACTTGGACAGGTAGAAGAAGATAAAGAGTCTGTTTGGGTTACTATTCATACAGGATCAAGAAATTTAGGAATAAAAATACTTGCTTATTGGAAAAAACAAATTGGGAAAACTAGGATAATTGAGGCGGATATGAAAGTGGCCGAGAGAGGAATTAAGGAAAAGTATAAAGGTCAAGGGAAGAAAATCAAAGAAGAAATAGAAAAACTTCATGCTTCCGGCCGATATACAATTCCGCCTAGTAGATTCTTAGTAACACATGAAGATATATCTGGTTATCTTGGGGATATGTTTTTTGCTCAAGCTTATGCAGAATATAATCGAATGGTAATATCAGAGAGAATTAAAAAAGCTCTTGGACTTGGAAAAGAGCTTGAGAGGATTGAGTCTATTCATAATTATATAGATCCAAGAGATAGAATAATTAGAAAAGGATCTATTCAAGCTTACGCCGGACAGAAAGTAATTATCCCTATGAACATGGCTTTTGGAACTTTAATTTGTGAAGGTCTTGGTAATCCTGATAGAAACTATAGTGCTCCTCATGGTGCTGGGCGCTTAATGTCTAGGCGAGAAGCAAGAGAACGATTAAGTCTCCAAGAATTTAAAGAAAGTATGGGCAATGTATACTCTAGTTCTGTATGTCTCGCCTGTATTGATGAAGCACCTGAGGTATATAAAGATCCTTCTGAAATAATAACTGGAATACAAGATACGGTGAAAATTTTGGAAATTATTAAACCTATCTTATCTATTAAAGCAGGAACTGGAGATGGTGAAGATTAAGTTTTACAGAAGACTTCAAAAAGAATTATCAACTGATATTGGAATTATTAGTGGAAATATTCTTGGAGAGAACTTTTTTTTAGAATATGGTTTAGATGGGTTAGCATTTAAAAGAGTATCTCCTAAACAAATTTATGTAAAAACTTGTCTTGGAAGATTTTGTATATTTCGGTTTTGGGATGACACTTCTTTATCAGAACATCTTCGATATAGGAATATAATTGATTACTTGATTATTCAAGAAGTTAATATTGACCCAGAAAAACTTAAAAAATCGTTTATCCAAGGATCTAAAAATTGTCCTTATGCGAATGATTTGAAACATTTAGTAAAAAACTTAGATAATATAAAATTTACATGACAGGGATAATAGTTGATACAAACGATATGATTGAATTAAGAGAAGTAATAATTCGAACTATGAAAAATTTAGATATTTACATATGTATTGATGATCAACACTATAATTATCTTAAAAGACCTAGACGAAAAGATATATATGAATCTATTGGTTTTGGTAGGTTTTATTTTGAGTTACCGGAAAAAATGTCAAATAGATCAATTGTTAAAGTTTTAGGGACAGTAGAAGGAATAGATTATAAAAAGATAATTCAGGGTATGAAGAAAGCTTTTAATGATAAATTTTGGGGTGGTGATGACACTCAATTGACTATATTAAAAGATATGATAAATAATTCAAAAGAATATTTCCTATGATAGCAGATATTGTTATATCGAATTATTATCTTAAATTACATTCTACTAGAGAAACATTTTTAATTCTTCAAACAAGTATAGATCTTTCTATTAATATAACTGTTCCTGTTATATTAAAACGACCATCTTATAAAATTATCTACGCTTTTATTAGAGAAGGGTGTTTTAATATAGAACCGAAATGTACAAATGATAGTAGATACGTTATTATCGGAAGTGTAGAATTAGATGCTCAAAAAGTTATAGAATGTTTTAGGGAAGCTCGTAAAACAGAATTATGGAGACTTTATATAGAGAAGTCTCAATTAGCCAAACTTGACAAACTTTTATTAAATCCGGAAATCCTTATATGTGATAAACATAAACTATAAAAAACTTATGGAAGAAGATAATAAATTTAAAGAATATCTAAAGCCTGACTACTCTTCAGAAGAACCTCCATATGATTCAGGAGATGATGACGATGATGATATCAATGAAATCGATGAAGCAGAGGAGGATGAGAGAATAGAAAAAGTAGTTAAAGGTCAAAAAGAATTGAATGAAAAAATTATGCAACAGACACCATTTGGACAAAGTGTAGGTGGAAGTAATTGGGGTCAACCATCAACTCCATCTTGGAATAATAACGGAGGATCTTCGTGGGGAGGAAGTAATAATCAACAGTATCCATGGCAAACAAAACCAGCTGGAGGAAATTCTTGGGGAAACTCAGGAGGATCTTGGAGTGGATCTCCTGGCTGGGGTAGTGGTGGTAATACTGGAGGATCCTGGGGAAGTAGTAATACAAATAATGGAAGAAAAGAGATTGATCGACAAAAACAAGTAATATTTTGTGATGTCTTAGATTGTTTAGTAGAAACTTTCCAAAGTAACGGAAAACCAGGTCTTCTTCCACGTGGAATTTATGATATTAGACTCCGTTTTGAAGTTTGGGATAAGATTTTATGTTTTAACCCAAATAAAGTTTATGCTATGGTTCCAAGAAATCTAATCTTAAGTAGTAATGGTTCAGATTCTTGGAAAATAATGTTAGAATATATTGTTTGTGCTTTATCAGAATATCTAAGAGTTCCGTATGATCATTGTCAAATCTTAGTACAGAATGATTTTGGACAATCTAAAGATAGAATGATGGATGCTGTAATTTCTAAGACTCGTGGATTTGATAAGAATTCAGCCATACAAATTGGACTTGAATCTGGTTTATATGGTCAAAGTAATAGAGATATATTAGCAGCAGAAAAAGTAGGAATTGATTATATAGATCTTGGACAACTTCTTAACATATATTTCTAATGATTAACCTAGAACAGAAAGGAGAATGGGGCGTATATTTCTTTGATATCGACCATGTTCTTATATATTCTGCTACAATAGAATTAACTCCGAAGAAATATACTAGGAATCCAAGTATAATTCCTGGAAAGAAAAATAAATTGGTTATAGAATTAGGAGTTGAGCCTGAATATTATTTTAAGAAAACAGGGTTAAAATGTCTTATGAAGCGTATGGAAAGTTTAGGAATTATTAACCTCGAAGATAAACATCGAGGGAATACTTCTTATGATCCTATTATTTGTGATAAAAATTGGAAAAAGATTAATTCATTAGAAATATCTTTAAAAACGATAGTCGATATAATTAAAAAGAAAGATACATATTTAATTGTAGGAGATTCAAAAACTGTAATAAATATTCTAAATTCTTCTGAAAGCTTGAAATTCTTATAAATGTATAAAATATAACAAATAGAAAAATGAAAAATTTAGTAGCACAAAAATGGATTGATGAATGTGGAACTTTATTTCCGATTGATGGAAATACAGTACTTTATCCAACTCCAGGTTCAGGAATTTTTGAATTATATCAAGGAAAAGGTCAAGATAAGAGAATCGGTTTAAAAAAACTCTCAGAAAAGTTTGAATTTAATCACAAAATATATGATGTAGGTTGTGATAATTTATTTGATATAATTCAAAAAACTTGGGAATCAGATAAATTTGTTGAAGGGAATAAGAATCTTGGTGTTATTTTCACAGGATATAAAGGAACAGGAAAAAGTGTTGGTGCTAAACTATTATGTAATAGATTAGACATTCCTGTCATAATCATTCCTGATAATGAAATAGAGGGAATGGTAAGTTTTATTCAACAACTCGACTTTGAATGTATTGTTTTGATTGATGAAGCAGAGAAAACATTTAAGCGAGGAGAGAGTGATGAAGTATTACTAAAATTAATTGATGGGGTATATAATAGATCAAGAAAATTATATATTCTAACAACAAATACACTTAACGTAAATGAGAATTTACTTGGACGTCCTGGAAGAATTAGATATATCAAACAATTCGGAAATTTGTCAGAAAAAGCAATAAACGAATATTTGGACGATAATTTAAAAATTCCAGAAGAGAGAGAGAATATTCTTCAAAAAATCGATCTTCTTGAGATATCTACTATTGATATTCTTGGTTCGATTGTTGATGAAGTAAATATTCATAGAAAACTTTCTGAAGATACTTGCCTTAATATTCCTTTGGCTAAATATGTTTTCGATATCATGAAATTCCCTGTTGAAACAGAGGAAGATGTAACAAGGATTAAGGAAATTCTTCGTCCAGGAAGAGCTAATTTCCCAGAATGGCTTGGAAAAGATTGTGAGATGGAAGATAAAGATTCAGATACTAAGACAAATGAGGATTATTGTAGTAATATCCTAGATGGTTGGAAAACTAGAATGACATCTCAATTCTCAAGTCTCTGGAAAAATCAAGAACTTAGTATTGGAACCATTCTTGAAGATCCTGATGAAGACGGATTTATTCTAGTTAAGGATATATATGGGGATGGCGAAACATTAGTTAAGATAATTAGACAGAAAGGTAATCCAAGTTTATATCGAGGTGGATTAATGTTCTGATAATAAAGATATAGAGTATTTGAAGACAGAGGGTGGCAAGTCGTGAGATTATGGCTGCCCTCATTTTCTTATTTATGTAAATTATGGGAAAAAAGAAAAGAATAATAACTAGTTTTTCAGATGTTATTACAAATTCAAGCACTGAAGTATTTTTAATTCAAGGACCAGATGCATTAAGACAGATGATTGGTACTGGAATATATAAAAAATATCAAAAAGATTTCCTTGTTCTAAAAACTGAGGAAGATGTTGAATATTTCTTTAGATTTCAAGGAAAGAAAGGATTTAATCATAATTATTCAATATGGGATTTAAAACCTCTACTAGGAAATCTATTTAACTTATACCTTGATATGAACAATGAATTCCCTGATAAAGAAGATGATATTTGGGAAATGTTTAAACCAAAGATTATGGAGAGATTAAAGGGAACTATTGTATATATTGATATTAAACATAATCAAAAAATTATGAATAGACTTTATGAACTGTATCCTGATGATAAAGACTATTCTTATGAGTTAGATAACTTAGAAACAAAAGGATTTAGATATGGATGGAGTCTTGACTGATACTTCGGGAATAACAACAAATAAATTCTATGTATATACAGATGAAAGAAACCCTCGATATTCTATTTGTTGTTTTAGACTTGGGAGTCAGGTAAAACTATCTCTCCCTAATGAACTTTTGAACCTATTTGGAGGTAACCCTGAAGAAAATATTTATGCTGTAGATCATATTATTTGTTTAAGATTCGAAATAAAACAACCTATCCTAAAACAACTAACATTATCTAAGGTATGCAAAAGTATAATTGATATAGTTGCACTTACTCCAGAAGAATTTAAGAGTAATGCTGGAACTATATCACGGCGCCTGAGATTACTAACGTTCAATCAGATAATTACAACGAAGGAATATATTAATAAAGCAACTTTCATTCGTAACTTAGGGACAAAAGTAACATTATCAGAAGAATTACTATATATTATAAAAAATTATGAGCAAAAGACGTTTAATCACTAGTTATTCAGATGTAATAACTAATTCAAGTACTCAAGTTTTCTTCTTAGATATTGAAGAAAAATTAATAAATCTTCTAAATGAAAATAATATAACTGATAAAGTGATTATTATAAATTCTAAAGAAGATGTAATTCGTGCTGTTGAATTTTATCAGAAAGAAGAGGATAGTAGGGGATACGGAAATAGTGAGATATTCAATCTTATTAATTTCGTTTATGAGTGGTATGATATGTATACTGAATATGGTAAAGGAGATAAATGGAAAGAACTTAACGATGCAGGTAAAACCGATAGAGAGATTATTGATTTTATTTGGCCATTAATAGACGGGGTTATCGGAAAAGTATATTATTCATTTGCAGATGATTGTGGTATACCTAAAGAAGCTGATATTCTTTGGGAAAATGGATATAATAGTTACAGAGAATAATAAATAGAGTTATTATATAAAACTATACTTAAAATAATAGGTATAGTTTTTATTTTTCTTCCCTTAAAACTCTTAATGATGTAGTAGATAGTTGTGTTCTGCTACCGTAAAATAAAATATATGAATTATGGATAGAAAAGAAGAATTAATTAATCTCTTAGGTATTTTTCTAGGAGATTCAAAGAAACAATCAGAAGAAGTTAAACCTAAGATTGTTGAGATATGTAAGGAGAGATTTGATAAGATCTATGAAGTTTATAGAAAATATGGATTAACTAATTCATGGTATGATGAATATGATCCTACTCGAGGAAGTCTTTGGTTAGATGATAATTACAATGAGGATGCTATCAATGATGAAAGTATTTGTTTAGAATATACAGATAGTTGGGGTTATGGTGGTAGTTGTCATTGTTATATGGATTTAAAATTTTCTCAACTTGAAGATTCTTTTATAGAGACGCTAGATAAATCCCTTAAGAGTACAAGAATTGCTTCATTAAAGAGAGAAATAGAGTTACTTGAAACTCAATTAGAATCTAAGAAAACTTATTTAAGAGAACTGAAAAATGGCAATGAAAACGAGTAATACAAATATTGAATTAAGTAATGATATCAAAATTTCTGATTCTGTAGTAAAAGCTGTAGTTGAAAAAATTCTATCCTCTGCACAATCGGATGAGATTTTAGATATAGTTATTAATTATCTTCGAGGTTATCTAGAGAAAATAATGGATAATCCTGAGATAATAGTAAATAATGAAGAGAGATTAGTATCTACTGTAGATAAAAGAATCTTTGGAGATTTTAATTTAATGCAAAGATTACATAATATAGAAACAGCTATAACTAATATTAATAGTGTTATTACAGGAAATAATATTTATTGGAATAGTAATCAAGAATTTTTCTGTAATTCTCCACTACGTGATATAGCAAGTGAAATAGCTGATATCAAATGTAGAATTGATATGTTAAAAAATGAATTTTATATGCTACAAAATCAAATTCCTTAGCATTCTGAAGAAAAAAATAAAAAGAGGATCAACTTGACTAATTAAAGTCAAGACCTCTTTTTTTTCTTTGTAAATTTCCTTTTGTTTAGTTATAGTCTCTTGATATATAAAATCAAAAGGAAATCTTTAGTTTCCATTTCTGTTTCGATCTTGAGTTTAACCTCGTGATCTCATCAGGTTAGGAATTCACCTAACTACAAAAATGAAAATGGAGGGAAATTTTGTTATCCCTCCGGTTAGTCATCAATGAATTCTTCTTCATTGCTGTTAAATAGTTCCGGAATCATATATCTAAACCAATAATAAATTCCGGTAGTTCCCATAATTATTGCTGATATTGAATAAATTATATCAAATCCTAATATCCAAGCAATTCCTGCTAATATCATTGTCATAAAAATAATGACTTCTGTTATCTTTTTCATAATATATTAATTTTGTTAATTATTGTCTCTAAACCCAAGTTAATCCATAACTCGGGCTGGTTGTTTTAGCTTATTCAGCTTTTACTTCTTCAGCAGGTTTTTCTTTTTCTGCATCCGGTTTTAGGTTGACGGTTTCTTCTACCAATTTTTCCAAATCCTCATCTCTAAGACCTTTCGGTTTGAGTTTTTTATAGGCTTTTTGACATCCTAAGGTAGTTGCTACTCCTAATGCCATTCCTGCTCCAGCTGCTACTGCTACAACTTTTGTTGCACCAAATTTCGTTACTGCTGAGTTAATTAGTTTCATAATTTTTCCTCCTATTATTTAAGTTATTAATTTTGTTAATTATTGTCTCTAAACCCAAGTTAATCCATAACTCAGGTTGGTTGTTTTAGCTTATTCAGCTTTTTTTTTCGGTTATTTAAACATTTTTTAGTTTTCTTATAACCATAATCAAATACTACTTTTGCTGCTATTCCTGCTACAAAAATTCCAACGTTTTTTACAACTGCTTTCATAATTTTATAATTTTTTGTTGTTAATATTCTTTTGTCTCTATTTTCTAAGTAAATTACTTAGAAATGGTTGTTTTTACTTTAAGCTTCTCTCTTAAAGATTTCTAACTTAGAATTATATATAATCTTTATAATTTCCTCATCGGTATTTATCATAGGTTATATATAATAATTTAACTGTATATTAAATCCCTCTAAGTTCACATCCTATTACTAATAACTCTAGACTATACAGGTCCTTTATTATATTCATAGTTCACCACATATATTTGGCTACATGTCTTTGATATATTCCTCTTGATAATCCTTTATCAGGTTTATCTCAATATATCGTGGCCTTATAATATTATCTACTATAAGGAATTTATTTAATTTTTATTTATTTTGTTAAACTCGGCTAAATGCACGTTATAAAATTTGTTAGTGCTTGCCAAGTTATGTGTCCAACCTTTTTTACGCGCTGGCCTATGAATCATACTGAGGCTATAACAACTTTCCTCTTTTCCTGTTTCTAAATTCTAAATACAGTAAGTATGTTCCCAGAACTATTTTTACATCGCCAAGCCGATGTCAAGTTAGCAAATCTTGAATTTCAATATATTCCTTCCCTTCTGGCACCTTTAGTATAGGTAATATATCTAAGTTATATCTATGTATAACGCTAAAGTATAAAAGACATAATATATCCTTTAAATTAGATATACTATGTCTTTAGGTAATATCAGATATTTCTATCTTTTATTACATATATAAGGCTAATAGGGTTTCTTAGACGGTATTATTTTAACCTCTTAGGAACTCTATTTTCCTTTCATATATAAGGTTTTTAGTCTTTTCTAGACGGTAGAAAAATAAAGGGTGGAATTACCCACCCTTTTCTTACTTAACTGCAAGCAAAAACGTTTTATAATCAACAACAGACTTTCGATATATACTATCTATGTCAGCGCCAATCAAATAGAGGGATTGTTTATAATCTCTCAATGTTTCTGGCTCATTGATATAATATTCGACTAATCTGTTTACTATTGTTTTTATTAATCGCAGTTTTCTTATTACGTAATCTCTATTAATCGAAGGAACATCAAAATCCTTTCCTTCAATCGCATACTTGTTTAAGATAGCTGTATAGTTGTCATAACTATCTTTTAGTTTATCTACTATTCCATTGGATAAACTATTTTCAACTGAGACATCTATGTAATTTTTTACTCCGTCTCTTAATAATCCTAATGCACTTAATATTGTCATTAGTGTGTTAAGTTTTTCTATCATATTCCTTTTCTTTTAAGTTTGTTTTTTATTCTCACTTATAAGGCTTTCAAGGAATATCAGACTAGCAAAATACTTCAGCGTCGTAATAGCCTTTTTCTAGTGCATTTAAGAAAAATTCAACCTCTTCTGCAGACATAGGAGCAAAACCATGAGCATCAACACCTACATCTAATCCAAATCTCTTAATCATTTGTCTTCCATGAATATGTCCAAAAAGATTATACTTTTTTGTAGAATTCATAGGTTCATGTACAAGTGCTATCTCTTTTCCTAGGAGTTTTGTTTCTGCTTCAGTTAGGAATACTTTTGAAAAACCAGAATCTATAAGCTCTCCTATAAAATCAGGTATATCTAGATTTCTTTCAGATTTTTCTTTAATCTCATAATTTCCACAAACTAATCGAATATCTCCATTTAAATATTTCAAGTAACTTCTATCACCAAAATCTCCAAGATGCCATACGATAGCTTTAGGAGGAACTTTAGTATTCCATCTCTCTACCATAGTCCAATCCATATCTTCAACATTCATGAAAGGACGTTTAGATAATTCCAAAGTTCTTTCTGCGCCGAAATGTGTATCGGAAGTAAAAAACTCTCTTGAACTGGACTCTCTATTAGATATTTCTTTCTTTAACTCAGATATACATTCGTCTAAAGAGCTATATACATTTTTTATTCCATATGCTTTAGCTTTTTCGATCAAGTACCTTCTTCCGTGTATTTTCGGCGCAATTCCTAAGATTATATTTTTCTTTCTAACTAAATTTTCGGTAAGTTCGATTTTAGTAGTTTGTGCATAATCTCTTCCTGGTATATCTTCAACAGCTTCAGGGATCCAAAATAATATAAAATCTGATACTCTAAGTCCAATTGTTTCCCAATCTACCTGTTTTTTATATTCAGCATCAGATAAACCTCCAGAAATTTTCTCTTTTCTTCTAGGGTTTATCCAAGTTACTCCCTGAATATCTGGAACTGTTTCTTGCCACTCTGGAGCTCCTTGAATAGGTCCTCCCAAAAATACCCAAGTATCTTCTTTCTTGGGTAATTGTTCTATTGCATAAATCATTTTCATTTGAAATTTATTTTTGATTCTGTATCTGCTAATTTTATAAGGTATGGTATTCTAAAATTTCCATACATACTTTTAATAACTTCAGAATAATCTTTATCTTGATTAATTGAATCTACATATAAAGGATTTTTACTATTTCCTCGAAAACATTGAAAAGTATGTAGATTATTATCACGGTAATAACTTTTCGCAATTCCAATAATATTAAGATTCTTTCTTCCAAGTTTCTTATATAGATGTGCTCCTAGTCCTGGTTTAGGTTTTTCAAAAGATTCTTCATCATTCCACAACCAAACATGAGAATCTAATATGATTGTATCGAATTTATCAAGATCTATATTTTCTAATAATTTTACAATCCCAGGAAGTTCTCTTTTATAAAATTCTCCAGGAATATAAGAATCGAAATTGTTAATAATAATTGAAATTCTGTCTATAGGTTCATTATCTTCCCAGTTTTTAAAAATAATTCCTGAGATTTTTCCTAAACACTCTTTTTCTTTATAATATCCATCAATTATTATCTTATTCATTTTTTAATAATTTTCTTATTTAGATACTTCTTTTTCTTCTCATAATCAAATTCTAATCGATCTAATTGATTTTGAATAGTAGAGTTCCAACCTTCAATGGCTTCTTCTTCTGATTCATATAGTTTATAATTATCTAAGTTATATCTATTAGGAGTTAATTGAAAGTAGCCAACTATCATATTAGTGGTTTTGTTTCTTAAAGGATACCAGGTGGTGTTTCTTCTATATCCAGATCCTTCTTCTTTTCCTAAAACTACTTCTTGCGGAGAGTTTATATTTTCAAGTTTATAACTATACGGACCGATATAGAATCCAAAAGTCCAGAACGTTTGTCCTATAAGTTTATCAAGTTCTTCATATGTTTCTGGCTGTTTCATAATTTTTCTATTTTAGAATTTAAATATCTCAATCTTTCTTCATAATCATGTTGAAGTTTATCTTTTTGATCCTGAACAACTGCATTATAAGCTTCTACACACTCTTCTCTCGTTTCAAAAAGATATGGTAGAAAAAATCTTATGTGATAATTTTTGAAAACTAGATTTTTATTTTTACTTTTTAAAATAAGAGAATAATCACTTTTTTCATCCCAATTAGTTACTAAGACTTCGATGGGTTTTACTAACCTTGTACATTTATAAGATTTACTAGAAAATTCTAACATAAAATACCAAAGTGACTTGGAATTTTCTTTATATTCTAACAATAATTCTTTTGTTATCATATTAATTTGGATTTTATATATTTAAGCTTTTCTTCATAAAAATGTTGAAGTCGATCTACGGTATTATGAATTTGAGCGTTATAATATTCTTTACATTCTTTTTCAGTATCGAATAATTTCACAAAAAATTTACATTCTGAATCTTTTCTTTCTTTATAACCCTGAAAAGATCCAATTACAGAATTATCAGAAACTTTTCGAAGATATAATAAATTATCTATATCAATTTTTAAAATAATTTCTGCTGGTTTTATGATACTAGAGCATCTAAAAGTTTTCTCCCTAAAACTAATACAACTATACCAAAATGTTTTATCCTTAGGGAGATTCATTATTTCTTTCGCTGTTAATTGTGTTATCATTTTATTATCCGTTTTTTAAGATTTCTTTCGGTGGATTTCCATTGAGTTTCGAAGAGTTTCAATTTATCTTCGATATATTTATTCCTGTGTTCAATACATTCACTTGGAGTATTAAAGAATTGATAATGAAGTTGATAGTTTTTTATTATTTTCCCGCTATTCAGTATCTTTACTATCCTAGGAATACCACCAAATTCATCAACAACTTCAGCTTCAGATGGTGGAATATCTCTATAAACTCTTCCAGTATCTGATATTTGTAATGAATAAATCCAAACTGTTCTCATAATTCTTTACATTTAATTAGAGTCCACTCTTTATAATTCATTCCTCCTGTTTTAGTATCGAAATGCTTGATAATTTCCTCGAATGGTATTAAGAAGGTTCCAAGAGATTTTGCTAACTCAGAATTAAAACCTACATCAACTTTAAGATCATAAATACTATTAATATATTCAGTAAGGTGACCATGAACGTGACCAAATAAGTGAATAGATCCATGAGGTTTATGATTCCAAGATACAAAGGGATAATGACACATAGTTACCATATAATCTTTTCCTGAATGCTCTATATGAACATCAAGAATATCAGAGATTATTTTGAAATACCCTTTAAGCGGTGCCTGATCAAAATAAAGTCCATAGTTATCATGATTCCCAACAATTTTATAAATATTTTTACAAGGAATCTGATTTAAGACATCTTTTATATCGTCAACAGGCATTTTCCAAAACATATCACCTAAATCGAATATAATATCTTCTTCTTTAGTTTTTTTAAGTTCCTCTAAGATATAATTATTCATTTCAGTTACATCTTTAAAAGGTCGAGAATCATATTTTATTACATTTTCATGACCATAATGAAGATCTGATATAAAATAGATTTTTCCAGATCCAGCAGTTGTAAAGGGTTTTTTAATCTTCATAATCTTTTGCTATTTTTATTAATTTATTCTCTTTATAATATCCGATAATATTATTAAATACAATAATCTCTAAATCTGTAGTATCTAAATCCTCTATATCCAAATTATGTTTAGAGTACTCTCCATAATCCATATCAACTTTAATATAATTAAATGTTTTGTTTACATAATATAATTTTTGAATATTTCCTGATATAGATTTAGATTCTAAACTCTTATAATCAAACACAAGATCTTCAAGTGTATCTAATCCAGTAAATTCAAGGACTTTAAGTAATTTAGTTATTACTGAATCTACTAAACGTTTCCTATAAAGTTTATTTAACTCTATTAATTCTTTCCTATTATTCATAATCTTCGAGTTTCCACTTACGTGAATAATCTTTTTTACTTTTATGAGTGATACTAGGTCTTAAGGATACTAACTTTCCTGTTTCTTTAATTTCATTATCTCTCCTAACTTTTTCGGCTAGGGAGATTAATTTCTTTTTCTTCTTTTTCATATGATTATTTTATTACATTTATAAGGAAATCCAAGTTCCTTATATGTGAAAATAAATAAAAGAATTATGATTAGATGTTATGAAGCTAAGTTATCAAAAAATTTAAACCCTAGAGTTAGAAGTTTTATCATGAAAGAATGGATGGAGAAGAGAAATACTTATGGAATTGAATTGAAGAAATATATTATAGATTCTTCATCAGTAGATCAACATCCAGTATTAGGACTTTATATAAAAGATCAAAAAGTGTTTGGAGATAATATACTAGTAGATAATAATTTTTCAGAAAGATTATTAGGAAGACATGTTATTTACTTTCTTAACTCAATAAAAGAAAAACAATTAGGGTTTTATAAGAGAAGGATTCTTAATTTTTATCCTGTGAATTATGAAGAATCCATTTTCTCTGAAAATAAAATGCGTTCTAAACTTGTTAAAGTGATTGGAATGTTTGGTGAAAATAACTATAATGTACTAGGAATTATTTATGGAGATGTATATCAAGTTAGAGAAAATTATAGAGAATTATTTTATAATATATGGAATTCTAAAGTAAATGGAAATTATGAAAAACCTATTAATCTAGGGAAAATAGAAATATAAAAAAAAGAGGACTGTAAAAAGTCCTCTAATTATTTTTCTTTATTTTGTAATCTCTAATAATGTCTTGGAGATTAGATTTATAGCACCTTCCACATCTCGATAATCACATACTTCAACTTGAGTATGCATATTTCGTTGAGGAATAGATACTAACATAGTTTCACAATCAAAAGCACCTTCTTGAATTGCTGAAGTATTTGTTCCTCCTGCATATGAAGCTGCAAGTTGATATGGAATTTCATTAATCTCAGCAACTCCGATCATTTTACAGCGAAGATTCCAAGATTTATCAGGTCCATTCATGATAACAGGTCCTTTCCCAAGTTCTATATCTCCATAGGACTCAGGTTTTATTCCTCTACCTTCATCCGTGGCGAAAGTAACATCTATATCAATCGAAATATCAGGATTTACTCTTTTACTTGTTACCATTGCACCTCTTAGACCTACTTCCTCCTGAGTATTCGCCACGCCATAAAAAGTATATTCATCAAAAAGTTCCCTAAAGTCTTCATAATTCACCACGTTCCTTAAGACTTCAGCAACAATAAATACTCCAATCTTATCATCTAGTCCTTTAGATGCAAATCGATTCTTCCCAAGATGTTCTATAAAATTTGCTTCAAAAACAACTCTACTACCTATCTCTACTAACTTCATAGCTTCTTCTTTAGATTCAGCGCCGATATCAACAAGAAGATCTTCAATAGGAATTAATTCATTTTTGCTATTATCATCATACTCTACATGAATTGGCTTTTTCCCAATAATACCTGTTACATATTCTCCTGGGTGACCAATTTTAGAAATTTTAACTATACTTCCTGGGAGAACTTTTTTATCTATTCCCCCAAGATTAATAATATTTAGCATTCCTTGGTCTGTAACATTTTGTATCATCATTCCAAGTTCATCAATATGTGCAGAAATCATTACTTTCTTACTCCCTGAACCTACCTTAAATGCTACATTTCCCATTTTATCAGTAAACTCTTCTATCGCAAACTTAGAACAATAATCTTTAAATACCCTAGTTGCTTCCTGTTCAAAACCGCTAGGACTATACGATCCCAACAGTTCTTTTAAAAATTCTACAGCTTTTAATTCTAACATCTTTCTTTAATTAAAAATAAATATCGTTTCATGTAAATTTCTTTCAGTTCTCACATTCCAATTATACTTAAGAGAGTTTGGAATTTCATCATCTAAGATCATTAATCTAGTATGAATAAATAAATCATAATAAATATCTAAGTAAAAACCAGAGCTAATTCTTGATAATTCTACTCTATCTATATGTTCTACATCTTCATAAGTAACTATAATTTTATTATCTATCTGAAATGCTGAGAAATATTTTAAGATTTCTATAGTTAAATTATAATAGTATACTTGATCTGCCGCTGATTTACATCCAATTATTCCACCAGAACCACTTCGAATTATACCTAACTCCTTAACCATTATAATCTAGGTGTAATAACTTGATAAAATCTAACTTCATCAATCCCACAATCAATTCTTCCTGCACAGTTCCAAGTTACATGAGGATTTGCTGTTTCCCAACATGATTTATGAATAATTGTGTAGCTTCCATGATTAGAGGTACATATTCCACAATCTGAAAAATCCTTCCAATCTTTAATATCACGTGCTCCATCAATTATTTTACTATCATAATAACCAACATCTTCTAGAAGTTCAATTATATCCTTACTAACTTTTCCGATATAAGCTGAATTAAGAAATTGAATACCTTCTCTAGGAAATTTATCTTGAAGTTCATTTATGGTTGCTTTATGATAACCTTTCTTTTGATTATCTTTTATCCAATCTTCTCCATTAGTAAACCATTGTCCGAAATCTGTATCTCCTCTAAGAGCAGCTATCCCAAGAGCTAGTTCTTTAGTTACTCCACATTGAATTCTTTTTACAAGAGATACTTTTCCAGATGAAGAAAATTTAATAGCTTCTCGAGTTATAGCTGTATATTCTCCAGTCTCTGCACAAGTAATAATACAATTTCCTTTATCTGGATTAAAGGCTAAACCAGTTCCAACCATTTCAGAATATCCTAGATCTTCAAACTCTTTCCTAAGTTCTGGTGTATTTTGATCTAAGATAATACTATATAAATAATCTTTCCTCTTCATTTAATATCTAGGTTGTTTAATTATATATTCTAAGTTATTGTCTTTATAGTAACCGTTTAATTCCTTTGAGCTACATAAAGGAGTAAATCCATTCTCCCCAAATGTATACTCACCTCGGAAAGAATCAAATACAATAAAATCATCATCTCCTCCATTAGCTGGATTAGGAATAAATTTAGCCCATGTTTTAATTAGACGCTCCCTTTCCTTTGGCCATATGAAAAATCTCTGCTCTGAAACTTCTTCCTCTATGGCTAGTTCGATATCAACCAAAGCATCTTCAACTACATCAGCAAGATAAACCTCATCTTTTGTTCCATCTGCTTTTCCGAGATCTATTTCTAGTTTTTGCATAAACAACTCTTCAAGAAGTTGATCTTTTTTATCTTTTTCCATTTTCTTATACGGTTTATAATTTGGTGTATATAATCTAGAAACCCATCCAGAAACAGATTCTTTATTTCTGGTGAGAGCTCCTATAATAACTATTATTTTAAAAATTACTGCAATTACTAATAATAATGCTATTAAAACTAGTAAAAAATTCATTTATTTTTCTCTATCTTTTTAATTGAAAATAATACTTTATCTCCTATTTTATATGTTGGATTATTACTACTAGGAATTCTTTCACTTAATCTAATATCTCCATTAGAACCAATTTCGTCCCCAGCGATGTAATAAACAGTACTAACGCCGTAAGAATTTAATCCTCTATCAATAGATTTTATAACTAATTCCTTACTATATTCTACTTTATATTGTGGTAAATCTTTTCCTTTACTATCACAACTCACTAATCCTATAACAAGACTGACGATTATTAATAACTTTTTCATAATTACTTTCTTAATAATTCATTACATACGCTCTTTATTCCTTCTAACCTAGCTTGTTCATAAGAAGGATAGTTTAGATTATTACTACTCAATGAACCATTCTCCATTGAGATAGCAAATATAAATCTTTTCTCTCCTTCCTTATTAGTAAATGGATATACGAGAATGATAATATCCTTATGTAATCTTATCCATTCTACTATTTCTACCTCAATTCTCTTTTCTTTTATTGGCTGTTTATATCCAAGTTTTACTAATTTTTCCAGGACTTCATCATCTACCATTATACTTCAGTTTTTATATAGATTTTCCCCTCTTCAAGTCGTTTTTCTATATCAACAATCCTCCATCCATATTCATCAATTAACACCCTCTTTAAAGTATCAATATAACTATCTGGAATTAGATTAGGATTTATATAGACCCAAAATTGAAGAAAAGGATCTTTATAAGTTTCTGAACTAGATTTATAAGATTCATAAGCTTTACTCATCCCTTCAGCTGCTAAATCAAAAAACTCTTCTGGTGTAATTCGAAGGTAACTAGCATAAATAAATTCTCTCATTTTTCTTTTAATTTAAAAAAATCATAATCGTAATCAGTTTCAGTTCCGTCTTCTAGAACATAATGTTTCCTGTATGTTATTATCTGAACAACATTATTTCCAGGAATATCATTTACTATAGTATCTTCTATAATTTCAGTATCTGATCCTAACCAGTTCTTTTTTAGATGATTTTCTGTAGTATAATAAACATTTTCTTGTATTCCTTGAGTTATTGTTTTTATTTTAGTTGGGTAAATTTCATTAGAGCTAAATTTATGTTTAACATAAATTTCATCACCCTCTTTCAATCTAACCCTTCCTGTCGAGTCTGAATAAATTTTAATAACTCTTTTACATCCACTAAATAAACCGAACCAACCATCAGGTCCATCTTTATAATCTACATAAATCTTTCCTACTTCCATAATTCATCCAAAATATAAAAATGGATTATCTTCTGAATCTTCTTCAATTATCTCAAAATCAGATCCAGAACAATCTTTTAAATTTATCATATACTTTAAAAGTAAGTCTACACCATAATTATAAAAATAAGGTTTATCTTTATCATATGATGCAATAGATTCTCCTTTACCATTTACTACTTTTACATAATTCTCATTTTTAGAATCCAATGATGCTTTTATTCCCTCATCTGTAAAATTCTTTTTCGCATGTTCTTCTGCAAATCTTACAAGTGGATTTATTGTTTCTCCGGATATACGAATTTCTTTGTTAATGAGATTTTTAGAATAAAGAACAATCTTATCTATTACTGAGAAAGTATACCAATTATCAGAACCTATCAACTTAAACCAAGGACTACCAGAATCATCAAAATAAACTCCTGTAACTCTAGTATAATTTCCATCACTTGTTTTTATAATAGGTTTATATCTTAATCTTCTACAAATTTCTTTTAATAAATTAGATCTTTTCTCCAAACACATCTGCGAAAGGTTTTAAATTTCCATTTGGATTATGATCTCTTCCTGAATTTCCATCATCGAGAATAGCAAAACATATTTCTTCAAATGCTCCAATAAATTCTGGTTCTTCCAAAACTTCCTTAAATAATCTTGCTACATGAGAAGGTGGATTTTTAAATGCTCCACATCCAAGTGCCCCTAGAACAAGTTTAGTATGATTATTATCTAAAGCTATTCTAAGGATTGTTCTTATTTTTCCTTTTACAACAGGAACATATTTTTTCATCATTTCTCCAGTATTCTTATCAATATCAGGTCTTACTACTCCTGCCACTGAAATTACATTACATTTAAAATAATTACCTACAGTTTCATAAGTTCCTGGTTTTCTATAAACGCATACCCCTGGACTATATATTCCTCCATAAACTGGAATAGGGTAGGAGAAGTCATTAAGAACTTTTCCTGAATAATAATCTCCAAAGTATTCATCCCATTTTTCAGGAGAGTATAAATATAGGGATAATAGCAAATTACTTCTTCTACATAATTCTTCTTCCTGAGCTCTAGAACCTGTTTCAACTCCTCCACCTGGTCTTTTAGATGAAGCCATATTAAGAACTGCACACTCTGAACCCAATTCCTTTGCTTTTTCAAAGGTATCTATATTCTGTACATATATTTTAAGAGGAGTTTGAAATTTAGGTTTATTATTTCCTTTTTGAATAGACTTATACATTTTTGATTCATATATTAATCTATCTGTTTCTGGAAATTCTATATAATTATCCTTATATTCATACTCTCTAGAAATAATATCTTCTATTACTTCTTCAAAAACTTTAATTAATTGTTCTTTTGTTTTCATATCATTAATGATTTTGAATTATCTAATAAATTATATTTCACAATCCCACACTCATTACAATTATCCTTTGAGAGAATACATTGACTACAGTAATTTAATTTACCTGAATCTATTGTATATCCTCTTCTTTGAAATAATCTAAGGTTTTTCGAAAAATGACTTATTTCCTTTGATGAATATTCCATAAAAACTCCATATTCAAGATTTTCAAGAGTTACAAGTTCTTTTATTCTATTTTTTATGAAATCCAAAGTAACAATACTTTTTTCATTTAATTCCTCTACAAAGTCTATAAGAACACTTTCATTTATTCTCACACGTTTAACTATTCCTTTACGATTATTTACTGGATAAGAAGTAAGTAGAGTGCTATTTATTTTATCTCCAGAGAAAAAGAATTCATTAGGTCTGGTAGAAGGTTTAAAATTACATAAATCACATTCTCCAGAAAATTTACATACCTTCTTACATATTATATCAGAAATTCCCGGGAAAGATCGAAAAATCAATCTGCTATTTATTATATCAGTATTAGATACTAATATATTTGTTCTGTCTCCATAATATCTATGATCTAGGGAACATCCTAATTCTAAATCTACAGTTTCATATCTAAAACTTCCAAATAATCCTACTACACCAGTTACTAATTTAATAAGAATAATTTCATCAATACTATCATAAGACCAAGTAATTATATCTCCTGGAAGATATTTTTGATAGTATAACTTTCTTTTAGTATTCTTTGTCATAACGTGCTAAATTATTATATGCATCCGTACTATAAAAACTAGTTAGATCGAAAAAAGTCGAGAACTCTCCTTTAGGATTTAAAGGTGACTCTGGATGATATCTATCTAGGATAATATTAAATCTAAATTCATTACTCCAATCTTGCCTTATTTCTACAATTATTAAAGGGTGTTCTGGTCCAAATGCTGCATATTCACCACTACCCCATAAATATCCAGGAGACTGAAAATAAACAATATCACCTACTTTATAATAATCTGGATCTAACCTTCTTGCTACTACTTGAGGAATTCTGGCTAAGCTTTCCTCCTTAAGATGTTCCATTATTTGAGGGATAATTGATGTATAATCATGCTCTATGATTTCACATTTTTTATCAAAATCATCTGTACTCATTCTTTCTGGAAATATAGATGATCCCCAACATACTTTATAATAAGATCCCTTCGAATCAAAACCATTACTATAAACAACTCCTATATCTCCAGTATCTTTATTTTTGACTCTTGATTGCGTCCAATTATCTACTCTCATCTGTTATCTTATTAATTATTTCATTTTTTGCCTTAGTCCAACCATCTTTAAATGATTCTCTTTCATTTCCGACTGTATAAATAAAAAATCCAACAGTCATAATAATTATTCCTAAAGGCTTATACCACTCAATTATTTTAATTCTGAATGGTGAAAATGATATCTCTGTATGTCCTAAATACAGGAAAAATACAATTAATAATACTAAATAAACTATAACCTTCATCATATTTCTATTTTATAAGTTTTATCTTTCATTACTACTAATTTTCCAGGAACTGACATTAAACGATCTTTAACACTGTCTAAAAATGTATCTAATATTATAACATCGCCAAAACTTGAAATACTAATATAACATGCATTGAGATCATCAGTCCATCCAAAAAATACTTCTTCAGGATCAGCACTATCCCATGGAGAAAGCACTAAACGAGGCAATCCATCTTTTAATCTTATTGCGGTAACAACTTGTAAATCTTCTTCTAGATCATACAAAAATACGTATCCAGCTACTTTTACATATTCTTCCGTTTCCATATAAGTTCTTTTAAAATTGGCAAAGATTTCTCCATATATTCAACTAAAATATCTTCAAAGAGAAAATATTCTCGATTCATTACTCCAAAAGAATCTCTAGCCATATGATGTAATTCATGAGACCAAGTACTTAAAAGTTCAGATTTGGTCACTTTTCTGCTTTTTGGAATCATCATTATAAATTTTTTCTTACCAGCTCTTGAATAAACCATACCATTTACTGGAGGAGGTCCTATTCTAATGATATCCTTATCTGTCTTATCATAATAGATTCCAGAAGTGGACATTACATAACTTACATCACCCTTAGATAGTTTTCCAGAGATTTCTTTTTTCTTCTCTACCTCTAAAAGAAGATCATCTATGTATATAAAATCTAAAAGCTGTTGAGAAACTAAATATCCAAAAATATAAGCTTCTGTTTCACTATCAACTATCCCTCGTGAGGATGAAATTATATTAACAAATTTACTAGTTTTTCTAAATATCCACTTTACTTTTTCTTTTGTAGTTAGATTTGACAAGATAGTGATCAAATAGCTTCTACGATTATTAACAGCTAATTCGTATCCTTCTGACCTTGGTATAATTCCATATAAACCTTTAAAAGCTTCAAGAGAACATTGAATAGTAGTTAGTCTTGTATTAAATATAGAAATATCATAATATGCATATTTAGAACCAACCTCCCTTCTTAAGTTTTCTTGGTAACACTTTTTATTAAAAAATTCTGCTCTTTCTAATAAATCTAATACATCTTTTAACATTTTCTTTTTTATTTTATTACATTATTAAGGATTTAAACTCTTATAATTGTTATGAAGAAAAAGAAAATGATAAAGATTGAATACTATTATCGTAGTGTTGAGACTAATAAGTACACTTATGTAATAATAGATAATAGAATTATTCTCTTATTAAAAAATCAATTAAAGAGAGTTTCATCTAATTATTTATTACACCACATAGAGTATAAAGATATTTGTTTTAATTTTTATAGAGACGCTACAAAAATAAAGGAAGAAATTATATCTGGAATTAATTCAGAAGATATTAGAAAAGCTTTAATTAAAGTAATAAACACTACTACTGGACTTTTTAATCTTAAAAAATCCATAACTCAATTTAATGAAATATATTATAATTATAAAAAATATTATGATAACTTTTCCACCAAACTTTAGAATATACGTAATAGAAACTCCTCTTAAACTAGTAGATATACACAATGCTCAAAATTATCTAACTTCTAAGGAATATAAAATAATATCAAATAGTTTTAGTGTATTTTCATTTCTAGGAAATAGAAATAATCTTCAAGAAGTTTCAAAGATTGTAAGTTTTTTGAAAGGTAATGATCACCTAGGAAAAAGTAAATACTATATTTCAATTACCTTAAATAATTTTGAAAAACCGTTCCGAAAAATCTGGACAGCAAAAAATATGACAAAATATGTATACAGACTGGATTTAATAACAAAAGAAAGTTTTAGGTATTTTAAAAAACATAATTCGGATATTATTACTATTGAAAAACCGAGTATTCCTGAAGAAGAATTTATTAAAATTATCTTGTATAATTCTTTAGCAATAATAGAGAACTGCGAAAAGGGATTAATAAACATAGATAATGCTGCTTATTATATGAGCAATTACAATTATTCTATTCTTAAACTATCTAAAGAAGAAGGTTTAATTTAGAAGAGAAAAAACTAACCAAGGATTTTATTTCCAAGGTTAGTTCTTTTTTTATTCGCTTTTTGCAGCGTCATGTTTACATATTTTGATCAAGTAAATATATTTATTAACAGTTTCGAAAAAATCATCTGTTCTGTTAATAATACCTGACCACATTAAATCATCTCCAGCTTCTCTTTTTATTCCAGTTAGTAATCCTCTAATATCTACTAAGAGATTTTCAAATTCTAATGCTTCTGGAAGAATAGGGCTTAATGTTCCTGGTTGAATAAATCCCCAGAGAGCTTGAGCATTTTCCATAAGAGCATCATCAAAATCTTGAAATTCACCATCAAAATCATCAATTAATTTATGGATGCTCATAGTGGGTGCTGAGAAATGCAGTTCTTTCAATCTCGTGTGTATTCCATGAAATTGATTCTCCAAATTTAAAATAAACTTATTATTCATAACTTTTTTAATTTATAAATGTTTTATTTTCATAAACTCTGATAATGTTGTTTGACTAACTCCTAATCTTCTAGCTACTTCTGCTTTACTCAATCCTTTCTCAAGTAATCTTGTAATTTCACTATCTTTTCCATCTAATTTACGCTTCCTAGGAATTCCAACAGGTCTACCTAATCTCACTCCATTAGATTTCATCATAGCTAATGCACATTTTGTTTTTCGACTTATTAGCTCTCTTTCTTTCTGAGCACTAATTATATCAAAGAAGGTTTCATATACGGACATAGAATCTTCTTTTATTATCTCCCCTTTCCAGATAGGTAAGATAGCAGCTCCAGTTAACATACAATGATTTATAATTGACATCACCATATATACATTTCTTCCAAGTCTAGAAATTTCAGTAACTAATATTAAATCCCCTTTCTTTATTCGATCTAATATTAATTTTCCAAGAAGTCTAGCACTAGGTTTTATAGCCCCTGAGATGCTCTCTTCTATCCATGCATCTACTTCAATTCCATTTTCCCTACAATACCTGTTTATTTCGTACCTCTGTACTTCTACTGTTTGTTTTTCTGTAGATACTCGTATATAACCATAAATCATTAGATAGTTTATTTTTTAGTTATTAATCAACTCTTCAAACAGAGTTTCTTATCAATAATTAGGCTTTCACTTAAAAAATAAAGCAAAAAGAGCATAAACCTTGAAATTCTTATATATGGACGAAAAATAAGCGCTAAAGTTTCTGTCTATAAAACAAATAGAAAAATTAACAATTTAGTGATTAAAAAAACAAGTAAAATTGATGCTAAAAATTTAGTATGAATTCGGGTGAGTGTAAACGAGAAGCCACGAGTAAAGCTACTGAGAGGTAGTATAACATTTTAATAAAAAAAATTAGTAGCTTTATGAATTACGGTAAAATCTTAAGCGTTGGCTTCAAAGTATTAGTTGCAGCAGTTGCAGGCGTAGCTGTATTTATTGGTGTAGATAAAATCAATACTAATAATGGCAATCAAAATGGTGGTTTTAGACAAAAAAGTATTCCTGACGATCCAAGTTTCTCTTCAGGATCAGAGTTTCAATCAAATAACAATACTCAGATCCAACAAGTAAAGAGAGATAGGAATGATAGTAATATTGTCGAGAAAATGAAAAATGTTCAGGATACTTGTGGAAGATTATTTACTTTCGTTCAATCATTGACAATGGTAGTAGATAATTTTAGCAGAATATTTAGAAATGATGGAAATAGTTATCTAAGTCAACCTTACTATGGTGACCCTTGGGGATATCGACAGCCTATTGATATGGGAAATGGCGTTTATTGGAATAGAATATCTCCATACATCATTGAAGCTTCGTCAACACCAGATCCAAGATATTATGGTCGATTATAAAATCTTAAGGAAAGGAAGGACTAAAGATTAATTAATTGCTACACCACCCAATAAAGAAGAAATATATATGTACGTTGTATAAAAATGCCTTCCGAAAATAATAAATTTATTATACAACGTACTTATGAAAGAACTTGTTATGCCATAGGAAATTATCCTATGGTTTTTATTTTTCGCTTCAAAACCTTATTAGTGTACAAAATAAAAGAGAAGTATGGAAAAAGAATTTGTTGTATATGGGAAAAAGAAATTTAACCCAGAGAAATTCAGAAAAATTAAAAACAGAAAAGGATGGTGTAAACCTAAAGCTGGATTATGGGCTTCTCCGATAGACTCTAAATGGGGATGGAGAGATTTTATAATATCTGTAATGGAATCCTGGAAGAAAGATCTACAAACATATTTTAAATTCAAACTTTCTTCTACAGCTAAAATTTATATCATTGATACATTAGAAGATTTATATCAAGTACCGTTTAAAAGAATATTAAAACTTCAACCTGCTCTTTCAGATTATTTAATTGATTTTGAAAAGATGGTATCCGAAGGTTATGATGGAATATTACTTACAGAGAATGGTCAAAATGAAACTAGAATGCCTGAGTTTAGTGGATTATACTATAACGGAAAAAGTTTTAATCTTTATGGTTGGGATGTAGAATGCTTATTAGTACTTAATCCTAGGTGTATAGTTCCAGTAAATTCACTAAAAAGAATCAACTTAAAGAATGGAAGGAATGCATGGAAGAAGAATGTAGTGATAGCAAGAACACAAAAATCTATATCTCAAGATGATCCTGAAATTTTAGAATGGAAAGGAGAAACAGAAGATACAATGATACTAGAAAGAGGATCAACATACGGTTCTAAAAAAGCATTTATCAGATCTCTCAGAAAGTTACAATATAAGATCGGAGATGATCCAACTTCAAAATTTATCTTGAAGTAAAAAAAGAATAGAGAAGAAACTTTAATTGTTCTTCTCTTTTTCTTTCTTCTATCTATTATATAGTCTGATTATCATATTCTTCTTTAGTTAATAAACTTCCTGAAAGATAATCATAAGCACTGATTAATTTAACAGATTGTTTAAAAGAATGAATCTCTTGTATTCGAAGTTCTCGTCTTTCTATGTCAAATACCTCTAGGAATTTAACTTCAAACCATGCAAGTTCTATCACATCAAGATCTTTCCAATATATAATATCTCCTGGTTGTAGAGAATCTATAAACTCTTGTACTTTCTTTTCTTCGGCTAGAATTTTTAATAAACTTTCTACTTCTACTATATTTTTTTGACTTGATCCTATTCCTATAATTGGATTAAATCTTCTTTTAATTCCAATAGATAATAATCCTATATCACCTCTTTTCATTATAATCTTTAATTAAATCGTTATACTTTTCTGGTATTTTCCCAAAATCTATATCTTTATATACTTGACCTATTCCATCTTCCATATATCTCAAAGAAAACATTAATTTCATAATCTCAATGTAACTATCTTTTGTATATCTAGGATCAGAACTGAGAATATATTCAAATTTTAAATTATCCTTAAAATAATTCTCGATTAAATATTTTTCAAATTCTTCAGGAGATAAACTACATAAATCCTTGGACTTATCACCGAATAATTTACTCGGCGCATTACATTCAAGAGTTCCAGTTATAGGATTAGTTGTAAATATAAAATCTATATCAAAATCAGATCTAGTATTTACATGCCTATAATCAAATCTAGGCGCCGAGGAATGTCTTTCGGTGATATCCCAAAATGAATCATAACACTCATAAAAATCATACTTCATAAGAATTGGTTTAAAATTTTTCATAAAGTATTCTAAGTTTCTATAATGTGCTCTAATAGTTCCTAATTCATGTTCGGTTGGGTTCTCTGATATCCATAATACTTTCTCAAAATTATCTTCGAACTCTTTACCTTCTACTATTATTCCAGTTCCTTCATCACAAAAAGAATTAGTCTTTTCTGGATAAGTAATCAAAGTCTTAAACCATGCTCCTGTGACTTCTACTCTCGAAAAATCAATCTCAAATTCAGTCCCTTCAGGAAGAGATTCTAGTTCTTTGGTATATTCTTCTGTATATCTTGTAAATAATGTAACATGCCCTAAAGTATCTTTCTTTTCTAAATCGGTATACTCTAAGTAACCACATATAAATTGATTTCCTGCAGAACTATATCCTCGCTGTACTAAGAAATCTATATAATCTTTAGCAGTCTTCATCTTTAAAAAAGTCAGTTAAATAAATAAATGTAAATGTAAGTGTAGTCCAATTATCTATACCACTAATAGTACTATATCCAGATATAATAACAGGATACTCGATTGGTAAGAAATAAGGATTTGTATATCCCTTAATACAATCATTTTCTGGACCATAGTATTCAAGATGAAAATTGTATAGTTCATTTAGTTTTTTATAAAACTCAAGCCATTCTTTAGGAGACTCTATTAGTTTTTTCATGCTCAAATCCATTATTTAATATTCCCAACCATTCTTCTGTTTTTTGTACATCTCTCTTCATCTCGGAAACATTCATCCAAGAAAAATAGAGAACAATACAATCTGGATAATCCTCCCTAGTTCTAAATACTGAAAATTCTATCTTATCACCTATCGACATCTCTCCATAAAATAAAATTTTTCCAGAATCAGAAAACTTAGAATATGTAAATGAACAATCTGAATTATTAATCATGAAATTTCCATGTTCTGTCGGAAATAGCTCACATAGACCATATTTTATTTCATTATATACTTCACGCTTTTTTGTCATACATTAATAAGTTTTATAATTCTTTCACGTATAGATATAGGAATTCTATCAATCTCAACAATACAAGGATTAGATAATAATTTTTCTGCCTCTACATAACCTTGACAAACAGATATTATTCCGGCCGCGTCTTCTATAATTGTTAAAAAAGCATAATACCTCGAATATGTATAAGTTATATTTTGAACTTTTATATATGTGTTTCTTTCAATAATATCTCCGGCCGTATTTTGATCCTCCATAGTTCGATAATAAACAGATCCTATTGTAACGCCTCCTAAACTCGACTTCATTAATTCAGAATAAGTTTTAGTATAACCTAGTGAAGGGAGAATAGAATCTAGGGGCGTTTTCCATGTTTCTTCTAATTCTTCTTGTGTTGTATAGACTTTTGCATCCTTAAGATTAATTTTTATTGGATCTAATATTATTAACATAAGTCATTGATATAAAAAGAGCCCAAGGAAATTATCCCCAGGCTCATTATTTTTACTCTATTCCTAACGTATCTTTGCATAACTGAATTTCGGCCGGATCACCAGTATGTTTTCCTAAGTCGTCTGAAAGTTTTATGCAAGGAATCCAAGGTTTATTTTCATTCATCCTACATCTTACTAATTTCATTACTATATTAGCAGGTTTAATTCCTGGAATATCACAAGTAAGATTAGTTCCTATTCCTGCGACAGCTTTTTTGATTCTTCCTGCACAATATTCAGAAATGTCTTTGAATTTTTCCATATCAAGTGCATTAGAGAATACCACTGTTTTATCTTTAGGATCAACTCCTAGCTCTTTCAAACGATTAATCATAAGATTCACAAACATATATTCATCTCCAGAATCTTGTCTAAAACTTGGAAATAAGAATGCATGTTTTCTAGAAAGCTGATCGAAAAATGCTTTAGAAGTTATCGTATCTGTAAGTACGCAACCAAGCTGAGAATCATATACATCTTCCCAATTTTCCATCATTACGTACGATCCTTGACGATATCCATACATACTATTCATAAAACTACAAAGCTGATGATTCATAGTTCCTTGAGGAATCATATTATACTTCATAGCAAAATAAACATTACTAGTTCCAGTACAATAAGTTGATTTCTCTTTCAACATTCTAATTACCTCTTCATGAACATTGAATGAATATCTTCGACGTAAGCCAAATTCACAGAACCAAAGCTTTTCTCTATTTGAAAGTTCTATTTTCTTTTCAAGTTTTCCTAAGACTTCAGACATATCAACCTTGTCTTCTTTATGCATCATCTCTGACAATGTTGCAAGAATTGGTATTTCATAAAGTGCCATTCTATACATTTTGTCAATAACACTGATTTTAAGATGATGTTTTTCGTCTAAAGAAATGTTAACTTTCTCTGGATCGAATCTCCACTGTCTTAACCATTCCCAATAAAATTCTGGAATGTATTTAATTCTATTCTTTACCCATTCAAACTCCTCTGGAAGAAGTTTAAGATTTTTAATTGTGTAAAGATTTCTTTTAAATTCTTCTACAAATTCCTCAGTGTACTCTGTGTTGTTTCGGTCAAAAAATACTAACTCTCCAATACTATCTGGAAATTTTCTAGAGAAGAAATGTGATACACTAAAACAATAAAGATCTTGTTCTAAAATACTTTTAATCATAACTGTTATTAATTTTGTTTATATAAGTTTTCATATCATATATAAGAATTTGAGGACCTGAGAAAAATAAAGAGGGAAATTAATCCCTCTTCTAAACAACTACTTTCTTAATTCCATTAATAAATGATTTACTAAACTTTACTAGTTCTTGATCTCTAGCTACTAAGGCTAATCCTAAAATAAATGGAACTTGTAAATTTTTTATTATCTCTTTATACCAAGGATCGATAATATTACTCTTAATGCAATATTTTCTCATTGACCCGTAAAGTTCCTTAATCGCCTTGCTTTGATATTTTAGGTACTTAGTTTTTTCTAATAATTTTTTAAACCTCGCTTTTAATGCAAAGACCACTCTTGATTTCTTAATAAATTCATCTTCAGTAATTGTTCCTTTTTCAAATTCAAGTTTTACCTGTTTGAAGTTAATCTTTTCAAACTTAACTTTTAATTCTTGAAATTCTCTTCTGATTTTTTCTCTATTTGTCTTTTTCATACTATAAAAATTTAAAACTCCCTAAGCTTTTTATTATTGCTTAAGGAGTATGTTTTTTCTCATATATAAGGCTTTGAAGGAAAATAAAAAGGAGAGGAATTTTTATCCCTCTCCATACATAATAATCTTAGATTTCAAACAAGTCGAGAATATCCTTCCAACATTTTATAGTTGTTATATCAAATGATTTTGTAAACTCTTCTCTATACTCATCCATAGTCAGTTTTGTTCCAACGATTTCGCCTTTGTAATTTTTTAATCTAGCAATAAATTCGTTATTTTCCTGATCTTGAGAATGTTCTAATATAAAGATTGTATATTTTTGTTCCTCATTCTCGTTTGATAATCGTTCAATCACAACAATCGATCTTACGCGATTATTACAATCTTTCGGCATGAATAGTTCTCTTAAATTCTCGCCGAATTGATTTTCGATATCCTTCTCTAATATCGAAAATTTTGATCTACCATGAACTCCAATTTGAACTAGAGTTGCATAATAATTGTTCTTTTGTTCTTCTTGGCCTTCTAATACTGCTGACCAAAGTTCTTTTAAATTTTTCATAATTATTATTTTTATTTGCCTTCTATTTGCTTCAGGCATTGCGTTATTATCGTCTCAAAAAGTAAAAAAGACATAATATTAGATTTTTACATCTAATACTATGTCTTTAGGTAATATCAGATATTTCTATCTTTTATTACATATATAAGGCTAATAGGGTTTCTTAGACGGTATTATTTTTAACCTCTTTAAGAACTCTCTATTTTCCTTTCATATATAAGGCTTTCAGGGTAATGCAGAATCGGGTTAAAAACTAGTTCCATCTAAAAATGCTTCAAAGCCTTATATATGAAGAGAAAATAAATGAGCTAGCTCCTAAAGTATATTTCGCAGATATACAAAAAGAAGCTAGCATTAATTTTTTAAAGTTAAAGAAAAATTCATAGAATAAATTTAATCCGTAGAAAAAGGTGTAATTAAAATGATTATTTCTATGAATAATAAAGAAATTATTCAACATATCATCATTGCAATTATTATGACACTAATGATGATATTTCTAGAGGATGATAACATTCTCATAGATATATTCAATCACGCTATTGCTTTGGCAAGAACAAAAATAGAGTGTGATAAATTAAAAAATAAAAGAGTAGATTAATTCTCTTACCCTAGGACTTAAACGGTTCTAGGGATTTTTTCTTTAACTTCATTATTAAGGAACTCAACCATCTGTAAGAGCAAAATACCTCTCTTAGGATAGTGGGTTATTTTGGCTCATTTTATAGGTTAAGATGGCTAAAAACATCAAAAACAACCCACATTTCGCTACCTTTTTCTAATGTATGCCTTATATATGAAATAATACGAAAATGTTGTTTAATTTTATAGTTATTGTGTTATGAAATATAGAATAAATACTTTTGCAAAAATTCATAGAGTGACTAGAAGAACTGTTGAGAATTGGATCTCTAAAGGAGTAGTCAAATCTGAAATAGATGAATTTAAACATAGATGGATTATTGTAGATTCTGAGGAAAAACTTGAAAAAGAATTAACTACAGTAATTTATTCTAGAGTAAGTTCTGAAGATAAAAGAAATGAATTAGAAGAACAAGAAAAACGATTATTGAATTATTGTAGTGCCAAAGGTTATAAAATCTCTAATTCAGTTTCAGAGATATCAGGACCTACAGAATCTTCGCCAAAATTAGAATCACTTATATTAGATTCTACCGTTGATATTATAGTTGTAGATACCGCCGATAGAGTTAGTATTTTTGATTTCGGCGTTATTTTAAAACTATTAGAACAAAACGGTAGAAAAATAGAAGTGATAAATATGGCGGCGAAAATTAATCCAGGAGATAAAAAAGATAGCTTATTTGATATCCTCTCTTGGTACTGTAAAGAGTTATATGGAAAAGCTAAAGGACGCAATATATTCTCTGGCCTTCTAGAAAAATTAGAAAAACTTAAACCTTAAATTTTTATTAATTATGGAGAATTTACCTTCAATTTTTGTACAACGTGAAAAATATCCTTTCTTACCCGATGATGTATTTATGCCTATTGAAGCTCCTATAGTTCCTAAAGAAATTTCTGGAAGATATGGAGTAAATAAGAGAGGGGAAATTATTTATTTCAATACAAGAAAAATAAGAAAACCTTATGTAGATTACCAAGGATATTTAATAATATCATTTGAACTAAGAGAAAATAATAAAGTAATTTCTTTGAAATATAGAGTTCATCGATTAGTAGCTTTAATATTTTTAGAAAATTTAAATAAAGAAATCTATAATGTAGTTAATCATATAAATTGCATTAGAACTGATAATAAATTATCTAACTTAGAATGGACTACTGTAAAAGAAAATTCTAGTCATGAAAAAAGATCTAAAATAAGAAAAGAAGTTTTATATCAATATATCGGAAGAGATGATAATGGAAATATTGTAGAATGTTTTGTATCTAGAGAAGTTCCTGAAATATATGATTTAAGAAAAATACAAAAATCAATATATAAAAATAAAAAGAATAAAACAACTGACAAATGTTATAATCTTTATTGGTCATGTGAAAAACCTAAAAGAGATATTTACGGTTTTTCTGGAAACTTAGATGATTATGAATGGTATGAGCATTGGAAGTATCCTGGAATTTATGTATGTAAGGAAGGATTTATTAAAAATTCTAATCAATTACTTTATGGTTTAAATCCAACTCCAGGAAGTTATGTTATGGTTAAAATAAATAGGAAAAATTTATTAGCACATAGAGTAATTATGGAATATATACTAAAAAGAGACCTTAGAAAAAATGAAATAGTAGATCATATTAATACGATTAGAATTGATAATAGTTTTTGTAATTTAAGATTAACTGATTCATTAGGAAATAGTAGAAATGAAAATACTTTAAGATCTTTAAGCAATACTATTATTTTATCTGATTTATATGGTGATTTTATTTTAAAAGGAATTACTAGAGATGTATATAATTTTGTATACGGAGCTAATACATATAATTCTGCAAACGATTCAAGTACCATTTTAAAAACCACTATTATTCGCAAAAATTATGTTTCATTTAAATTAAATGATTCAAATACTCTTTATAAAAAATTAAGTAAAGTATATTACTTAGTTAATGAAGATAAAACTGAAATACTAGGAGCATTTTTAAGTTATAAAGATATTTGTGATTTTTTAAATATTCCATACCGTAGAACATCGAAAAAACTTAACGAAAAAATATATAAAATCTTTAAATACATTATTTTAATAGGTAATGATGCAATAAGTATTTTAAAATCTACAGGACATCTTACAGCATTAAATCCAGAAAACAACCAACCATTAGACATGTAAACCTTATAGATGGGAAGGTATTATTGTGTTATCTTCCCACTATTTATAGATGAAAATATATTTAATATTAAAATTATTTAATAAACTAAATTTTATTTATGGAAGAAAATAGTAATGAAATTAGAGTTTTAGACATTATTGAAGCAATAAGACGTCGCCCTGGTCAAAATACAGGCCGTTTAGGATAGTAATATCTTAAATTACCAGTAGGTAAATTTGGTGAAAGACCTTAGAAATAAAATTCTAAGTAATCTAATACCAAGCTAATAGTCTTAGATTTATCTAAGTAATTTATTAGTATAACGAATAAAGACTTACTAACCATTAAAATAATAATATGGTTAAATTTATATTCTGTTCTATAATAAATCTTATTATAGTTAACAAAAAAGATGTATATTGGCGGCGTTACTAATGCAGATATATTAATGAAAGAAGTTTGGGATAATTCAGCAGATGAAAGTGTTAGCTGTAGTTATTGTAATAAAATATTTATCGATCAGAATTGGAATGGATATTCAGTCGTTGGAGATAATGGAAGAGGAATTCCAATTTCTATGTCAAAAGATAAAATTGGACAAACTTCATGTGATACTGCAGTTAGTTATGCACACTCTGGAAGCAAATTTCTAGATACTAACGTAGCTAGAAGTGGTCAAATTGGCCGTTTAGGATAGTGATATCTTAAATTATTAGTAAGTAAATTCGGTGAAGGATATAAAATCTAATACCGAACTAAGGATAAAAATTCTTAGCGTAACGTATAAAGACTTACCAAGATAATAAAAAATATCTTGAAATTATATACTGATCTGTATGAGAAATATTTTCATATAGTTAACATACATGCAAAACGGGATAGGGTTAACCGCAGTAAATTCAACCTCGGAAGAATTTATTATAATGTCTAAAGTAACTCAAGAAAATTATAATACTTCTTTACCTATTGTTGAGGAGGTTTGGAATTCTTATGGTCCAAGATCCAAGAAAGATATTTTTTATATTGTAGCTTATAGAAAAGGAAAAAAATTTTATGAAGGATGTGATAAATTAGATAATCTTGAGAAAATGATCTTTGGAGCTTCTGGACAACCATATGAACCTTTACCTAGGGGATTTAGTACTATTACAATGTTTAAGCCTGATTCAGAAATATTTGAATCAACTAGTGCAAATATCCCTATTAAAAACATTCAATACTTCCTACTTATTCAAGAAAAATTATATAAGAAAAAAGTAGAAGTAATGGCTAATAGACAATTAGTTAATGGAACTTTTAAACCTTATCAGTTTGAAATATTTAAAACAATAATTCCAGCAGATACAAGTAAAAATAGTTCTGTAACTGTATATACTACATTTGAAGTTGATCCAGAATTAGGACAAAAAGTAGAATCAGGATCAATCTCAGGTCTATCAGTTGAACAAGGAGTTCATATTTCTTATATAGAAAACTGTTATGAAGAAGCATTAAAAAATGAATTTAAACTTAAACATAGATATCTTCAAAATGGATTAAAAATTTGTGTCATAGTAATTGCTGGAGATGTTGTATTCAATTCACAAACAAAAGAACGTTTAAAATCAATATCTAAAGTAAAACAATCTGATTTTGGAGATATTACTAAAGAATTTCAAAAAATATTTAGAAATAATCCAGAATATTGGCAAGAACATGTGGCTAAATTGAATTATTTAGCTGAGTCTATGAAATCTCTTAGTGCTGCTGAAAAGGCACAAAAAATGATTGAAGATGCTCAAGGAAGAAATATGTTCAAGTCAAGAGTTGAATTAATAGATGGTTTTAGCGATGCAACAGGAAAAAATAGATGGGACTGTGAATTGTTCTTAGTAGAAGGAAATTCGGCGGGAGGATCATTGAAAAGTGGAAGACATAACACACTGTATCACAGCGTACTTCCGTTAAGAGGTAAGATACTCTCGGTGGCAGATAAGACGATAGATCAAGCACTAGATAATAAAGAAATACATACTATATTCAAAGTGATTGGGCTTGGTATGGATGTAAATAACGTAACAAAAGATGCAAAATCTTTCGAAGAAGCTTATGAATTGATAAAAAAATATAGTAGATTTGGAAAAATTATTTTGGCTGTCGATGCGGATAACCATAAGTGTCCGTTCAGAAGATAATATTCTGATAGAACTTTGTGAATTGCTGGAAAATGTAAAACATAAATCAGCAAAGAAGATTTAATCTAAAATCTTCTATCAACGACTATGTACAAAGAGGGAAATTCCCTAAGATATAGTCTATATTATTATAAATCATAATAATTATATGGCAGATGGTAGTCAAATTGCAAAACTTATACTATATTTATTTGGAAAATTCGGAAAATTTTTAATCGATTTTGGAATGGTTTATCAAGTAATATCTCCAATATTTGAACAAGGAAACAAGAAATTTTATCCTGGAGATCCACTTCAACCTGGAACAACATTCCCGATTGGATTAGATCCTACTAAACCTTTCTTTAGATACAAAGGTTTAGGAGCTTTGTCGAAAGAACAGATATATGATATCTTCTATAATCCAGCTACAAGAAAATTAGTTCAAGTAACTCCAGAAGGTTTTGATTATAGTATGAAATTAACAGAAGATATTGAAGAAAGAAAAAAACTATTATTTGATGCTGGAATTATAACTAATCCATATGGATTCACAGACTTATAAATATCCGAATATTCCAGAAGTTAAAATAGTAATATTACTTGGTGAACCACAAAATATATGTTGTGATAGAGCTAAGAAAATATTAACTAATAAAAACTCTGGAATTTATAGATTAATGAATAAGGAGAAAAAAGAATTCATAAACTTGTATCTGAATGAAGGAGATTTAGTAATGATTTCATATTCATTATTACTTCAAGGATATATCACAGTTACTAATTTAGAGAATAAAAAGAGTATGAAATTTAGCATTCCGGAATTAAATATCTTATATTATTATTTCGGAGAATTCAAAATAATTGATAATGGATTTACAGATTTATAAAATTAATGGTATTGAAAATAGTAGGGATGTATTACCAACAATGAAATATTTAATTAAAGTAATTTCTAAGATGGATAAGAATACCTACTATGTAAGTAATAAGAAAAGAGAAATATTTTTAGATGGAATTAACCTAGGAGATATGATTCTTCTAGAAATTCCTCCTATTCTTGAAAGTAGTGCACAATCAGGAATGAGATCTGTAAGAACTAAGATAACAAATCTTAGAAGTAATAAATCAATAATAGTTCCTGGAAGTGCAATTGATGAATTTTGGGATGCTATGAGAGAAATACAAGTGATAGATCATGGAAACATTTAAAATGGGAAGTTTCAATATACAAGAATTACCTACAGTAAAATATACAGTTCAGGTAATTTCAATGGACAAATGTATTGAAATGAGCTACAGTACGAGTAAAACTTTTGAAAAATTTATAAGAGATATTAAACAAGGAGACCTAATTCTTCTAGAATATCCACCAATAGTTATGTCTAAAAGTGGAATTGGAGGAGGAATTATGTCTTTCTCAATAAAAATAACAAATCTTAATTCAGAGAAATCGATTTCAATAAAAGCAGGAGTATCTGAAGATTTTTGGTATAATTTAGATGAATTTAGAATAATTGAATAATATGGCTAGAAAAAAGAAAGAAATAGAATTACCACAAATTACACAAGAAGAATTAATTCAACAGAGAGCTATTGGAGAAATAGCAAGGGATGCTTTTTTAGATTTTGGTAACTATATTAATAATCAAAGACATACAGCATTTATACAAGATGGTTGTAAACCTAGTTATAGAAGATTAATATATTCAGCTCTTCAATTTCCAAAAGGAAAGATGATACCAAGTACTACAGTAATCTCAAGTGTAGCAAATTATCATCCTCACAGTCTTTCTGGAATTGAAGAACTTAATGCTAATCTTGTACATACTGGAGTTTTTGAAGGTCACGGTTCATGGGGATATACAGAAATAAATGGAACTTATAATCAGTATGCAGCGCCGAGATATACAAAACAAATGGTATCTGATGTATATAATAGAATTCTTGGAGAGTTATGGAAAGAAGTTCCTATGGTAGAATCACCAGTAGGTCCTATGGAAATATCTTATCTTCCACTTCCTATACCTCTTTGTTTATATATGAAAACCTCTGTGACAGGTCTATGTATTGGGGTAAAAAATGATTATCCTAATTTTAATCCTAAATCACTATATCAAGCTTATATCAACAATAAACCGTCACTTTTAGAACCTAACGCAAATCTGATTATTGATAAAGAAAATTCAGAACTTGATAGATTATGGAAAACGGGTAAAGGTAGAGTAATATATTCTTATAAATTAACAAGAGTAACCGATGATTTTGGTAACCCAGGAATATTATTTGAAGGAGATACTTTCTTATTTACACCTAATTTTAAAAAGTTTAAGAAACTTGCAGAAGAAGGAAAAGTATATATGGAAGATCTTACTGATATTAATGGTCCTAAAATGGTAATATCTAAAGTTCCAGGAGCAAGAGGAATATCTATCGAAGAAATTGAAGATCTAGCAAGAAAATGCTGCTATAGTGCTACAAACTATACAACAAATGTAACTACTGGATCCACAATGTTTCGAATTGGTTTATATGATTGGTTAGATTATACTTATAAAAATTACATAGATCTAATTGTAAAAGTAAATCAGAAGAAGATAGAAAAAACTACTTTTGATATTGCGGTTTTAGAGGCTATTCCATTAATTTCGGATTATATATTAAACAAAAATCCAAAAGCAACTGACGAAGAGATTATGAAAGTATTTGGAATGCCTCAGGAAATAGTTAGTTCTGTTATGTCAAAGCCTATCAGTTACCTTAGAAAAAATAAAGATACTTCGGATCGTATAAAAGAGCTCAAGACAAGATTAAAAGAGCTCAAGAAATTCGATCCGATAGCATATACTGAACAAATTATTAATCAACTTTAAAAAATATAAGATATGAAACAAGAAAGATACCTAGTGTCAGAGATGTTTGATGATGAAGCTATGGCAATTGATTGGAAATATGTACCTGAATCATTTCTCTCTAAAATATCAAAAAATCTATATAATGTATCAGCAGTAAGAGAAGATGGGACAATAGTAGAAAGGACTGTTATATTCATTAAGCCAGTTGATGTATTTGTTAGGGATGTAGATCTTACTGAATTTGCTGGGATATTACTAGGGAAGGAGATAAAAAAATGAATTCCGTATATTATGGGAATGGATTAGATGCTTTTATCGAGGCTATTTACTTACAAGAAGAGATAGATCCTTCGGTAGGTAGTCTAATTCACGTTAACCCAAAGAATCCAACATATATAACCGGAAAGATAGTGATAATTAATACGGCCGACTACTCAATGGACAAAATAATGACTCTGGTAAGAAATAAATGTAAAGTTATTTCTAGAACATCAGAACCAGGAGAGTGTCAGGGAGTCGAAGTTTGTCCATATATTCTTCGGCCGTGTTTTGATGTGATATGGAATGGGAGAACAAAAAAAATAAATACTCACCCTGAACTAGATAAATTTTTAGAAGGAAATGAAGATGAATGGAGTATGATTTTCCCGGACTACAAATTATATTTCCCTAAACTAACAATATGGGATAAAAAGATTGTAGTAGATGAATATGGAAACTTGACCGGACTTGGATGGATTTTACAACAAACAGGAGTAAATCTTATCGAAGGTACTCCATTTAATGACTTAGATCTAGTAAAAACGAAAAAGCTAGATTTTATGTCCTAAGAAGAAAAATAAAAGAAGGAGAACTGTAAAAAGTCTCCTTCAATTTTTTTATTTTCTGGTTCTTAGGTTTTCTATTCTATCTACAGAAATGAATTTATTATCTCCTATAATTTTTCCAGATAATACAGTTCTGAGTTTTTCTCTCAATACATCTATATTATCATTCTCAAGAGATCGAAATGTTTTAGAGAATTCAATTAATACATTCTCATCAAAGTACATTAAATGCAAAATTCCATATTCAATAGTATAGACAGATTCAATAAAACCACCAAACCTTTCTTCATAACATCTTTTAATTATATGAATAGTTTTCGGAAATCTTAGTAATTTAATCCCCCTCCTTTTCTGTCTATTTAAAAATCTTTCACTAACATTTACATCATTACCAGGAGTTATCTCATTAGATAATGATGAATTATGTACTTTTCCTCCACTTCTTTCACCTATAAATCTTTGGTATAGATCTACTAGGTCTCTTCTTACGAATCCTCTATAAGATTCATCGATTAATTCTTGTTCAATTTTCATTTCTTTTAAGTTTGTTTTTCATGTAATAAACTACACATATAAGGCTCTTAAGGTCTAAACCTTATAAATAGAAATAAAATTAATATAACTTATGAATACAGACCTAATTAAGATATTTGCTATGGGATGCAAATATTATGCAGAAGAGATTGAACAAGGATATATCATTCCAACGTATCTTTTAAAAGAAGATAACACTCACATCTCTATTATTAAAAATAGAAGAGATGCTCTTATCGCTAATGAAAGTAGTTTTTCAAAAAAGTTTGAAGAAGATATAGAAAAAATAAAAAATGAATTAACGCAAGAAAAAGATTTTACAAAGTATATAAAAGAATTTCCCGTTCCAATAATGGATAGAGAGCTCTGGAAAGAAATATTAACTAAAGAGAAAGTTCCAAAAACTCGAACAGAACTTTGGGAGAAACATTATATACTTTCTGATTATTTCTTTTATAAAGCGAAATTCATTGTAGAAATTGATTCTAGTTTTCATGATGAAAAAGCTATTGATGATAGAGTTAGAGATACTTATATGTACTTCAAATATGGTCTTCCTACATATCGTTTTTATGAATATGGAAAAAGTACTATAGTAAGAGGTAAATTCTATAAATCTATCAAGAAAAATATTAAAAATAGTTATAGTAGTTTATCTGGATTAAATGTATATAATAACTATATGTTTGATTTTTCTGATATAATTGTTAATAACTTTATCATTAGTAATAAAGGAGCCTTAGAATTCATAGATAAACTTTATAGATATATCGGAGGTTATAATAATTTTAAGTTTAGAAAAGGAATAATACTAACTTTGAGAGATATTTATAATATAGATTCGAGAAATTTTGGAGTATTTACTAATAAAGATCAATTAAATATGTTCCTAGATAATATAATAGGAATAATGAGATCTGTTTTTAAAGTATCATTACATATTCACCAATCTATGTTATATACAATAGAAGAAGTATTATGGGCACTTTCTGAAAAAACAAACACATCTAGATGGGATAATATAAGAGGAACTAAAATCCCCTATTGGATAACTCGAATATTTGGTAATCCAGAACAAAATGATAGAGTTAATTGGAACAACATGGAAAAAGAAAAGATAGATGATAATATACAAGAATTAATAAATAATCTACAAAAATTTGGGTATTTCTAAACCCCTGAAATTCTTATATATGGTAGAAGATAGAAATTTTATATACCTCTAAGGTCACTGTAAAATTCTATAAAGGTATTTGTAATTATTATCTTTGGGAAATACTCATGATAGTTAAGAAATTAACTATTAGAACTTCAAAAAGATATACCCTTGTAGCGATAAAGGTTAGCTAAGATAAATTGAACTTAAAGTAAGTACGACTTTTTGGAATATTTATCAGGTCAGGTAGTGGATTGCGAAATAAGTTTGGTCCATTACCATTTTTTTTTCAGAAGAAATTTCTAAACCCCTGAAATTCTTATATATGAAAGAATTAGGTGTTCGGTCCGGGCGGAAGTCACGGGTAGCCTAACCTAAATTAACTATATGCTTATGATAGTTAACATTTTCTTATAAGCTACCTTGTTGTATATGGTTAACAGTGTAGGAGGATTAAGTAGTTAATTTCATGCTAAAGTCCTACAAGTAGATGGAAGAATAATAGATAAGTAATTTTACAAGAGTACATAATCAAGTAAAATGAAAAGGTCTTGAAATTCTTCTATTGTTTTTTTTCAAAAAGAAAAATAAAGGCAAGAGAATTAAACTCTTGTCTTTTTTAATTTAAAAAGTTTTCCAGCAAATATCCAAGCTATCTCGGATATAAATTCCTCTTTTGATGAATATTCAGAGAGATTTTCAGAAACTCTTGATATCTCAGGGCTCATCTTCCTCCACTTTGAATATTTTTTCGGAAATGTTGATATAAGATGACCTATAATATTATCAACTTTTTGAAGTGAGTTCTTAGAAAATTTATGAGACTCATCAAAAAATATATAGGAGTTTATTAATTGTAGCCCTATCCCAATTAACATTCCTCGTTCGACTGGTTTTGTATCTTCTCCCCAAGAAAAGTATCGATTTAAACGTCCTGCTGAATTTACTTCTGGATCATCTAATATCTTAAGAAATTCTAAAAACGGTATAAGACTTCTTTTCATTTATTTTCTTAATTGTAAAAATCTTCCCAATAAAAAATTTAACTACTTCCTTTAAGATAACTTCATCACTTCCATAAAGTAGATTAAATGAGTCTAAGTCTATATATCCCCACTTACTATATTTTTCTGGATATAATTTTATTAATTCATCTATAATCCTATTAATGCTAGGAATACTTAATCTAATAAAACTTCCTCCAGCTCCTTGAATTTTTAAACTAAGAATATAAAGATGAATATCTGCCAAACGATATATTAAATTTTGAATCAACATAATTTCTGTTTTATCTCTATATTGAAGTGAACCCCTAGAATCAGAGTATTTATTTTTATACTCTTCTAGATTTTCTAAGAATTCAGGATACGAAATCATTATTCTTTCCATATCTCTTAAGTGTTATTATTTTTCCCACTAAATTATTTTTAAGCCATATTGCTAAATCTTCCTTAGTTTTTATACTACTCACACTATTAAGATCGACTTCATTAGACCATCCAATCAACTTTGTGTGATATATTATAAGGTCGTAGTAAACTGTATCTAAACTAGCTGCATACTTACACAAAGAATGAATTAAAATAAACTTATGGTAATATTCATCAGCATATTTAATTGTATGAAATCTTACTTCTAAGTACTTTACAATTTTTTCTCCGTTTTCTAAAATGTCTATTATTGATATCATAACATATATAAGGTTTTGTGTTTCTATTATTTTCCAAACCTTAAAAACCTTATATATGTAAAAAAAAAATAACGACAGGAAAAATCGACTGTTATTTTTTTTAAATTTTCATGTATTAAACCTGGCTTGTGAAAGTCGGGTTTATTTTTCTTCTCCTTAAAAAGAAAAAGAGAAGATTAACTCTCCTCTTCTTTTGATAATAAATCGATAACTCTAACTTTATTTTTTCCATATCTCTTAACTGTTATCAATTTTCCGACTAAATTACATCTTAACCATTCTTTCAAATCCCCTATTGTTTTAATCTTCGCATAACTTCTAGTATTAACTTTCCCTCTCCATAAATCTACACCCTCTAGAGCAGTAGCAAATGTTAATTTCTTTAAAGTTATTATTGCTCCATTAGATACTGTCTCGGCAAGAAGAATTAGAGAAATTATAGCTTTTAATTCTGGATCTTTCGTACGATTAAATTTACTTACTAAATTAAACTCAGCTCGATTTTCTAATATTTCCTCGAAGTCTGCAAAACTTATCATTATTTTCATATCATAAGTAAGGATTTTGCTCTTCTCTGCACTAGTGAATCTTATATATGATAATAAAATAAAAGAATATGACTACAGAAGAAATTATACAAACAACAAGAAACTTAATATCTGAACATTTTTCCGATATAACATTTATAGAAGAAGGACATAAGTATTTTATAGGAACTGAAGAATATACACCAGTTTCTAATATAATCGAAAACTTTGTTAGACCCTTCGATAAACATACAATCTCAGAACGATATGCAAAAAAGAATGGAAGAACTCAAGAAGATGTCCTCAGAGAATGGAAATATAAAAATGTAAAATCAGTAACACAAGGAACGAAGTATCATGAATTTGGAGAAGCAATGACATGGATAAAATGTGGTTACCCTGAATTAATTCCGACCAATATCCGAAGGCAATATATTCCAGAGGAGGGTTGGTTAATTCCCTTCGCACCTAAAGAAGAAAGTATCCTCAAATTTTATTCTGAGTTACCGCCTTCGATAATTCCGGTCGGTGCAGAATTCAGGATGTCATCAAAGTATATCCCAGAAATTAATACTAAATTTTGTGGAACTACCGACCTTCTATTCTACTATGATTCCCCTGATAACCCTGGATTTATTATAGGAGACTGGAAAACAAATGAAGAACTTACGAAAGATTATCAGAGGTCGAAGGGAATCACAATGTATCCTCCTTTTGATAATTTAATAGATGAACCCCTAGGACATTATACCCTACAATTTAGCATGTATCAATTAATGTTAGAATCAATTGGCTTAAAGATCCTGGGGAGAAGATTAATTTGGCTTAAAGGAGATGGAACATACGAAACTATAAAGATCGATAATGTCTCAGATAAACTTCTTAAAATACTATAATTCTAATCAAACTACACTGGTCCGAGATGGATAGGTGTAGTTTCTTTTTTGTCGTACCTGAAAGAAAAAGAGGGAACTAAATCCCTCCTTATTCATTACAATTTAAATTCTAAATTACTATATGCATCTCTTTCCACTATATCCGCAATTAATTCATCTACCTCATCTAGTTCATGAACACTTAAGTCCTCATAGTTCCACAAAGCTCGAATTGTATGATCATATTTTGTGTTTTCTTTCTTTTTTCTTTTACCAGTAACCTCATGAGATCCAATAAATATAGATATACCACAGTCTCCTACTACTAAATCATTAATACTATCACTAACCTCCGAAAAAACTAAAGCATCATCTATTTTATAACGCTTCCCTGTTTCAGTATCTACATACTCAATTCCTTCAAGTGTATTAACAGTATCTCTTAAGTGATCTGCATACCTTTCCATAAATCCAGAGATTAAACATGTAATTTCGTCAATCTTCTCTAATGATTCTTTTACTTTCTTAATATAAAAGACTTGTTGTTTTTCTGTCATGTACATATTTTTTATTTTTATTGTTATACATCACCTATAAGAGTTTTGGGATTAAAAAATAAAAAGAGAGAAACCTTAAAAGTCTCTCCCTATATCTCCTAAAGTGATACAAATCCATCAAACCTATAATAAGCTATATAAACCGTCTCGCCGTTGTGTTCATGACGTTCTTTAAACTTAGACAACCTAAAAACCACATTCCTTTTTAACTCTGGATTATATTCCGTCATGAGAAATTTGGCGAGGTGTCTAATCTTTTCATACTTCACTTTTTTCTCGATCTCTGCTAGGACCTCAAACTTTCCATGAACCTGTACTAAATGCTCCGTACAATTCAAGTAATCCTCTAAGTTCTCAAGTTCAAAGCCAACTACTATTCCTTTCTCTGGTAAATCGATCTTTTCTTCCATAGTCTTATATTTTTTAATTATTACTACACTTATAAGGAAATCAAAGGAAGAATAGTATTAAAACTACCCTTCCTTTTAAAAACTCAATTAAAATGCAAACACCTGAGTTTTATTCATCAGTCATACTCATTACAGTGTTCATGACTTTTGAGAGAATCTTAGTGATATCTTCTCATAGCTTTAAATTATTAAAGACTTTGAAAGCAATTTCAATTTGGTTATGTAAATAATCAAATATGCCCTGGACAATTAAGTCTGGGGTTCTTTTTTCCCACATATAAGAAAATCAGAAGTTTAAAGTAGCAAAACTTCATTTTTCTCTCTTTACTGTGAAAATCTTATTCTTCCCTGTAAAATTGAGTACTTCCCAATCTATAATCTGTTGTTTAGTTACAGATGTATTATTTAAGAATTGTAGGTCAACTTTCTTTACCCAACTATATTTAATCGGATCTATTTCTAGGAGAATAGAAAACCAATTATTAAAACAATAAGACGCCCTTCGATGAAAATTAGAAGGAGTTAGAAGAAAAGCTAGATTACTTATCATATAATCAATAATCATATCTTCATTATTCTCATGTTTATGATATTTGTGTATCTCTGAAAAATAATCTATATTAGAGATAAACTGGTAAAATTTTATTGGTAACTTCATAGCACTTATAAGGTTTTTATTCTATTGTAATTTATTTTTGAGGACTAAGGAACCCTTTATCATACCTTCCGTTCACCACTAAAGGGTTCACTCCAGGGCCCTACGGGCTCTAGATTGAATAAACTATATAGGGGATAAATGGAGTATAAGAATTCGATCTCCCTTTGGGAGGAGATCGAATATATTAATTGATGATATTTTTTAATAAGAAAATATATACTTTATCTATTACCAAATACACCGATTTTAAATCATCAAAATGCGTCTCTACTAACTTTAAATCCTTACAATTGAATGAAGATTATAAAGGGTATCCCTAGTCTTCAATTTTATGTAACTGGATTCTGTATTAAAAAGAATCTATAATAAATTAAATTAATTAAAAACTTTATAAAACATGAACAGAGAAAAAATTATTGTACCTAGAGGAATTAGGTATATAGGAGAATGGAAAGATTTCTGTTTTTCTAATTTCCCAGTAAAGTGTATTATTAATAAACAGTTACCTGGCTGTGGATTTACTGAATACTGTTTAAGAGGACCAGAAAATGTTATTCTATGTTCTCCAAGGAAAATGTTACTTAAGAATAAAAAGGATCAACATAAAGATAGTGTTTATTTGGTTGTGAATGAAATGGAAATAGAAGCAGAAGTCGATAAAGATATTTCCAAGCCTATAAAGAATCCAAAAGAAGATGAACCAGAAAAGAAAGATAATTCTGAAATTTATGAAAGACTATATAGAGAGATCGATACTTATACCTATCAAAGATATCTAAATAATCAACCTGCTAAAATTCTTGTAACATATGATTCTTACAGGATTGTTAAAGATATTCTTGAGAAAATTAGAATATTTGATAGATTTGTGACAGTAGTGGATGAATTTCAAAGTATTCTACATGATGCTAGATTTAAGAGTAATACTGAACTTAGTTTTTTGACATATTTAGCACAATCTCCAACTGCATACTTCGTTAGTGCAACTCCAATGATGGATGAGTACTTAGAGATGTTAGATGAATTTAAAGATTTACCTTACTATGAATTAGATTGGTATAGTTCAGATTCATCTAGAATTATAAAACCTTCTCTTAAAATTCTTACGATGAAATCAGTAGGAACTAAAGCAGAAGAAGTAATTCAAAAATATCTCAATAACGATTTTGAAGAAATTACTGTTATGAAGAATGGTGTACCTACTAGAATAGTATCAGATGAGGCAGTATTCTATGTAAATAGTGTTAATCATATTATCAGTATGATTAAAAAGAATAATCTTACTCCTGAACAATGCAATATACTTTGTAGCAATACAGAAGATAATGCCAAAAGAATAAAAAGGAAATTAGGAAAATCTTTTACTATAGGAGAAGTACCATTAAAAGGAGTTAAACCTAAAATGTTTACTTTCTGTACCAGAACTGTATACTTAGGTGCTGATTTTTATAGTTTATGCGCTAGATCTTTCATTTTCAGTGATTCTAATTCAGACTGTTTAGCTGTTGATATAGCGGAGGATTTACCTCAGATTCTTGGACGTCAGCGTTTATTTGATAACCCTTGGAAAAACAGTGCTACTTTCTATTATCGAACTACAGCAGATTATAGAGAAATGAAGAAAGAAGATTTCCAAAATATAATAGATAGCAAAAATAAATCTACTGAAAGTTTATTATCTGCATATAACACTGTTTTAGATAAAGATAAATATGATTTAGCAAAAACTTATCAATATGTAGCCAAGTCAGCAAATTATAGAGATAATTATATAGCTGTAAATAAAGTTATTAATTCTCAGACTGGAGATGTTATTCTTAAACCGGTTATTAATCAATTAGTTCTTGTTAATGAGATTAGAGCTTTTCAGATACAGCAGGTGGATTATAAGGATAGATTTAGTGTATTTAGTTCAGTTCATTCCAAACTTACTCCTGATGATATAGTAAATAGAGATGTAACAAGATTTTTCTGTATCTATGATACATTAACTACTATGCATGATAAACTTAAAATGTTATGTGAATACAATTTTATATCTGATATTGAATTAAATATAGTTCTTGGACAAATAGCTGATTCTGATGAAGTTAAATCTTACTATCTCGCTCTAGGGCCTAAGAAACTTAAAGCTTTAACTTATAGTAAGACTTATATTAAAAAAGAACTTGGAATAGTAACGTTTAGTAAAGAGTTATTAATTAATACTATTACTTTAAATTTTAATCCTGGAGAGAAGTATAGTTTATCAGATCTCAAGGTAAAACTTGGAAATCTTTATAATTCTATTAATTATGATGCTACACCGAAAGCTAGTGATATTGAAAACTATTTTGACGTTAAATCAGTAGTTATGTATGAAAAGAAAGAGGATGGAACTAGAAAGCAGATTAGAGGTTATGAATTATTAAAAAGAAAATAACATTAAAAGCCTTATAGATGAATAAAAATAGAAAAAATTATGAGAAAAAAGAAACGAATGACATTTGGCGATCTTGAGAAATATGAAACAAAAGATTATTATAAAGATCGAAGGATACTAATTGAAATAGTAGAAAGAGAAATTTCTGAATTAGATAAATCTCCAACATTCTATATTAACATTATTTTCTTAAAAATTAAAAGAAAGACGGATGACATGTATGCTTATAGTGTTCGTGTATTAGATAGTGCTATTTTGGATTGTTCCGAGGATATTAATGTAATTCTTAAGTTATTATTAATATCTAAGAATAAAAGAGCTAAGAGATGGTTATTGAAGACATTATCAGATTATCCTTTTGGAGATACAGGGCATAAGGTGGGAGAATACATAAATCGGAAAACAGGATTTTTAGATATAGAAAAAGCTGAGAAAGATCAAGAAGAAATTTGGAGAAAGAGAGAGTAATTAAGTTTACTCTCTTCAATTTATTATTTTTTAATTTTATATATGTTAATAAAAAGAAAATTAATTCAAAAAGAATTTGCAGAAACTAGAGCAGATTCATTACATTATGTATCTAAGTACAATGATGAAATAGGATATGAGATAATCAAAATGATTGAATTCTATGATGATAAAAACAGTGACCTAGAACATTGGATGACACAAATAGATGGGTTCTTTGACAAGATTAAAACTCAAGGAAAACTAGCTGTTCCACCTGGCTCACCTCAATATGGATTTATAAAAATTGAGGATAGGAATATAATAGAAAATAAATTAGGGTCAGATTTTGTAGAAAAATATGTTGAAGATTCTGCAATAGATTATATAAATAGTCTAAAGAATGATATACTTAAAATGAAAAAGTCCGGAGAATTAAAATATGTAAATGCTATAAGATCAAATGGAGGATTTACTTATGATTCAGAGACTTATAGATCATTTTTTAAGTATATTGCTCTTTGTTTAACAGGACAATTAAATTACTTATCTATTAATTTCTGGGATGGTTTATATCTTATATCTAGAACCACAATAGACTTTTCGAAGAGGATAATAAATATGAACACTGATTATTTATTTAAAATAATCTCAAATTGTTTATATCAACTTAAAGGTTATTCAGATCCAGCAGGTAAGTTAGTTAAATATTTGGCTTAAAATAGTAAATCCTTGAAATTCTTATAAATGTAATTAAAAATAAAACAATAATGGAAACAATTGAAAGAGAAATTACATTAACAAAACAAAGATCAGTAAGTTTAAAGAAAGGTCTGAGTAAATTAAAAGTAGAAATTGTTTGGAAACCTAATTCTAGAGCTCTTAGAAGTAGTAATTATGATTTCGACGTAGATTTAATTACTGTTGAGCTCAATAAAATGGGTAAATGTCCTAGTCCAGATCATTTAGTATTTTATTCTAGTATCTTACAAACTTCGGAAGGAATGTTAACAGATCCATTCGAAGCTGTACAGTATGGAGGAGATAATACAGGATCTGAAGATGAATCTGGAGATGATGGTTATTGTAATGAGGAAGTTCTAATTTACCCAAAGAAAGTTGATCCAAATATAACTGATATTCTATTTTTGGTTAATATCTATGATTCTGGAACTAGAGAACAGACTTTTAAAATGATTGATGGTGCAGAAGTTAGAGCTTACGAAGATGGAAAAGATATTGCTAAACTTGTGTATAAATTAGATGATGACTATAAGAATGATACTACTCTAGTCTTCGGGAAACTTTCTAGGGTTGAAGGAAACAGATGGGAATTCCAAGCACTCGGAGAAGGATCTAACCAAACTTTATTTAAGAGTTTGGTAAAATATGGCCTTAAGTTCAAAGAGTCAGATATTTAATGAGGGCGATTCATTATACATGCTTTTTAGGGAATATTAGAGGTATATATCAATATCTAATCTTTCCGGAATTTAAGGTTGAGTGGAGTATGGATTATAATACTGATCACTCGGGAATTAAAGACCGTCGAGATTTGTTTGAAGCTAGATATAATGATTTTTTGAAAGATATCAACCTAGATAAGATTTCTTTACAATTTCCGATAGAATCTTTAAAACATCCTGGAATATATAGTGATAGTGTTGTGAATGTTTATAAAGCAGCAGGTCCATTACGCTGTAATAATGATTATTCAAGAATGCTCATGTTTGAATTTCACTCACACAAAGCTTTAGGAAATAATTTAGGTCGTTTACTTAGAAATTCTTATGCGGAATGGATAAGTTCTGATTATATCAATGATGATAGTTTCTTTAAAAGTATTATTTCAAAAGATGAAGTAGATTTTTTAAAAGAAACTCCGGAAACACTTCTAGAAATCTTAATAAACCCAGAAACAACTCCTAATTTCGGGATATACTTAGAAATGAAATTATTAAAACAGTTTAATTTAATATAAACAATTATGGAAGAAAGAGTAATTAGCTTAAGAAAAAATGGTACAAGAACAATTAGCCTAAGAAAAAATCAAGAAACAGAAGGTGAAAACTTTGATTATGTTTATGTAGGGCTTAGATGGGCTCCGGCAGTAATCAAAGGTGGAGTAACTGGAAGAAAGACTCATGTTGAAAGAAAGACAGTTAAGACAGGTAACTTCTTTCAAAAACTATTTGGTACAGGTCCATCAGAGATAATCGAAACTGAAGTAGTAGATAATCCTGGAACACTCCGACCTGATAAACAACTTGATATTGATCTTGATGCTAGCGTTGTAATGTTTGATAAGTCTAAGAAACAGTATGATATTGTTTATTACGGACATCAAATTTCTAAAGATGGTTCAGTTGCTAGTTTACTTGGTGATGACTTAACTGGAAAGAATAACTCAAAAGGTGATAATGAGTTAATTCGAATGGAGCTTGGAAAAGTTGCGCCGGAAGTAAAATATATGACTGTGATTTTGAATATTTATCAGCACATGGGAAGAGATTCTAGAGCGCTTGTATTCGATCATATTCCTTCGGCGACTATGAAGATCTATAGTTCGGATATGAAAGTAACAGATAGTAATAAGATTAATCAACTTAAGACTTTCGCCGACTTCCAGATCGACAATAATCCAGACTTTATTGGTAAGAAAGCATTAGTTCTTGGTACTTTTGTTAGAACTGGAGAAGGAAACTCTTGGAAATTCTCGTTATCAGGAGCAATGACAACTGAAGAAGGAATTCAAGAGATGATTAAAGGTTCAATAAAAGCTGCTCTTAAGGAACTGTAATATAGAATAAAATTAAGAAGAAGATAAATCAAAATATCTTCTTCTTTTTTGTTTGTTCGGGGAGGAGAAAAAAGAAGACAGGATTTTTGAATGTCCTATCTTCTATATTTTATTAGAGTCCTCTTACTTCAAAACTTGTTTTAACGAACTCTGCTCCACATAATAATCTGGCAAGTGATACTACTTTTGTTGTTAGATTCACTTTTGTAGTTTTTCCAGATTCTACGTTAATTACATCACCTCCTTCAATTGTTGCATCTCCAAGAGGTTTTACATCTTTTATATAACCTAAAGAAAAACAGTCTCCGTTTGTATTCTCTAGGTTTGAAAGATTTAATGTTCCGACTCCTGTATCCATTGTAAGAGGAGCCAGTTTATATTTTCCTGATTGTCTGTAATAGTAATCTAGCGGTTTTCCTTCATTGATCAACTTCGTCTTTCCTTTCGAAGTCTTTAACCTATACACAATTCCTCCGATCACCAATACTGCAATTCCGCCAAAGATCAGTAATTTAACTGTTTTCTTACTTAATCCTTTCTTCTTTTTTTCGTCTTGTTCTTCTTTCATAATCTTTTAATTTTTATTTAATTATTTATACATTAATAAGGCTTTGAGGGGAGAATAAAAAGGAGGGAAATTTTAACCCTCCTCTTCTACTTTAATAATATAACCTCCAAATAAATCTTTATAAGTTTCTTCAAAATCCTTCATTGCTTCTTCGAATTTTCCTTCTCTAAATTTATCTCTCAGTTTTGATTTCTTTGTGATTAACCATCTAGATTGTGTTATGCCATATCTTGCTAACATAACCCATTCTCCATAATTAAATTTGAGTAAACTTTTTCCAGCCGTACATTTAAAAGTAGCAGCTATAAATCCAGTATTAAGTGCTACAGCTTCTAAGTGAGTATAAAATAACATTCTTCCGAGTTTTGATCCTTCTATAGTATTTAAATTTACCATAGGGATTACTTTCTTTATTGTTAATTTACCTTCAGATTCATTTATTAGTTTTATTGCCCAACATACTCTTACTAGGATATCTGTTATTAATGCAGCTGGATATGTTGAAAGGTGATATCTAAAATCATATCCTTCCAGGTACATTTTCTCAACTATTCCAAAAATCAATTGTCCATAGTCGCCGAAATTTTCCAGGTATCCAATCACGAAAGTAAACGGCGCTGGTAATCCTCTGGTTCCATTTACATCTGAAAGTTGATGTTTTATTACTAGATTAAATGCATCTACTAATTTTTCAGCAACTCTTTTATTTCCGTCTTTAAAAAATCCTTCCATATCTATTGTTCGAATTTCTCCAGAGTCCATAAAAGTCGCCGTATTTTTCATCGTGTCTTTTATTCCTGTTACTATACCGGCGGGACTAGGATCATGACCTACTCCAGTAATATGATGAAGACTAGGTGATAGTCCTTTAATCTTATGTCCAGCCCTCTCTACAAATTTCTGAGAGTTAACTGATTGATCAAATGTTACTTTAGCCTGTTTTTCAAGTTCTTTCACTGTCTCTTCTGAAAGTTTATTATCGAAGAGACTCTGAATCATTCCCGAAATTCCTGAAACTTTTTCCGGACCACCTCTAAATACCATATCTACCGCAAAACCTACCATTGCTGAACCTATACAAATTAAATGTTCAGTTTGGTCTAAGTCTACTGTATCCTTGAACCTCTGATCTAATGTTTTATAAGATTCTGCCCAGGGATATATACCACTAAAATTCGGTTCTGGGTTTATTTCTTGTTGTGCTGCTAATACTAAGTGCTCAAACTTAGGGAGAATTAGTAATTTTTCCTCTCGAACCATCATCTTATTGTTTAATTCTTCGAGAGCAAATTTTTCTCTTATCTCCATAACGTCTTCATGATAACCTTTAGAAATCAAAACATTTTCTAGAAATGCTACTCTTTGTTCTGCAGATTTCCTTAGATTTATTAGTTGTTGATTATTAAAGGACTGATCTCTTGTAAGTTTATTTATAACCTTACCAGAATTTTCTAAAAATTCTTTCATACCACTTTCCTCCTTTCTTTTCTTGTTCATTAATTTTTTCAATTATTTTCTCGGTTAACGCGTCTCCTTGTTTAACCAATTCTGAAATCTCCCAAATATCTTGTCGATTATCTGATATTGCCATTGATAATCTTATGATATTATCTTCGATTTTTTCACACTGTCTTTTTAGTTCGGCAGTTTCTTCTTTCTTTTTATTTCTTCCAAATAAATCCATAATATTTTAATTTTTTAAGTTATTGTTTCTAGGGTTGTAAAAAGAAAATCTATAAAACTCTACTATATATCAAGTTCTATAGATTATTCCATACATTAATAAGGCTTTGAAGGGACAAAAAATAAAAACCTACTCATCTTCACAGACTTTCGGTTTTCATCAATTATTAGTGGGATTATAATGTTTCTAATTTACATCCTAATTCCTCTTTCAGCATAAATTCATTAAGCAGATTTATTCTTGTCTTGATTCTCTTAACTAAATCTTGATCAAATATATAACTGCTTAAGTTTTCTGCTCCGATGGATATTGTCGCTAATTGGATCCACTTCGTTAATTCAGTGAGCGATCCATTATAATATACTCTATAAAATCCATCTCTTTCGGTTATCATAGACAATGTTTCAGTTTCTGGAAAGATATTTTTTATTTCTTCCAGAGTTAGTGATAGTCTACAATCTACCCATTTTATGTTATTCTTGGGATTGAATTTTTCTTTGATTTCATCCCAAGTTTTCCATCCTCCTTCATTTAATCCTACTGCTGCTCCATATCTTACTACAGAAAATTCAGCTCTTTTTCTTAGGATTCCTTGAAGTTCAGTTTTTGATACATCATATCCTAATTTTCTCAAATTAGTACACAATGAATCAATATCTACCGCTTTATAGCTATGTTCAACAATTATTCCTGCAGCGTAATAATATAAATCTTCATAGGAATCTTCTTTAATCATTTTCTTATCAATGACTGATTCCTTCATTACTATTGCAGAACTAGTCTTACTTACTAATACTTTCGGTTTTTCTTTACCACTTAAGAGTTTTAAATATTCTCTTTTTGGTTCTTTTCCTGTAATCTTTCTGTATAATTCACAACAGATAGATAAGTCTTTTTCCGCTTCTCTGAATACCAACTTATCATTTCTTCCGTCATAATATACATTTAGCGTTACTGAATGTTTTGATAAACCATTTACCCAAGTTTTTATTTGGATTTGATTTATTCTTTTCACACCTAATACCTTGGCAACATTATTTCCAGTTACTCCGTCACCTCTGTTATATGTAATAGAATAACTTAGCGCTTCCATGATATTGTCTAAGGTGTTTATTCTAATTCTTTCTTCTTTATTCCTTTTCTTCGAGGGAGTAGTTATTTCTTCCGGTTCTTCTTTTATTTCCGGCTCTTTTCTTACTCTTCCCGATTCTTTTACTAATACCTTTTCAAGTATTTTTTCAGTGAAGATTTCAAACTCCTCGTCATTCATAGCTTCTTCATTTTTCAGCTTAATAACAAGTGGAGTTCTTTTTCCTTTCATTTCTTTCTTCACTATATTTAATTCACTGTTCATCCATGTGAATAACAACTCATCAGCTTTTCTCTTGATTAAAGCTTTATCCAAGCTTCTTCCAATTTCACTATGAACTTCGCTAATTAAGTTTTTTACATGTACGTCTGAGATAGTTTTATTTTCTCTAAGTGAATTTAACAGACCTCTTACCAATTTTTCCTGGTAAGCATTTTTTTCTAGTCTTTCCATTTTTTTTTTATTTTTATTGTTTTACTTTAATTAACGGCATATTTCACAAACATATACTTCTATGATCGTATAGTCAGGAAATTCCGTTTGATCTTCTTTAACAGTTGTGTTACCAATAATAGTGTAAAGTACATCCTTACGACTAGGAGATAACACTACATCATCTGTTATTGTTTTGTACTTAACTCCAACTTTATCTAATGCGTTCTTATAAGGGACTCCATTCCCTAAAAATCTCATGTTAATTGGAGTATTTTCACTAATTTCTTTTAGTTCTTCAAGAGAGATAGTATAAAATATTACTTTCCCTCCTACTTTAAATACTTCTTCGAACATAGAACTGTGAAAAGTTCTATTAACCGCCCAATACTGACGTTGTTCTTTTTTAACACTTTCTTCCATATTCTTATTTTTAAGTTCTTTTTTGTGTCAATTTCCCATTCTGATAGGCTAAATTTTGAATTTGTCTCAGAAGGGATTTATTTGTTGTTTGGAGATTTTGATTTTCTCCACGGACAATGTCTAACTTTTTTTGGGTTCTATGTGAATTAATTATACTGACAACCGCACATGTTAGACCTATTCCTATAAATGCTAATTTCCAATAATTTTTCTCTTTCTTTTTGTTTTCTTTTTCCATATTCTTTTAAATTCTTTTTACATATATAAGGCTTTCAAGGAATGAAACAAAAACCCCGATCTTCACAGACCAGGGAATTTTTTGATTTAAACAAAACTATCATTAATAAGGCTTTGAGGAGAATAAAAAAGGAAGCTTATAAAAGCTCCCTAAGTTTTTCCATTTTCATTTCACTATCAATTTGATCAAGGCTGATTTCTTCTGCTACTTTTCTAAGTAATTCACAGGTTTTTAAGAAATTTTCAACATCCTTTATAACATTTTCATCAGGACATTTAAATCTTGCAGTGTGTAACAGATCTTTAATTTTCCAAATAAGCATCTCGTGATTTCTTTGAAAATTTATGCAATCTTCACTGTACTTTTTTCTTACTTCCTCTATCCTATCAAAATACTCCTTTTTGAAGTCATTCCTCGTTTTCTCTAATGAATTGAAAGTTCCATTTTTGTACTCTTTGTATTTCTCGAAGAAATATTCTCTTTTAATTTTCCCCGATTTTTCTTCATAATCTCCTTGCTTAGCTAAAAACAAGTTGTGATTTATTGTCTCTACCCTCATTAATTCCATGAGACGTAAACAAATTTCTTCTTTTTCCATATCTGTTTTCTTTTAAGTTTATAATACACTTATAAGGCTTTTAAGTTATATAAGACATAGTGAAGAGAATACTTAAATAAAACAGAATCATAATATTTATTCATATATTTGTAATCTTCCAAGAAAGTCTTTCGATCCATCTTATATGGTGAAATTTGTTTAGGATTAGGAATTAGGTACTTGATATACTTACCTTTCTTAATCTTTTTCTCATGAAGTCTAAGTTCCTCAAGTTTTAATATATATGGTCGAAAAGATATCCAGTACCTAAATTGTTTAATTCCAAATCTCTTATATTGTCCTCCTCGATTACTAACTTTTAAGACCATATCGAAGAGTATTCCCTTTTTAATTCTGTTATCTAGAATATTAAGTACTTTTTCTGGATCCTCCCAATGAGATCCTATAGTATCCATCATATGTTTTTTAGATCTGAATGGAAATTTTATGGGAATTATTATTTCTTGTTCGTTCCAAATCGAATATGGCGAGTTTATATAAATTTCTTTCATAACATATATAAGGAAAATAAAGGGAAGAACTTATAATCGTTCTTCCCCATTATATTATCTTTCGAAAAATCCTGGAGCGCTAACTTGTTGATTAAAGTTTCCAGATTCACCCAATCTCTGAGTTTTCTTTTCAAGCATCTGTAATCTTTCTTCGTAGTCAGTTCCATTATTTTCAAGAGTTGTAATCTTACCATTAATCTGTGTGATACTAGTATTAATCTTACCTATTTCAGTAGTTAAGTTAGTATTTACCTCTTCTATTTTTGTAGTTAGATTAGTTCCTAGTTCAGTTATTTTATCAGTAAGTGTTTTCTCTAATGTCTCTATCGTCTCCTTGAGTTTTTCATTTTCTGCTTCAAGTGCTGAAATATTATTCTCTAGGTCTTGAATGATAGTAGTTAGAGTTTTATTACTAGAATCAATTACTGCATTAGTTGTTGTTTGCAGAAATATATCTTCTCCGTTTTTTATTAATTTTGAAATCATACCTTTCTAAGTTTTGCAATTTCAGCCTCAAGTTCTTTTATCTTAGACTCAAGTTCATTAAGTTTTTCTTCTTCTGGATCAGGGGTTGCTACTTTAAATACTGCTGCTTTTCCATTAGCTTGGAAGAAACCATTAGGAGCATTAACTTTACTAAATATAACAGCATCAGTAGTATCAATCTTAAGATGTCCACGATTAGTTTCATGAGGATTATCTCTTCTAGCAATGTGAGCGTTCATAGCTGCCTCTACTTCATCAATTCTCTTATTTAATTCAGCATCAGCGGCTTCACGTTCTTCTCTTTCATTTTCAAGCTCTTCCTGCCAATCGTATGTTCCATCACTTGGGCCTACTCTAAGTGATGGGTTACTACTGCTGGAAATTCTTACACGAGGAGTTAATAGTTGTGCCGAAGATGTTTTTTCGCTAACGGCACTAATAACTTCTTCCTCGTGAGTTTCTTCATCAGCAGAAATATCACTCATCATTATTCCTTCCAAGGCCATTTTTCCTGCAGATCCAACAGACATAAAGAATCCATTAGCTGTAACTTTAGAGAATGTAACTTCATCACTTTCTCCAACACCAAGCTGTTCACGAGTTACATTATGAGGATTATTTTTGTCTTGGATATGAGCATTAAGTTTATCCCAAAGATCGTCAATTCTCTTATTTATTGCTTCATCTGCTTCTTTTCTTTTATTTCTTTCTTCGGATATATCTTCACCCCAAGCAACTATTTTATCGATTTCAAGAAGAATTTGATAAGCTACTTTTGCAGATATTCCCCAGTTATCCCATTCAGTAGGTACTTCTAAGATTGTAGCTGGTCTCATTAATTCTTCTATAGTTCGAATCAAATCACGTCCAATACTTTTCTCTACAATAATACCATCATTCTTAACAATAAATGCAGTTCTTCTAAATTCATCTACATAAATAATATCATTCCAAATTGGATCTGATGCTGTCCAAGAAAAATCATTAGGATCACTAGAAGTTACAACAGCTACTTTGTTTCGATAAGCATTGTATACTGTATTATTTTCTTTATATTTATAATATTCAGATATATAATACTTTTGATCCTTTTCAGTTACCTGTGGATGATCCCATTTTAAAGCTTCAGATTGAAATGAATTTGGAGTGTCAGCAGTTACTGGTTTACCTTCACTATCGATTTTACTAGGTTTTCCATTTAAATATACAAAGTATGCTGCTGGGTCTAAAGGATCTTCACAGAAGTCATCAGGAAACATGGCTACAAGAGATTCTACATATTTTCCAGGATATTCTAGAAGATCATTTGGTATTTTTCCAGTATCATCTACAGTAACTAAACCATGGATTGGAATACTATTATCATTTCCATCTACTACGCCATCTTCATTAGTATCTACTTTAACTGTAGTAGATGAGTTCTTATTTAAAAATGCTAATGCTAATTCTTGATAGATACCTCTAGCTCTACCTACTAGAATTTTTTCAATAGCATTTTTATCATCTGCATTATTCGGATCTAAGTATGTGTAATCTCCATTTTCTTCAGTATCATGAACTTCTGCAATAAAAGCCATATCATTTTCGAGATCACTTAACTTTGTAGGAAGATATCCAGGAGCCCATTTTCTAAACTTATAGGGATAAACTTCTCTTTCAATTGGATCAGTAATAGAACTAGGTATCGAAGCCCCATCTTTTATACTACTATCATAATAAAATTCAACTGCAGATCCTGAAGAACTACTTGATTCTACAACTCTTACTATACAGCCATCTTCAAGTCTTCCTTTTGGAATAGCTTTGAGATCTTCTATTGTTCTAACACTTTTCCAACCACCTTTTCCATAAATTGCTTCATGGGTAGGGTATGTATCTTGATCAGTATAAGGAACTATAGGAGCTGAAACATTTATACCTTTTTTATTTTTTTCCATATTATTTAAATTCTATATTTAAAACTCCTGTTTGAGGATAATCAAATACTATTACAGAATAATCTTCTTTACCAAATTCACAAGAGAAAGCATTATTTTCCATATTTCCAGTAAGAAGTCTTATAGGATTTTCATTTTCATTAACCTCTCCATATATTTCAGTAGGAATCATATAATATACATATAATCCTGAAGTATAGTCATTACCCTCATCATCTACACTACAGTCTACATCATCTAAAACAATTGAACGTTCTTTAGATAAACTTCTATTTCCATAAGTTTTTCCATTAATTACTATTTTACTAATATCATTTGTCTTAGATTTACCCCAAATTCTAGAATTAATAAATTCATAAGTAATATCTTTAGAGATACTAACAGATCCAATAGAATCTGATGAACTATCATTACCATACAGGACAGATAAAGTAATTACAGTATCTCTTGAAATATTTTGATTATAAATCCATACCCAAGTGTATTCATCTTCACTAGGATTATTCATTCCTCCGGAAAAAAGACTTCCATTTATATATATGCTTACGCTAACGTCTTCTCTTTTTAATTTCATCCCATTATACCAAACTTCCCAAGCAAAAGAAGGTTGTATTCTAGTTCCATTTTCATAAAGACCACCACTTATTGTTGGGTTACCTGAAATTGTATAATCTGGAAGTAATCGTATCTCTAGAACTGTTCCAAGGCTATGTATAATATCTTGAATTCTTTCATTTAATCCGTTTAATGCATTTGTTACAGCATTTTGAGACATAACATCATCCTCAGATGAACCTGTGGTTTGAAGTACATTAATACCACCTCGAATTCTGAAAAAGCCCGTAATTGAATCTTTTTCTACATCTTTGTAATAGGTATACCATTTTCCATCTACAAATACTTCAAATCCATCAGGAATAGGGTATTTATCATAATCCCATGTTCCTAATTCTCCTATTCCACTAACTATACCTTGTCTTTTATCTAGGAATACTTTAGCGGGTAATAAAAAATTTGAACCTATTTTATTTGCCATAATTTATTTTATTTATTAATATTTTCCACCGCTTATATTCTTAGCAGCTATAGACATATTAGAATCAGTTACAATACTAGAATTATCAACATTGACTCTAATTTCTGTACTACCATCTTCAAGCTGTACTAAATTAATTCCAGGACCACCAACAAAGCCTTCACGTATTGACAATCCTTTAATAATTTGTTCAAGTTTTCCAAGAGTATTGTAATTTATACTAGCTCCGCCTAAAATCTCTTGTCTTAAATTTTCTAGGTCAGTTACGGTTACACTAGAATCTTCTGTAGATGTTCCTTCGAAGAGTGTTGGTAATGAGAATGAGAAAACTTGTTGAAAATTATTATAATTCAATGCAACATCTTTTATATAAACATTATAATCAATATCATTTACTTTACAAGATTCTATCGAATAATCAGTTATATGATTCATCCCAGAAGTTGTATCGTAAATACTCATAAGATTTCCATATAGTTTTGGATATGCAAATGCTATTTTTTGTGAATTAAGATCTCCTTGGAAAGTAACAATTGATTTCTCATTTCCAACTACAGTATTTTCAAGAGAATTTAAAGCAGCTTCTGTTATATTCCATCCACTTTCAGGAATTTGTCCATAGTAGAAATTATAACCAAACTTAACTGTGTAGTATGAAGTTGCAGTTCTTATGATTCCTGTATCTGGATCTGTATACTTAACAGACAATCTATATTCTGTTGTATCTGTAAGACCTAAAACTGTATACCTATTACTTTCAGGGAGAGTTATTTGTGTGCCATTTAGCTCTAAGATACAATCATTAGTAACTTCGTATGTATTTGTTTCTCCAGTTTTTGTATCTATATCAGGAATAGTTACTCTGATTAAGAAGTTAACAGCGGTTCTAATTCCTGTTTGATAAAGAGGAGTAGTACCATCATCTTGTCTGTTAGAGTCGTAAAAACTAACTCTTAATGGAAATGTAGCTGAATGGTTTTTATAAGTTAACTTCTTAATTTCTTCTAGACTTTTAAGAGCATCTTGAATATTAACATCCCAACCAGAGATCATTTCATTAATTTCTGACTTAGTATAGAAATCGTCTTCCCGTTTTAATACTCCATCACGATAAAACCATCTGTATTTATCTTCTATATTACTAAAAATGAAAGGACCACCAGTTATAGGTTCTATTTGTCTAACCCCACCAGTTTCGTATACATAATTCCAAACCCCATCTTCATCCTTGTAAAGATATAATTCTCCATGTACAAGAAGAGATATGTCTGGGAGCTCAGTTACTACATCTCGAACTAAATCTAATCCGCCAAGTGTAACAACCTGATAACAGTCTTCTCCTATTCCATTTTTAATACCTAGAGCGAATATAGTATCTGTTTCTGTTTGTTCGGAATTAGAATAATATCTAACCATAACAGGCTCTCCGACTAAGAATTCATGTTGATTTAATCTTAATCTTGCTATACTTCTATCTCGTTCTATGTATTTGCTTCTGGAAATTTGTATTTGAAAAGAATTTAAACTACTCATAATTATTTATTTATAATTGAATAAAATAATAAAAGAATAGACTTAGTTTTATAATTTTTCTAAGTCTATTCTCATAATTTAGGTTTTGAAGCTTTCAGAAGAGAATTTCTGTTATTTAATTTTGATAATTCGGAAAGATTCAACTAATTCTGCAGTAGACCAAATAATAGAAACTTTATGATCTTTATCCATATAAAATTCAATAGGATTATTAAGAATACCTAGATCATAGAATTTACCATCAATACTTACTAAAGCATCTGGATATTGTGATTTAAGTTCTTCACTAGGAGTAATAGTAACTTTAACCACTTCTTTATCACCAGTCAAACCATATTTATTGACTTCGTAATTAGGATATACAGGTTCTAAAACTGCAGCACTCTTATTTTCACTATCGAATTCATACCAAGTACTTTCATCATCTCCTAACCAAGGACCTTCAATTTTATAGACCTGATAAAATCTACTAGGAATAATATCTTTTCCATACTTACCCCAAGTAGCATCTTCATAAATTTTAACTTCTTCGTTCATAAATTTTTGTTTTTATTGTTATTTATTTTATTCATAATTATAACCACTTGTTTCTATCGGGCGACTTTGATAGAATTAAGGCATTTATTCGTGGTATATAATTATAAGTAGCAGTTTTCTTAATTTCTTCTACATTCAACTCTATATTAGATTCATTTATCCACTCCAGGATGATTAATCCAATAGGTTGATTTATTCCAGGAATACTAATAAATATTTGTCTTTTAGAACCATCTCTACTATTTACTAATTCGTATATCCCAGGGTATTTTTCCATAAATACGCTATCCCTTGGACCATCACAGTATACAATTTCTCCAAACTTAATATCTTCATAGATACTAGTAATCAATCCAGTATTTATACTTTTATACTGTTCTGGATCTATGGAAGGTACAGCAAAACCATTATCTTGTTGGAGAAGTTCTACGTATTTGAAGGGAATAGATACTAGATTTTCTTTAGAATTATGATATTCGAAGTATAGTATTCTATCAGCTCTAGAATTACTTCTGAACTCTGTAAGGAGAGGTTTTAATTCTGCTAATAACTGATCTCTAAGTTCCATTTTCTCAGAATGTATCTTATCAGAAATCTCAGAATATATTTCTATAGTATCCTTTATTATAGTTTTATAATTAAATATAGCTAAGACCAAACAGAAAATAAAAATATATTTCACGAACTTTGAAAATCCTATAGTTTTATCTATCTCTGTTATAGCCTCAACAAATTCTTTTAAAGATAGTTTCATGATTTATTATATTGCAAATTGAGTTAACCTAATCTCTCCTGATTCTATAATACTTGTCTTTTTTGTTATTGGATCTAGATTAGTAATTTTTAAGACTATTACTGAACTTAACTCTTTTCCAGTAGTATTAGCAGAATATATTAATCTTTTATTTAGTTGATCTACTCTAAATTCTAGTCCATTACTTTCTTTTACCAAAATTTCAATTACAGGCAGAGATGTTATATCTATTTTAACTTTTTCTTTTATTTTTGAAATATTATAATCATTTATCAATCTATACATATCACATTCTAATGTTCCTAATAGATTTATATACCCTCCAGATTTCTTAAGACTACTAGTATCTTCTAATGCTGAAAACGATAGAATAGATGTAATTTGCCTAATCACAGAATTATTGTATATCTTCTCACCGGATATATTATTATATAAGAATGAGCTGCTATGTCCACTCGTTTTCTTATTTCTTACATATTTATAGTAAGATTTTTTTGTTACTATTTTTTCTTCAGGAGAGGTAAAAATATTAACTCCATAATCAATACCTATACCTTCCAAGAATACAGTATCACTATCAGCTATTGTTTCAATGTTTGCTTCTGTATATTCTGGAAAAGATAATTCAAAAAGATTAGACGATATATTTAAATCTAATTTATTGAACTTAATTATTTTTCTTTCAGCAGCCTCTAGTTCTGTTATTATAAATGCTATTCTTTCTGTTCGATCTGGATATATACCATAGCAATAAATAAAACAATATTCTGAACTAGGTTCAACTAAAGCTGCTTTTTCTTCTTCTGGGATATCAATGTTAATTTTTAAGAGTTTTTTATTGCTATCCCAGATTGAATTTAGAGGATATTCTGAGGTTTTTCTAACATCATTATACAGATAGGATCCTGAAAATAATTTCTCCATGAATTCTTCTCCAACTGTATATGAATTATAAATTGTTCCTATTACATATTTGGTTATCTTTAATGTGTTATCTATCCTTCTTATACTCTCTAAGAATTCCTTTTCAAAAATAACTCTCATAATTTTATATATAATTTAAGTATCCATCTTCATCAATGTAATATAGTAGTCCAGAGATAGATGCTATAATTTTTGGTACTTCTGTTTTGAGAGATGCTTTAAAATAGCTTCTTCTAAATCCTGTAAGAATAGTTCCAAATATACCTGTTGGGTTATTTCGATGAATTACTAATATTTTTCCCTCATTATAATATCCCTTATATTTTTCAAACTCTTCATCCTTACTAACTAATATTCCAAGTTCCTCTGAGTACTCTAATTCTGAATTTCTTGATATTGCTCTAGCTCTTTCTGTATAATAACTAATTCCTGGTTCATAGTAGATAGTATAATAATCTAACCCCAGATCTTCATCTACTGTATGAATCATTAAAAGACTATTATTAATTAGTATCGGACTTTCATCTGTATTTACTGTATATACTAATCTATCAATACAACTATAGATATGAAAATCTTTTTGTGAGGATTGTTTATTTTTAAAAACATACCAATCTCCAACTTTCTTGATAATATTGATATTTGTGTATTTAGTATAATCAGTTAAATTTAAAAAAGTGCTATTAATGCTAGGAATGTAGTTAGTAATACTTTTATTAGAAATATTTCCAGGAATAGATATAATTCTACTTCTAGGATCAAGAGTATCTAAAAAGAAATTTTGATAATCTGTTGAGATCCATTGACTTTTCTCTGTATCATATAATTCAAGAATACTAGGATAATTAGTTCCAATAGTAATTATAAATCTCCCAGAAAAATAGAATATTTCTTGATTACTTTTCATATCCTCGAAAATAGAATAGTCTGCTCCTGATGAAGTCGTATATACTTCAGGATTACCAAATCTTGTCTTTTTTACCAAAGATTTAATAGAATATTTATTACCTGTCCAAGAATATAATACAATATCTTTTCCATAAAATCCAATTTGATGATTTTTATAATTATGTGAGTAAGGATCTATATTAACATCATGATTCAGATTGATTTTATGAAAACCAGTACTATTTCCAATACCATAATCCAAGAGAAGATTCATTTGTTCATTATCTTGAATATGGTATACATGAGAAGTATATCTAGGGTAATTATCAGTTCCTAGGTCCTGCTTTATAGTTTTCGCTCCAGGGTAGTTATATAAATTTATATCATCTAAGAAGTTTTTCCCAGTTGTTGAATTATTCTTTAGTTGATCCAAAGAATTACTAAGATTTATCTGGATTTGACTAGATATACTAGAATCTAAAGATACATAAATATTTATATTACTACCCTTTCCTTGAGGATTTAAAAATTCTGTATAACCAATAGGAGTATTATCTATTACACTCATATAAATTATTACAGTAAATCCAGAAGGAAGATTATTTTTGTATTTAAACGGTTCTTTAGAAGTAGTTCGACTTAATCTAATATAATTACCACCAGAGGAAGTAAGCAGGCTAGAGTAAACTTGTTTAATATTATAGAGAGATATTTTTGGTAACTTAGGATCCCAATCATCATTTTTATTATATAGTATTACTTCTAAGCTATTGGATATATTACTAGAATTTCCAATAACATAAGTACTATATCCTGTGTTATAATTTTCCATAAGTTATTGTACAATTACTAATAATACATTCATCTATGTCAGTTGATTTAGATACAACTCTAATAATATTATTAATACATTCAATTACAATATCAGATCCAATTTCTTCTATATAGTCTTTAGAAACTAATTCTCCTTGTTTATTATATCTAGGTCCTGAAAATGTTGTTTCTTTGGAATATAACTTTTCGTTACCTACTAAAATTAATTTTTCTTTATCTTCAGGATCCTCAACATACTTAGTTTCATACTTAGAATATTGAATTCCAAGATCAATTTTGGTAGAAACTTCAGGACTAACGGAATAATTCATTAGTTCTGTTAAATCTACTGTATTGGTATAAATATCAGAATTGAATGGTATAACATCGATAGTAATAGAATTGTTTAGAATATCAACCACATTTTTTGAAGTACTATACAAATAAATTTCGTTATTATTCATACTATTATATAAGTTATATATTTCTTTTAAGTAATTATTTTTATTATTCTTGAGGTAATCTAGATATGAATTAAATTGAGTTTTTTCTTCTTCAGTTAATTCATATTTATCAATTTCAATACTTCTTGTATCTTCATCAACCTCATTTATTATTCCAGAACCTTTAGAATAATCATCAATACATACTCGTAGATTCCCTTCTGAGCCATCTTTACCTGGGATAACAAACCTCCGATTAGTTACATTCCAATCTCTGAGTTTTAATTTATTACTTAACTCAGATATTCTGGTCATTCTATAATTTGAATCATTACATACTAATGCTCGATTATTTCCGGTTAAGTAAAATTCCTTCTCATTTTCTTGTCCTGTTACTTGTGATATAGAAATATTATCGGAAGTAGTGGTTATTAATTCTATCTTTTTCATTTCTTGTACTTATCTCTATAAAATATATTCACTATGTTTCCACTAGTCACATAAAGTCTGACAATTTCTCCTTTATTTCCTTCTGTTTTTCCAGGAACTATAACAAGAGCGCTACTATCTGTTAAGTAATAACTAGAAATTGCATCATGACTCATATAGGCGTCAAGAAGATCTACAGAAATTGTTGTATTTGTATTATTTTCCTGTGTAATTACTGTAAGAATAAATGACTCCTTATCAAATCCAGATACAGGAAGGTAGTTATCTTTTGTATTATCAGTACATTGAAATTCTATTACATTAGCTGTTTCTGGAATTGGATATTCTTTAAAACGGAAATTATTTACTAATGATTTTTCTAAGTTATTTAATTCTTCGATTTTATCTAGGTAAAGTTTTTCAAGTTTTTTTATATTTTCCATCCAATCTTTATCAATACTACTAGGTAACCAAGAAGTAACGCTATCAAAAGTATTCTGATCTCCATTATTATAACCTTTTCCGTATCTATATCTAACAACTGAACCCATAGGATCTATTAATTCTTGAAGTCTATAAATAGAATCTGAGTTAGGTTCATTAGTATAAGTGTATTGTCGTAGAATTACATAATTAGCGTCTTCTGGATAAATATCAGAAGCATCATTAAATATAACCTCACTTATTTCTGGAAGATTTCTTGATATCTTAAATACAGCATTATTAATTTCTGGAGAGATTAAGATCATTGATAAGATATTTTTAGAGTCAATTCCAGTTCCGTTCAGAAAATCAGATAACTCGGAAGAAATAGATAATGAATCATCTCCAGAATTAAGATAAACATATTCAGAAATTATACCTTTTTCATCAAATCCTATCATGTATGTGGATAAAATTTGAGATAGAAGGTGTGCAGTAATTAATTTATCTTCTTTGCCTTGTTCTTCTTCTGAATGATTTATATAATTAAAATACTCTTCTATGTTATTTAATTTATCTCCTAAGTATGGTGAATAATTATCAGAACTCTCTTCAGGAATAACACCAGAAACAGTATTATTTGTTTTATTAGTTGGATTTTTAGCTGTACAGATATAGATAGTATTTCCATAAACAACAAAATCCCCTTTCTCATATTCAGTTTCTTCTGAATACAAAAACAGTCCTTGAACGTGTGTATTATTTAGTATCATATTATCTCTTTATAAGTTTTATGGTTGTATTATAATATATATTCATTAACTTCAAGGTATATTCTCCTTCTTCTGGAGTATTTATATTTGCAGACTTGAGTGATACCTGAGATGGACCAAAACTTTGAATACTTCCATTTGCTGTAAATTTATTAATAGTTAATGAATTTTTTTGAGAGTCTTCTATAATAACTTTTTCCAAGTTACTATTTGGATAATCTTCAGAAATAAACTTAAATACAGCATTACCTCCAGAATTTATCTTTAATGAATTATTAGATACTTCAAACCCAAAGAACTCTATAATACTAATAGTTACTCGTTTACTACTAAGTTCTAATGTAAGAGTAGCAGCCGAGAAATTAACTTCAGGAATCACAATACTATTAACGGTATTGATTTGTTCCGGATAATATATTTCTGGTGCATCTGGATCTCCATTTTCATATTTTGCTAAGACTCTTGAAATAATATACCCTGAAAGTTCTGGTATTCTAATTTCTGCTCTCTGATTAATTAGGACATCTACTTTACCATCTTCTTGTATATAAGGATCGTATTTAGTTTCATCACCTATAATTAATTCAGATACTATAAAGTTATTTTCTCCAAATTTTCTTTTCCATTCACCATAATCATATACATCACTTTCTCCAGATATCATAGCTTTCAAGATTATATAAGATCCTGTATATTTTAGGTTGAAGATTAGATGATTCGTTTTTAGAACCTCTTCCCAATTAGTTACTGTTATTAGGTTATTTGGAATATTATAATTAAAGTTATTACTTGGTGGAAATGGAATTAAATCTTTCACATCAAGTAGACATGGTATATCTTCATTCAAAACATATCCAGGATTAGGATATATTTTAAAATCAATAGGAGTTTTGACAGAAGGGATAGATATTATTCCAATAGGGTTGCAAGTTCCTCCGATTTCTGGGGTTACTGATACAACTATTCTAATTGGTTTATTTATATTTAGAAACTCTGAAAGAATCCACTTAGATGAAAGCGCCGGATTATTATTAAAGTTATTATCTGATACTGATTCCCAAACTTTTCCACCTAGAATTACTTTATCTCCAATTTTATATGTAGTAAAAGGAAAGTACTTAGGATAATCTCCAGCTCCTTTATACATCTCAATTAATCCTCGTTTATTTCCTAGAATTAATAATCTATTGTCTTCTATCTTCTCATTTCCTAAGAGAGTACTAGAATTTGCATCAATTAGAACCTCTGGAACATCTTCAACAGTCTCTATTATCCCAACTGAATCTATTGTAGACCAGTATTCATCATTTCTAAGAAGATACTTATTCATATTTCTGTTAGGATTTGTACTATCTACCCATGATTTATAAGATAGATTTACACTCTCCACCTCAGAGTTATTAGAAATTAGCATCCAAATCATCTTCTCTCCAGTAACTTCATCAAGGAGTTCCTTTTCGCTTACTAAATCCTCGCCGCTTATAGTCTCGTCTGGTTGTCCTAAAATTAATATAAAGTTAGGAGTAGAAGTAGGTTTAATTCCAGCGGCGGCCATTGAATCAGTATCTATAAAGTCACTACCTCTAGAGTTGTTATTATTTTTATCGATTATTCCCTCATATAACTCCAGACGTTTAATTCCAGCGGCGGCCTTAAAAAGAGCGAATACCTGATTGGATATTATAGTAGTTCCGAAATATCTATCATTTTCTTCTGTTAAATTTTCTCTAGAGGATGTTGGGAATATTATTGATTCTATTTTTTCTAGGGAATTTGATGTTTCTCCGATTTCTTTCAGGGTTTTTTCTCCTAGATAATTTACTAAAAATTTATCATTAAACTTATCTTTAGTGATATCATACGAAAAGTCATACTCACTAAAGTCTCTATTGTAAAGTAAAGAACTGTTAGATCTGTACTGAACTTTACTGTATTCACGGTTATCTAGGTCATCTTGACTGTAAAACACTACTGTTCCGATATCCGTAAAATTGTTATTATTGATAATCAATTTCATAGGGCATTACTGTCATTTTGTTATAGCTTCTTAAGTTTGCTCCAATATAATTCTGGAACTTACTTTGAATAGTTAGATCTATACTTCCAGAACCTATATTAGTATTAAGTCTGGTATAATATATAAGTGCATCTAAAAATTTCTTAAGAAGTTCGTAAAATAAGCTTTCATTTTCTACACTTAAGTTCTCAAAGTTTACTGTTATTTCTCCTGAGTCATATATAATCTCTCCATCAAAATCTAAAGGAAGATACTGTATCATATAATTAAATACTTGAATAGTTCCTTTTACACTATAAAATAATTTACTAAGATAGTTTATAACCTCTTCGTAATCTTGATTATCTGGGAGACTTGATTTTGGAATACATAATCTCAAGAAATTTTTCACCGGATCACTTCCAGAATAAATATAATAATCATCAAATGAACCTTGTTGAGTTGAAACTACTGAAGAATATTGTTCCTCGTAATCTTCAATCATTCTATAAAGCTGATCTATGATTTCTATATTTCTTAAGTGTTTAGGTATATATATTTTCATGATTCTATAACTGAATTAATAATGTAGTTAATTGAGAAATATACAACATTCCCTTCTCCATATACAATCTCAGGAGAAACTACAGAACCATCTTCATTAGTATAAGTTATTTCCATGTCAATTATTCTCTTTACGTTAGATATTTTACTTATAAGAGATTTTATTTCTTCTGTTAACTCTGGAAATTTAATATTGAACTTATTACTATAATTATCCAAGATATCACCAACTTCTGAATCTATACTACTATTTTGATATATCTCTACATCTAAGTTAAAGATAGCTGTATATTGAGATCCTCTTTCTATAGTAATTTTATCAGTTATATAGTAAGCTCCTTTAGTCTCAATGAAATTAGTTTTTTCATCTTCTGTTAGAATTGTAGAATTAGAGTATGGAACATAGTAGATAGTGATAGAATTACTTTGTGCTGAACTACTAAATCTATAAGTTGTTCCACCTGAAATAATTTTATTTGGATAAGTTTCTTCAAGTACAGTACCGATATCAGAATTACTACGTAGGATTGAATTTACATATCTATCACGATTAGCTTTGTAATGAATAGTAATTAAGTTATCTCTATCAACTTCAGACATACTAGCAAGACCAGTTCCTAAGATTTCATAATTTCGTCCACTCAACCAAAAAGGATCAAATTCTACCATCTCAGCTCCACGAATATTAAGCTTTTTTAATTCTGAAGTATTATACCCCGAGAGTGTTGAAAATTTATAATAAAGAGCTTCTATTATTGTATTTGCTGGAGTCTGTGTTTCTTCTCTTTCCATTACTGTTCTAAAAATATCTGCTACATAAAGTCTAGAACCAAATCCAGGAAGAGTAAGATCAAAGATACTACCATCTAATATATGTCCTGAAAATAATCTAGTTGTTGAGAAGAAATTATCATTAACTTTAACCCAAAAATCATCAGAGAGATCATTTTCTAGACAATTAACATAATAAGTATTGTTTTGATTTAAGACCCACTTTCTAGAAACAGTTTCTTTTGCAATTAGACATATAATAGTATAAGTATCAGTATCATTCACGGCCGGAGACATTGTAATTGGAGAATATACAAAACCTTCGTCTCCAGCTATATCTTTATCATTTCCATAACCTCCCGGCCGTGTATAATTTTTATCATAATACCCTAAGTAATAAGCCTTAAAACTATTAGAACTTATAATTTCATCATAGATATTAAAACTTAAATACTTAGTGGGTTTTATATTAAGAATTACGCGAGGACAACTACCACGAAACACCGAATACATATCATCTACACAATGTTGAATCTTTGAATTGATAAGTGTAGATTTCTCAAGAGATGCTTCTTGTGCATAGGCTATGTTTTCTACTTCACTAATAAAAGATGCATTAGCTAACATCTGAGATAAAATCTCTACAGAATCTCCGGTAATATTAAGTTTATTAGCTATTCCTCTATAAATATCTATATAATCTTGTAATGATTTCATAATAATTATCCTGTTGTTTCATTTATATCAACTAGTATATCATCAGACTCTACCTGATTAACACTTATTACTAGTTTTACTTTTGTTTCATCTATTAAGTCGAGTGAAACAATTTTTATATCAAGTGTTTTTGTAAATTTCTCTTTTATTTTTGTTATTAACTGTTCTACCCTACCAGTAATTTCAGATGCTAAATCTTTTTTCTTGGTATTAGTAAAAATAAAGTTAAATCCAATTTTAGATGCTCCTGGAATATCCTTTGGCCAGATATTTAAGTAGAGTTTGAAAAGATCTATAATATAATACTCCACTTGATTTGTTATTTGACCTGTTGAAAGTAGGTAATTCATAATCTTGATTTATAATTTTTACAATTATTACATTTAACTGTAGGATCATCATCATTGAGAGCTACAAATTTACTACAGTTAGATGCTGATATATTCGTAAGATCTAAATCTTTTGGAGAAAAAGCAGAACAATTTGCTGCACTTAAGTCAGGAATAGGTATTGGTATTTCTATTTCAGGAATAGGAAGATCATCAATGATATCACCAACATTAGCTCCAACTAGTGCAATTAATGGTTTAGCAACTGCCTGTGTAGTTTCTACAATACTCATTACAGATCCAACAACCGGTATAGTTCCCATAAGAGATTTTAATCCTAGTTTACTTACCTTAGCATCAACTCTATCATAAACTGCACTAAGATTATCTCCTTCAGCTTTAAGTTGTTGAAGTAATGGAGGAGCTAATTGAGCAGAAACGCCAGGACCCATAGGAGTTACGGAAATCAATGCTGGAGGAACCATTGCAATTCTCGCAGCAAATTGAGCTGTTCCTACTGAAAGATGACCTAAATCTTGTCCAAGCTCATTGAAATCTTCTATCATCTGATTATACATCTGACCAAGTTTTTCATTAGCTTTATCCAACATTTCCTCCCCTCTCTTCTTCATATCCTCCTTAGCATTATCTAGAGTTTCTTTATATTTCTTTTTTGCTTCAGGATCTTTTATTTCATTAGATTCATCCTTAAACTCAGGAAGAGAATCTTGATATTTCTTTAATGATATTGATTGAGCTGCTTTAGCAGACAATGCACTTAATAAATTTTTCATAATATATCAACTCTCTAATAATATAGTATCTGATGTAGGTATAGGAGATCCTGGAGTTAAGAAAGTAGGAGATAATACAAAAGGTCCGAGAGCTGTATGTCCTCCCGCTACTACTTTACCCTTTACTGTTAATGTTCCAGGACCTTTAAGTGTAATATCAGATCCTTTAACTACTGCAGATCCAACTAATTCTACATTTGTTTTTCCATTTATAGTAACATCACAATTTTTTCCTATATTGATAGTTACATTAGATCTCATATTAATATCCATGTTTCCATCTTTATCTATAGTCACCCAATCGGTTGGTTCAGGTCTAGGATTATTATCTGGATCATTATACTCAGTTCCTGGATCAAAAATAGCAACCCTTATATAATCAGGTGTAATATCTACCATTTTTCCATTACTTCTAAAACCTATATAATCATTTTCTTTTATTTTTTGATATAAGTAATAACTCTGAAATACTGGATCAAGACACTTAAGAAATACAAAATCGCCTACTCTTGGCTCATCTACTTCTCCTCTAAATGGAAATGCCTTAACTCCCGATTTTATTCCTGGGATATCCACCTTTATTTCATACAATACTTTATCTAAAACTTCTACAATTGTTCCAGTATAGTATAAATCTGCTTCTTTCATATTTTTCTATTTAATTTGTTGGATCTACAATTGGTAATATTTCTTCTTTCTCTTCTACACCTGATAACAATGAAGTCCAAGAAAAATTCTCTCCATCAGGGCCTACAAAATCAGAACCTTCAATAGCCATAAACAGTTCATTAGATCGAACTAGGAATAATTTAAATGGTAATTCTGATTCTTGCTCCTCACGTTTATACTTCAAAATATCACCAAGTTTATATTTAGGCATATTAAAGTCTTTTATTCTAAATGCAGTGAAGAAATCAGAATTCATATACCCTAAGTTTCTCCAATAATTATGCATAAGTTGTTCAAAATCTTTTCCTACAATCGTATAGTCTTCATAAAACTGAAGAGTTCTAGAATTTTTAGGTTGAAGATCTGTATAATCATCTGTACTATTATTTGCTTGCTCTCCATTATTCTCATCTCCTTTAACTGGTTCCCATGGATTAGTTGGAGTATAATATATCTTCTGATTATAATTTAAATTATAAGAATCTAACTGATGGAATTCAGCATTTCCTGTAATTTGATAATATGGTTCCTGATGACCTCCAGAATCTATACCTATAATTTCTTTTATTAAATATCCTTCCCACCCATAAGCAAATATAGACTTTTTCTTAAATCCATATGATAACTTAGAACATAGTGATTGATTTGTTTCTGAGTTCTGAAAAATTGTAAGTTTATTATTAATATCACATTTACATCTTATATCCTTTTTTCCTGGATATAAAGATTCAATAGCTGAAGTAATATCATCCCATTCAGCTTGTATAAGTTCTGTATAAAATTTCTTATCTTTTATACAGATAAAATTTAGAGTTAAGAAATTTTTAAAATATTTTTTATTAATTATGAAAATATCAATACTATAAACATTTCCACCTTCTTTCTCCAAAGTTATCTGTCCAGTATATTGATCTGTAATTAATTTAAGAGCTTCTCCAGAACCATCATGTGACATACTAATTTCTCCACTAGCTATCGTTCCACCAAGTTCTTCATACATATGGATATTATCAAATCTATACCCAGAATCAAACCATGGAGTGAAATTAATGGAAACTTTATAAGAATTTGTATATTTCATATCTTAAATATTACTTAATATATTATCTAATATCCTTTTTGGAATTAATTTTAAAATTGCTCCTTGCTTATAAGTTTCAAGTCCTCTAGCAGCTTGTAACATTAGGAGGCCAGCATATGAAACAGAACCGTAATAATCTTCTGCAATAAGATCTGGTCTATATTCATATGCCGTTATTTCATAAGATTCTCTTTCAATATTTGGATTATTTAAATATATCAAAATGCTAGAGTTATATACATCAATTCCATCTATATAATTTGAAAGATTTTCCTTATTACTAATTATTACATCTTTTTTAGTATACATTATTTCTTATTTTAATAGTAATGCATTTTTTATCATTTCATCAGTAAGTTTGGTACTTAGAACTGACTCTATAACTTCTCTCTCTTTTTCCATTGATTTTCCACTAACAAAATTACGAAGAGCATTATCAGTAAATTTAGTAGCTGGCTTGAATGTAAGCGTTACATCGCAAGATAAAGGAGTAATATCATTAATAGTTTGTCCAGGTTTTCTTACTTTTATCATTTGCTTCGAAAACTGAAATTGAGCACTCTCGACCACTAAATTTGGTAATGAATAGAAAGCTCCAAACTTCAATTTAAGAGTACCAAACTGAATTTCATCAATCTCCTTAACTGATGCTAAATATCCTCCTGGAGGTAACTGCCAACCAAAATATCTATTTATTAAATCTTTATTGTTTGAAATAAAGGTTCCTGAATTTACATCTGTTCCAGTTATATTTCCACTATCATCTAATGCTTGTACAAATTTTCCAAAACAATATGGATATAATTTTTGTAATTGATCATGAGTTGATTTAAATTCTCCATCTATCCAATTAGCAAAAACAGTAAATTTCATAGTTAAATTACCAAAGCCTACTCCAGTACCTGAATAGTAAGAAAATCTAGCTCCTTGTGCAACTAAGTGTCGATTCAATAAACTCGGCGCTTTTTCTACTACTTCATATACTTTATCTGTAAACTTATCCAATACTTGTCTTACTGTAGAATTTATATCTTTTTTTTCTTGTTCTGTTCCTGTTTTCATTTCCTCCTCTTTTTCATTAGCTTGTTTTAACATTTTTGCTAAGTGAGCAGCATAAGGAGCATAAGGTTTGAATTGATTAAATAGGTTACCTAAAAAATCATATCCAAATTCTGAGAAAGTATTAGAAACAGCTACTTGATAATCTTCACTTAAAACAGATCTAATTAATGGTTCAAGAGAGTAAGGATATTCATCTCCACTAGTTTCTACTGGTGGAAGTACTTTTTGCCATGTAATACCTCCATCAGATGTATAAGTATTAGCATGAAGAGATACAGAAATTAATTCATTTACTAAATTCCTATCATAATAAAATGGATATTTAGAAGAATTATTAATTCCTTCTCCAAATTTGAAAAATTCAGTTGCTGAAACATTACTCATATTTTAACCTCCTAATAACGTCTTGAGTTTATTTTTCTCTTCAATTAATTTATTATTTAATCCAGTTTTAGTACTAGTAACAGCATCTTTCTCATTTTCTCCACTTATAAATCTTTTTAATGCATCATCAGAATATTTAGTAGCAGGTTGAAAAGTAAGTACTACATCACAAAATAATGGACTTAATTTATTTAGCGTACCATTCCAATGTTTTACCATTTGTTTTGAAGATTGAAATTGAGCATTAGTACATACAAGAGATGGTAATGAATAAAATACACCAAATCTAAGCTTAAGAGTACCAACCTGAACTTTATCTATATTAATAGTATCCGGTTCATATCCTCCTGGAGGTAATTGCCAAGAAAAGAATTCATTTATTAATTCAGCAGTTTCTCCTTTAACTCCAGAATTTATTCCTGTTCCTTGAATTTCTCCTGTTTTACTATCTAATATCCCATTAGTATATTTTCCCATGATATATGGATAAAGTTCGCTTAACTGTTCTTCAGTAGTTTTCCACTCAAATTTACCAGTTTTATAGTTTTGTAAATATCCTGCAAAAACAGTAAATTTCATAGTTAAATTACCAAAGCCTACTCCAGTACCTGAATAGTAAGAAAATCTAGCTCCTTGTGCAACTAAAGATTTATTTAATATTTTTGCCCCTTTTTCAGATACATCCTTAACACCAGTAACTAATTTTTTCATTACAGTTGAAAAACTTGAGTTAACATTTGGATCTTTTGAGATTTCCATATTTTCCATTGTTCCTAACATACTACTAGCTGCATTAGCTAAGTGAGCAGCATAAGGAGCATAAGGTTTAAGTGAATTAAATAAAGATCCTATTTCATCTTCACCAAACTGAGACCATGAATTAGAAACAGCTACTTGATAATCTTCATCTAATATAGCTCTACACAATGGACGTATCATATATCCATCATCATCAACAGGTTCATCTGGTTCTTTCCACTTATCACCATCTAATATTCTATTAGCATGAAGATATACTGAAGTTAATCGATTAGTTATTTGTTTATCATAATAAAATGGAGTATTTAATTTTGCAGCACTTACTACTGTATCTTGACTAGTATCTTCCATATATTATACTTTATTAGGTTTATTAGTCCATGTGTTTACTGAAGTTTTCTGATTGCTAGAAGTATTTACATTAATCGTCATATTTCCTAATCCAGATGCAATATTATTAATTGCCTCTGCTTGAGCTAACTGTCCTTGTTGAAGAAGTTTTATATTCTCATTAACATCAGAAACTTTGGCATAAATATCTTCAGTCTTATCTTTTCCTAAATCAGCTATTAATTCTTGTCCAACGGATTCTGAAGTATTACCAGGAATAGCCCCTCCTGAAGTTGGAGTAGATGGTGTAATCTTTTCTGGAGACAAGACACTATTTTGAGCCATTATTAATCCAGAATCACTCTTAAAAGAATTAACACCTACAGTACTCCAATCATAAGTAGGTATACTAGAACTTTCATCTGTTTTTTGTTCTACATAATTATCTGCATAATAAACTCCTTCTTGTCCTTTATTTTCAGACTCAAATTCTTTATTCCAAGCTAACCAAGTATTAACAGAAGAATTATCAGGTCCAATATGATAGTGTTTGCCAGTTCCTCCAGTCTTATCTAATACTTCCTTTGTAGTTTCATCCAGAACTCCAAGACCTCGCTTTTTAAAATATTCCTGAACTAATGGAGAACTAAGTAATTGTTGTTTTAACCTTTCAAAATTACCATCAGTAGGAACAATATCAATTGCTAAATTATCAGTAGTATGATAGGATTTATTTCCAGAATTACCAGCTTCTCCAGGTTCTCTTTTCTTAGAAGTAACCACAAAATCTGTTACTCCGCCAGCTTTAAGAATATCTTCTATTCTATCCCAAGAAGCCGATGCTAAATCAGCTTCAGTGTACTTACCTTGATTTCTAAGAGCCTTAATTTCTTCTGTAGATAATGGTTTAATTTTAGAAACAGAATTATATGTATCTTTCCATCTTCCTACATATTTATCATTACCTGGATCATATTTAGATGCAACCCTATTCATCATTATATCTATATCATCACCATTAAATGCATTATATCCATATTGATCCTTATTAAGAAGATTTACTTTATAATTTATATAATCATCTAAAGAATCGAATTTTCTCCAATTATCACCATCCTTTATTCCACCAAAATTATTATTCTTAGTAGCTAAATTACTAGTACCCCAACCTGACTCTTGAGCATCCTGAGCAACCATATAATCTATATACTTCTCATCTATTCCAAGTTCTTTAAATTTCTTAGAATAAGCTCCTCTCATCATTCTCACAAAATCTCCTTTTTCCATATCACTATATATACCTAATCTCCCTCTTACATTATCTATTGCACCATTAACTCCATCAGACATGTAATCATATGATTTTTTTACATTAGAATTCTCCCACTGTTCTTCTTGTTCTTGTTTTAATTTTTTTTCTTTTTCTAATAAATCATCAAGAGAATTTAGTTTTTCCATTAAATTCTCTCCATCATTATATACAATGTCATGTCCACCTAATTTAGCTTTAGATACTAAATATTTTTGCACATCAGTTATAAAATCTCTATTAGTAACATCTACATTATCTTTTCCAGTCCAAGATTGAACAATCCGATTAATAACTTTTGGTGTAATTTCTGCTAGAGTAACTATATCTTTTTTTGAATCTGGATATCTCCATCCGGGTTTTAACTCTTCATCTATAGGTACTAAATCTAAAACTTCAGTACTTTTTACTTTTTTTCTATAATTTTCAGTATATATAGCACTAGCTGCATTAGTAATATTTGTTCCCAAAAAAGTTTTATTGATAGCTTTTATATAATTACCTGCGACAACTTCTTTTCCTGCAGAAATAAATCTATTATCAATTACCTTATCAATTGCTTGATCTGTAATAAATTGTTGAATTCCAGAAGAAGTAATATCATTTACTTCTTGTTCAGTTCTAGGACGTATAATATATTTATATTTTTTTGGAACAATCTCACCGGATTTAATTAATTCATTATAAATATTTCCTCCATCTTTAACATTACGAAACAAACTTATCAATGTTGAAGGATTTACTAAAGTTTTCCCATCATTCTTTTCAGCAATATCTTTAAGATTTTGTAATCCCTGAATAACTGGAGTAGTATTAATTTCTCCTGTTCTATTAGCTATTTCAATAAATCTTTGAATATTATTTGCTTGAGCAATTGATGCTGTAGTATTATTTCTTAAACTTCCATCTGTATTAAAATCACTAGCAACTTGAAAATTTCTATTAATATCACTGGTTCCTTGATCAACATTATCCTCTCCTTTAATCATTTTGATAACATCATTTCCTCTTTTAAATTTATCATTTGATACAGATTGTTCAACTGAACTTCTTCTTATTTCACTAGTTATTGATTGTCTTGCTCCTTCAGGACCTAATAAAATAGTTTTAAAAATATCACCTACATACCCTACCAAAGTTTGTAAAGAACCTGCTATGTTATTTAAATCTAACTTAGGAGGTTTTAAAGTCTTTACAGCTTCTCCTCGTATTTCGAACCAATCTTTTATTTTTTTTAGGAGAATATTAAAAATACCAGCTCCTTTTCCAGTACTTTCGGAATCTCCATTCCAAAATAATTTAAAGAATGAATCTGAAATACTAGATTTGCTATTATCAGGATCTCCACCAAAAGCAGATATTAACATTTTTGCAAGTCCAGATCTACTTCTACCTCCACCTTTCTCTTTATCTCCAAAGAAAAATCGTTCAATACTAGCACCTATACTAATAACCTTATCCCAATGTTTAGCTAAGAACATAGTACCGAAGAGGAAGAGAATAGTTTTAAATTGTCCACCTACTGAAGATGCTAATTTCCTAGGATCTAATCTCTCTGAAACACTCTTCCCTAGATCGGATAAATGTTTCATGAGTTTATTAGTACTTCTTGTTAAGGACCACTCACGACGTTGATACTCTTTTTCTCTGATCGCTGCTTGTTGATTCTGTTTAGCAAAGGCATTAGATATCCAAGTTTTAAATCGAGCCTGTCCTTCATCTGGATTTTGTTTTACTGCTAATGTTCTCCCTTGGACAGGACCACCAATATTAGCAGCGGGAACAGCAACATTATTAGTCGTCGTGTTCGTAGTGTTATTATTTATTATTATCTTCTGTGGAGTTACTTGTACACTCCTTGAAGATGTTCGTTGTACTTTAGGTTGTCCAAGTCCATATTTTCCTAAGACAGCCTGAGTTTGTGGATTCATTGCCTGTACTTGTTGTTGTACTGCTGCTCCACCACCTAATCCTCCAAGTGCAGCCATCTCTACAGCTTGACTCATAGTTTCATTATTAGCCGCATCAGCATTATTTTCGAGTCTAGCTGTTTGTAAGTTTCCCTGACGTTCTGCATTTATCTGAACAATCTGGTTTTGTGCTTCTTGGAGTTGTTGTAAGTCTTTCCCATCCTCTGGTTTCTGGGAAGACATTTTTCTTACTTTATTTTCAATATCTTCTACAGCCATCGTTTATTTTTTTTTATATAGCTTCAAAGCCTTATATATGAAATAAAATATATAAAGATTATGAAGAAAAATATAATAAAAGCTTATAAATTTATTAACTACAGCGATCATGATAATTGCGCTTGTGATTTAGCATTATCACCTGTAGAATGTTATCTTTTTTTAGAGAAAGAGAAGTATGAACGATTTTATAGAGGTAATATTCAAAAACTTAATGAAGAATTAAAGGATATTACTTATGGATTATTACAAATTAATATATTACAAGATTACAAATTAGATGACTTTGAACTAATTGATAAAAATTACATACCGAATAATAAAGATTATGTATTAATATCTTTACCCACAGTATGTGAATTTAATATAATAAATAGTCAGCTAAATCTATCAGATGAAGCGATAAAATATATTAATTTTATTCAAAAAGAGGATTAATTTCCTCTTTTATTTTTCTTCCACATTCTCTTTCTTGTTTTACTATCAGGAAAAACACTATTTTTATTATATGCTCTAGATGGAATTTGAATAGCTTTATAAATAGATTCTTTCATTTTCGCATCTCCCGTAGATTTATACGTTTCAACTGCTAAATCTTCTGCTACTTTAGCTACAGATCTTTTTTCAGGAATTATACCTAATTTATCCGCTATTTTTGATCCTTCTTTCCAAGCATTCTGTTCATTCTTAACTATCAGCTTCTTTCCTACATAATCTTTACTAAAAGAGATTGGTCCTCCTTTTACCTTATTTTTGAAAAGAGGTCTCTTAAATCTCTTCTTAAAAAATTTACTAGTAAATGCCACAATTCCAGATATCGGCTTTTTCCTTGCTTCATCATGTCCAACTTCGTGTAAAGCAATATGTGAATTTTCTCCTCTTCTAGTATTAAGATTTATCATCTTATCGTTTGTTTGTACCTGCTGAATAGTCTCTTGTAGAGTATTCTTTGGATCCTTAACAGGCTTGAATTTTCTTAACATCCGTTTTGCAGGTTTTAAATTATGTTCTATGAAATTACCACCTTTATGACCAGTTAATTTGGCAAAAGTATCTTCATGAGAAACTCCAATCCTTCTTTTATTAGCTTCTTGAATTACTTTATTATGAAATTCCTGATCAGTTACGATCGGCATTCTACTTAGAGATCTATTTGCTTTAATATTCCTAGCAACATCATTTCTCATGGATCTTGCCACCTTATCAGCTATAGATTTTCTTTTCTCACCTACAAGTTTTTTATAAGTTCTTTTAACTCCGTGACGTTTTATTAATTCCCTAATATTTGAAAATTTTCCGAATTCACGCTGTTCTATAGTCCAACCATCAGAATACAGTCTTTCCACTAAATCTCTACCAGTAAAAGATTTAGTTTTTAGTTTTCTTGCTATGATCATAATTACTTCGTTTTTATTTTCTCTATGAACTGGTCTATTTCTTTATTTCCGAGACCTAAAATAACTCCAAGACGTTTACTATACCAAAACTTTCCTGGGACTTTAAGAATACTATATAACTCATCTTGACACTCCAAGAAAGTTATCAGGCGACTTCCAGAAATTGACTTTTTCGTTACTATTTCGATATCCCCTGGAATAGTATACTTATCTAATTTATCTTTCCGTATCATAACAACCGGAGTACATTTCTTGAGATTAGGAGTAGACATATATTCTTCGGTATCAATTAAAACTCCTCTTACTAACCTTGGAGATCTTACCGACTTTTCTTCTTTCTTAGGTTCCTCGGATTCTTCTTTATCTCCTAGTAAACGTGTAATGAGATCTATAACACTCAAGATCGCCAACACAGCCAAGAAAAATATTAATCCAGGGAGAAGTAAGACAAGAACAATAATCCCAGGCACAATAAACAGTAGAGACCAGGAAAACCAATTATCTATATCAACTAACCACTCTACCAATTCAGTTTTCTTTATCTTCATTTTCTTTCCTCCAATTATTTCTTATATATTCTTTCGTATCTTCTATAAATCTCAATAATTCAGCCGAGATCAAATCATATTCATCCAAGATCTCGAAAACACAATAATTATCTAGAATACTGAAATTTTCCTTATAAAATACTCCTTCAGAATAATAATTATCGGAAACTAATCTCCTAAAATCATAACTCTGTATAAATAGTGTGTCTCCGGGAATATTATTAAACTTTCCGATCTTGAGTAATATGAATACGTCTATAGTCTCAGATTTAACTCCTATAATCGAAACTATATCATCTTCGGTGGTTTTATCTCTAGAGGAAAATAGTCTAGAATAACCGCTAAACTTAAGAATATTACCTATATTGTTATTATCTTCTATCCATCGTACCATACGCATTTTTATTAATTAGTTCCTATAGATCTATATCCCAAGACTCTATAGGATTATACTTTTATTCTTTCTCTTTTTTCTTATCGTAAAATTTCTTAGCCCCATATAATGCTCCTGCCGCTAAAGCAGTTCCAGCCATTATTTTTCCAGTTCTTCCCAGTTTAAATGGAGACTTAGTAACCCTAGACGTACCCTTATCTAACGGAGAATTAGTCTTAGGTGCAGTTGGGCCAAAGTTAAGTGGATTTTTAGGAATAGAATTAGTAGGTATTGTAGTATTTGTTATTGGACTAGGATTTTCTACAACTCTATTCTTTCTTTCTAATACACTTTGACGAAACTTCTTTTGATTTTCAGGAGATAGAGCTTGAATTCTTTCCTGTTTAGTTTTAATTTTTTCCTGTACCTTCGTTCCTCTTATTTTTTTAACACCTCTATCTTGAGTATTTTGTCCATATCCTCTTGCCTGTTGTAATAAAGTTTGCTGAGCATTTCCTAATCTTTTGTCAACTTTACTAATACTAGGATTATCATACTCAGAAGAAGGCAATACTTTATTAATTTCTATGGCTTTTTTATACCTTTCTGAATTCTTTAGTATCTGCTCTTGAGGGATTCCACCCATAGACTGATGTTGAATAACCGGATTTACAGCTTGAGTCATTTGCCACTGCCTTGTTTTAATCTTATTTGCTTTATTACCAAACTCTTTCTGTCTCAGTATTATCATATATTTCTTAAACTGTCAAGGGAAGAATATTGTTAAATCCTATACCCCCCCCCCTTGACATATAAAATTTTAAGGGAGGGTATAGTTTTATAAGTCCATTAAGTCGACATTCTTAGTTCCCATTATTTCTTTTCTCTCAGCTTCCTCTTCATAATAAGCTTGACGTTGTGCCGCTGATATTCCTTTAAGTCTCTGTCCCTTCTTTCCACCAAAATTAAGTAACGGAAAATCAGGGTCAGTTCCTTCGGTAGTATCAAGGAAGTTTTCATAGCATTCACGAAGAGACTTAAGAGAAGAAAGTGTATAGTACTCTACTCCATCGACCTTAAGAAATTTATTTAAATAAAATTTTAGATCCATCAATTGGGGAATTGTTACAGATGTCTCGAAAGAAGTCGACAGTAAGAGATTCTACACTTACTGCCACACTCCTCCTTTCTTTCGCTTTCTTTCCTTTATTACATTCAGGACAATATAGTTGAATAGGTTCAAGTCTATCGTAATATAAGTCACGAAGAGCAAGCAAGAGAGTAACATCACCATGAGTAGCCCCTAAGACATCTTTCTCGATCTGTGTTCCCTGATAATCAAAATCTTTAATCAAGGCTATAGTTTTAATCATCTTCAAGTCAGTTACAGTTCGATATCTAAGGTAAGTCTGAAATACCTTCATAAACTCTCTAACTGTCGGAACTATAGTCTCGTATCTATGCCCTCCAAGTTCAATAAAAGCACCATTCATAATCTTTTGATCGATCTGTTTAAAGTGAATATCTTTTTCGAAGGATATAGTTTTCTTCATCTTCTTACCACATTCAGGACATGTTACTTCTATTTCATAAGATAATTCCCCAGAAACCGTACAAAGCTTCTTATAAAATATCAAGAAATCTACATCCATTAAATAACAATCTAGGATAGTTTCATCTTCTTGAACTAAAAGATTGATATCATATAAGTATTTTTCTAGTGGATCATCAGAAGGAAGATTCTCAAGATATCTTGTTATTTCTAAGAATGTCATAGGACTAACCTTAACACTTGGGAATTTATATCCATATCCCCCTGATGGTAATTGTGATGTTAAAATATTCATAATCGTTAAACTCTCATTTTTTTATTAATTAATCTTCTTTTTCTCTACGCTCTAATTCTTTACGAGCCTTTCTTGCTTCTGATTTATGATGAAGATGTCCAGCTGCAGCAATTCCGGCACCTGTAGCAGCACCGATTCCAGCTCCTATTAAACCTCTTTTTAAAGATAATTTCTTAGCTAATCCAATTGAAGCTCCGGAGACACTAGTAGCAGCTATAAGTCTTTTATTATTTTTCTTAATATTTTCTTTTTCCTTATCAGTCAAACCTTCATCATATCTAGCTCTTTCTTTAAGCCATTTATCTGACTTTCGAGAGAATTTAGAATCATCAAACTCTTCTGACATTCCAAGATATGTTTCTTCATCTAAATCATCATCAGCCTTAGAAAATTTATTCTCTCTAAGTTTTTCTGCACGTTTCTTCATTAAATGGTTTGAAGCTAATCCCGCCGCTGTTCCTAATAAAGCTGTTCCTGCCAAGATCTTCTTATTTCTCTTTGAAGCTTTCTTTGAAACTTTATCTTCTAATTTCTTTGTTGCTTTTTTTAGTATATCTTCTTCGCCTTTTAATTTTTTATCAGCCATGTTTAGATAATGTTTTTCAACTTTCTGAACTTTTAGAAGATTATCAAGTTCGTTAAATGAATCTATTACTGGTTCTCCTGTTCTCGTCTTTTCATTAGCTCGCTTAAATACCTCTTTACCAGTTTTTCTAATTTTATCAAGTTCATTCCGATATTTTTCATATAATTTACCAGAATGTTTGAGATACTGATCATTTATTTTGGCTTCATCAACTGACTTAGCAACGTCAGAACCAATTAAACCTACCCCAGCTACAGTACCACCAGCTAAAATTCCATGTGCAGTAGCTACTCCTTTACGATTTTTATCAATCTGATCTGCAGCTCTCTGTTTTTTCTCTTCAGCTGTTAATTTCTTAGAGAATAATTTTCTTTTGATTATCATACTATTTATATAGGGGATTATTAAACTTCATACCCCCCCCCTTTAGAGAGTATGATTTTTCTTATTATAAATAAAGAACGAAATATAAACTAAAAGCCTTATATATGTAATAAAATATTTTAAATTATGAAAATAGGAATAAGTACAACTAACATAATTAATGAATTTGTTAGATTTATAGGTCCTGTAGTTGACCTAAGAATAAAAGAATGTAAAGTGTATGTAATAATAGATCACAATAAATTTACTAATCTAGAAGAAATACTAAATCAATTAAATCAACAATCTATTTTTTCACTTAGTCCAGCAGAAATTGTATCATCTTTTGAAGTAGAATCTATACTACTTGATACAGATAATTCAAGAACAGATACAGTTATAAAACTTCCTGGGACTTGGAGAATAAATACAGAAACTAATGAAATAATTGAACAAGAAAATCTAGATAAAATTTTAAAGCTATTTACTACACAAGAAGGATGAGAGAAAAAAAACTCATCCTTTTATTTTCTTTTCTTAGAATTTCCAAAGATCTGACCTATAATACTCTTATCCTTTCTTCTATTTTGCCTTATTTCTCTCTTATCTAGTTTATTTTTAAGGTCTAAATCATTTTTATCCAAATTTTCCGGATAAGTATTTTTAATTCTATGTAACTTACCTGGACTAACTTCTTTCTTTAAAGCACTATTTGGATCTAAATATTTAGCCGCTGCATTTAAAGTTCTTGCATTTCTGGCAGCTTTATAAGTTTTTAGAGATAATTTTTTATCCTTTTCTGCAAGTTTTATCTCTTCTTTAGATGCCCCATGCTCTTTCATTAAATTTATTCCATTCTTCCAAGCATTTTTCTCCTCTTTAAGTTCAGCACTATTTCTTTTGAACTCTTCTTTCACTCGTTCTATAGTTCCAATTTCAGATTTTTTCTTACTCTTATTCATTAAATTTAATCTACTAATAGCTTTATTCCTCTCACCAGCAGCTCCAGTACTATTCATTGCATGACCTACTTCATGGGCTAGAGCTGGAATATTTTCATCATATTTTCCTTTAATATTTATAAGACCTGATCTTGGAGATAATCCAGAAACTTCATTAGGAGATAACGTTAATGCAATTTTCTTACTTAATCGTTTTCCATCAACATTTCCTTCGTATTTTGAATTATTCAGAAACCGTTTACTAACTTCTTTTGCTTCTTCTGGCTTAAATGGAGCATAATAATTTATAGATTCTTTTTCACCTATTGAAGTTTGAATTTTATTATTATCAAATACTCTAGAATTTCCCTTCTTAATAGCATCCTTTACTAAATCTTTTCCAAGTTTCTTATTAGAAATAGATTCTTTTTCTAAATCTTTTGCTAATTTAAGTACTTCACTATTATTAGATACTTGTTTAACTGATAAATCTTCTAACTTCTTTCCGATTTTTCTTTGAAGTCTACCTGCATATTTCTTCATAACTCTAGAACCACCTGAATGGTAAAATTCTTGAGCTATATTAAATTGTTTTTGTCGTAGGATTATTATACTATTAATTTTTATTCAAAACAAAATTCCCACTCACCTTTACTGGCGAATGAGAATTATTATGTCCCAGGCAAGATCGAACACTTACCTCATAAAATATTGTTTATTGTTTTCAGGTTATTATATATTTCTTGATACTCTGGCTTAACTCCTATAATGTCAGTAGCTTTCACTCTCTTCTTAGAACCATCAGAAAGTATTTCATTTACTTTAGCCTCCTTAGTTTCAAAAAAGTTTTCTAAGTCAGTTGCTTTAGGAGTAGCTGTATAATTAATTGAAGAATATAGTCCTCCAAGAATTTCTTTTATTTTTGCTTGGCTTATTCTATCTCCAACAGAAAACTTAGAGAGAATAGTATTTACCAAAAGTTCTTTACTAAATGTTACAATACCTAACTCTTTTTCAATTTTATACCTATCATACCCCAAAGCTTTTAGTTTTTGTGGTTTAAGAATAGTATAATAAGATTTAATATTATCATGTTCCCCAATCTGATCTAATACTATTTGTATAGCTTGATTAGATAATCCATATTCACATAATAATTTAAGCTTTTGTTTGAACAAAGTTAGATTTTCATACTCATTCATAAAATTAGATACTTCTCTATTAATTAGATCATTTGTATCTAATGTATTATGTACTGAACTAAATACAGTAAATCTATCTTTATAATCATATTGTTGTATTCTAAAAGCTCTAATCTCATTTACTAATACTAAATTATTAAGTACAGGTATCAAAGTTCCACTCTGATGTTCGTTTACCGCCACATAATTATCTTTATAACTAAAAGATTTTGCCATTTTTTGATATGTTTCTGCTAGATCATATTTTGCTTTATCAGGTGCAGAGCTATAGGAATCTAATAAGTTTTGAGTAATTTCTTTTTTTCTTTCTACTTCTTTATTAAACTCCTCTTGAGACACTTTCCTATAATCACATATTGTTCGATAATAAAATACTGCACTATTACTCCATGGATTCTCTTGCAGCCTTTGTCTACCTAAGATCTGAGGCAAGTCTTCAGAGATATCAACAGCTAAAGTATCTATATTACTATCAGAGAAAATAAATGATCTAGCACAAGTAGAGTAAAAATCAGCACCTAGGTAAACAGTTCTAGTACAAAAGGTAAACATTTTAGGTTTAACTCCTTTTAGCGGTACTTCACCTATTACGAATTTCTTCCCTAATTTACGTTGTATTCGTTTTTGATTATCAGGAGTATCACTACACAAAATATTTACTTCTTCAGGTTGGAGATTACACTTTTTTATAATACTAGTAATATGATTAACAGAATTTACATAAAATACAGCTTCATCCGATATTATTTCAACAGGATAGCCATTTACCATTCTAATAGCTCTCTCAAAATTACCATCCTTGTAGGACTGAATAATTTCTGGGAGTTTTTCGCCAACAGATTTCATTGTAAGTACTTTTAAGGCAGGTTTTAATACCCTAGTCGAATCCTCCTTACTCCAATCCATATTAATATATGGAAGACCATCAAACTCACCTAACATATTAAGATATTCCTCCAACATAGGAGTTGCGCTAACAAATAAAGCTGAGTGAGATTGGTGTAGATGATATAAAAAATCTAATTCTGTATTAGACTTAAACTTAGAATCATGTAAGATAGTTTGAAACTCATCTATAATGGTGTAAAAAGATTGAAATATACCCAAAGATGTTAATATATCTTTTACAATTCTATAAGAATCATATGTTACAAGAATTTTACAAGGTTTATCTCCTAAGTATTTTCTTTCATTTAGATAGTCTTTTATTTCATTCATTAATCTATTATAAACTGTATCCTTTCCATGAACTACTTCTTTAAGAGTATCCATAAATACTTGAGATCTAGTCTTATCTATCTTGCTTAAATCTTTATCAACTGTCAATTCTTTTTCAAGCTCATTCACTACTAAGTAAACACTATCCTTATGTTGGTCTTTCTTATTTTTAAGTAACATCTTTCTTGGAGAACATAGGATAACATTTTCAGGACCTCTAAGACAGTATTCTGTAAATCCACAACCTGGAAGTTGTTTATTAATAATACATTTTACTGGGAATTTATAAAATCTAAAGTCTGTTCCTAATTCTGATATAAATCTTATTCCTCTAGGAACTACATAATCATTTAATTTTAGTATTGGCATACGTATAATTTTATCAAATTTATTATAATCTAATAGAGAATCCAGTTAAAAGAACTACTATGTCTCTTTAAATTGAAGACATAGGAGGATTCCCTTTTCAATCATAAGGAATTGAAAGGATATTATACGCATTTTGTCACTTTAAATGGAGTATTTTTAGTACAGTACTATATATATTTTATCTGACAAAAAAGTGACACTTGCTCATATAGATAAAGAACATAAGATCATGTCGGAGACATGGAATATTTATGTTTAGGATTTCTATGAGCTTTTAATCTAGAAATACCACCCCTGGCCCTTTAGAGGCCAAAGGGGTGTCAACTTAATTAAAATAATATTATACTAAAATTTCCTATATATCTTATTCAATGTTTCTTTTCTAAGACACCTCTAGCGGTAGCGGTTAGAGGTGTAGGATAAGGGAAGCTCCTTTGTCCTCATAAATAAGGGACAAACCTATATAAAACTTCCCTTTTATCAATTTGAAAGCCTAGTATATGTAATATAAACTTTAAATACGTAGAATTATGAAAAGAATAGTCAAAGAAGCGGTAATTGAAAGAAAACTTACTGATGAAGAGAAAGATATAGTAAGACCTCATTTAGAATGTAATTATAAAATAGTAGATTTATATCCTGTTGATGAGGATACTATAATACCTGAGGAAGCACTAGATCCTGAGAAGTGGGATGTTCCAGAGGGTTATTATGCTATTGAGATTGAATGATAGTTTTATATACCTTCAATTCTTCCATATGAAATAAGAATAAAATATATAAAATTATGAAAAGAGATAAATTAATAAAAGAGATTATTGAGAAGGATTCATTTATTTTTGAAGATCCTTGTCCTTTATCCCATCAAGAATTAGAAGAGATAGACTCTACTATAGAGAGTACATCTTCTATGTTAGATAATATGAAAATTGACTCAACAGAGGATGATCCTATGCTAAGATTTGAAAAAATAGTAGAAAATCTTAATAAATCTAATAAAAGTATGAGAGTAAAAAGAAATGAGTTAATCTTTTTAAAGGATTATCATAATACATCAAAAACTCCTTGTTCAGATTGGCTTGATCATAAAAGAGTAGACCTGTATCCTATTAATGAAAATACAGAAATACCTACAGATGCATTAGATCCAGGGGTATGGAATATTCCTGAAGGTTATTATGCTATTGATAGAGATTTGGATTAATTTCCAAATCTCTTTATTTATTTTTATATTTTCCGAGTAATCTTACAGTATCATCAGTCATCATTTTATTAGCTGCATTGGATTCATAAGTTCTAAAGGAATAATCTAGACTTTTATTTCCTGCTTTTTGCATTTCTCTGGAAAGATTATATTTTTTCGCTAATGCAGCGGCATGATATGATGCATTAGCTTCATTCATTAATGTAGATAAATTTCCTACATTGTTCATAATAGAATTATGTAAATTATGTGAAGTATTTACTTTTTTATCCAAACTTCTATAATTACCATAATATTTACCTCCTCTTAATTGTTCTCTATTATCACTTACACGATGTCCAACCTCATGAAGAATTGTATATGGATTTTTTCTATGTATATTATTTATATTAATAGTATCATTTTTATAATTATATTCTGTAGTTAAATTAGAACCTACTGCAGTTTTTATATTATTTTTTTTTAAGATCTTCTAGGTATTCTTTTCTACCCTTGAGATCATATATTCTTCCTCTATTTCGTTCATATAATGGATCGTAATAAACTTCAGTATTAGTTCTTCCATATAATCCTAAAGTAATTTCTAGATTTTTTATCTCTGGCTCTAGATTTTTTAATTCTTCTTTTTCTTGCTTTCTTTTAGGGAATAATATATCTAATAAATTCATAATAATTTGTTTTAGTGTTTAGTAGAAAAGTAGCCGATCAAAGCCACTCTTCTTTAGTTTTTATGTTGGTTGTATTATTTTTGGCTGAGTTATTATATCAGGGGATTCACCTTCTATGAGAATTCTTTTTAAAACTTCAGATATTTTCTCATAGGTATTGTAAGTATATGGAATTTCTATAAGAATTATATTATTTTCCTTACAATATTTTCTAACGTTCTCATCCCTTTTTAACTGTTTTTTTATATTTCTTTAACCCTTCGCGTTTAGATTTTTCGCTAATATTAGTTCTTATCCCTCTGCCATCTGTAAGAAATATCATAGATTTTAAATTGTAATGTTGTTCTCCATTATATTCTATCCAGTAAGTTATGTTAGTATCTTTTTTAGAATAAATTATATAATCTATTCTTATATTAATTTTATTTATATTAGTTGAAACTTCTCTTTTATAGTAGAATAATTCAGAATTACTATTCATCCAAGTATAGATTAATTCTTCTCCTCCACTTCTTCCCTTAGTTTCATAGTTTAATCCTCTTAGGAAATTATAAGGAGTTATTAAGAAATCTACATTATTGAATTTATCCAATATTCTAACAGGAGTTGTCCTATTTACGTATCTCACTTTTGAATAATCATATCTTTCTTTTCCATGAATTTGCTCAGCTTTCTGGATAAATAAATCTATTCCATTACTCTGTTCTTTAGCTATTCTTTCAGTAGTACACTTAGGACATACTTTATTTGTTAATTTCAGATGCGCTTCTGGAGTTTGCCAAAAATATCTATTACAATGATTACATAATATTTTTACAGGAGTAAATCTATCAATATAATCGACTTCAGAATAATTGAAACTATCTTGAAATAATTGAATAGCTTTATTAATCCAATTATTAAATGATTTCAATCTTTTTTGTTCATCTAAATTCTTTTTAACACAAGAAGGACATCCTATAGTATTATGATTGTTCTTTTTGGATAATGTGCCTAAATGATTTGAAGGTATAACTTCAAAATAATTTCCACATCTTTTACATTTTAATATTATAGGTGTTTCTAAGTCTATAAATTCTGTTTTATCATATTCAAATAGATCTTTGTATATTTCTTTAGATCTATTTATAAAATCTTCTGTAGTCTTTAATTCGTTTCTTTTCATTATTATAATTATCCTTTTATAAATTTAATTCAATTTAGTTATTTATGAAAGGAGAGTAGATTGATCAGATCTACTCTCCAGGATAATCATAAATAAGAAATCTAATATTGAATTAAAAATCTATTTTTTTTTAAATATTATCAAAAGTTCTTTCGTAGTGTTCAAATTGAAAACTTACTTGAATCGTAATATATTGATATTTTATTATCAAACTAGACTATATCTTAAGGAAAATCCCTCTTTGTACATAGTCGTTGAGAGTATCATTATTGATACTTTGCTGATTATTTATACAAATTTATAAATTTCCCAGCAATTCACAAAATTCTATTAGGATTTTATTCCTAAACTGACAATTAAATTTTATCAGCTCTATCTGTACCATCTTCTGTCTGTGGTTATGTTAACTATAATAAATCATATTATTATAGCCCAGAATACAAATTCAACTTAGGGTTTTCTAAGTTGGTAAGTCTTTATTCGTTACACTAAGAATTGAAATATAATTCTTAGCTCGGTATCGGGAATTATCCTTTCACCGAATTTACTTACTAATAATTTAGGGAATTACTTCTCTAAACGGCCAGTAATTATTTACAAACCATTTTCCGGTTGATGTGTTATTTTTATATATCACTTCAGACTATATCATAAAGAGAACTATGGCTTTCTCTTTCTTTATCCTTAGTCGTTGAGAAATAGATTTTATTATCTATTTTTGCTGATTTATGTTTTACATTTTCCAGCAATTCATAAAGATTCAGATTTTATTATAAAAATCTGGACGAGTGTTCATCAATTGGAGCATCCTGAAGAATACAGTTATAGAAATTAAGAGTACGAACTTTGATACGGCTTGAGTTAGTTAAGATTAATCTAAGGTCGCATACTAAGTCATCCTTTCTGAAAGAATATTTAGTATCACGATCTGCAATTTTCTGGCGATAGTCCTTATGGTTTTTGTTTTAAATCATACTAGACTATATCATAAAGAGGAACTATGGCTTAACCCTCTTTCTTTGTACTTAGTCGTTGAAAAATAGAATCATATCTATTTCTGCTGATTATTTTTTCGTTATATTAGGTTCATCGCTCTTAATCCTAAATCTTAAGCGATGGAGATAACTATAACGAGATATTTCCAGCAGTTCACAAAGATTCATTAAGGAACTTTTAATCTCTTAATGGACAACTTTTAAATTATCAAACCAGTAAGTAATTGCCTGATCTTCCTTATCTACAAAAGCCAACGACAGGGTTCCAGCTGTGTTTTGACCTGTCTTCTGAATGATAGTATAATTACCACGCATTCTCTTTTCAAAACCTGATACACTATAATCAATACCTACCTGAACGGCATTTAATCTAGCATTGAAAATATCAGTACCAGGGAAATAAACTCAAACATTTGTTCTATGTTTAGACTATATCATAAAAGAAATCTATGGCTATTTCTTTTCTTTGCTAATAGTCGTTGAGAAATAGATTTTTTATCTATTTTTGCTGATTTATCTTTACTTGATCTTCCAGCAGTTTACAAAGTTTTACTAAGACAATTATTTATCTTAGGTACATTAATGAATTGAAGTTCCCACATGTCACCACGAAGGAATTCTTTATTATTATCTTTATATGTACTTTGATAGTCAATAAATTTCATGTATCCGTCACTTCCGCGGACTAAACTTGCTACGCTTGCCATAGTTTTTATTATTTTTTATCGTAATTTAAAGTTATATCGATCGTCATATCATTATCTACTAAGTCGCTCATTCTAGATTCCACTTCAAGTCCTAGTCTGTTATTTGGTAAGTCTAGGTAAAATCCAGTAATAACTAATGAATCTATATATGAGTACCCAGCTGATATTCTATTTAAGATCTGTTCTATTCTAGCTCTTATATCTCCGGCTGATTTAGTACTAAGAATTTTCCATTTATTCTTTTCCAATTCTCTAGCTACTTTTCCTATACAGAATCTCATCCACCCTGAAGTATTGAAGTCTTGTCCATTTTGATATTTTTTATAATAATATATCTGGTTATTAAATACTAGATAATTACTTTTGTATTCTTCAAGTTTTTCTTCTGGTGATTCAAAGGTGTAAGGATCTGTTGTAGGTGTTTGATATAAGATCTGATCGCTAGTTATTGAGTAAATATCTTGTAAGAGCCCTCTAATATGTAAATAATATCCAGGTCTATCTTGTCCGAAAATTGTTTGCCCTCGATAAAAATATAAGAGTCGATTATCAGTGTCAGAGGTATAATTAAAGACGTAGTTATTTCCGGCCGTATTAGTTTCCTCAGGATCAGTTGTTTCTATTAAGTTTCCGTTTTCCACTTTATAGAATTTTACTCCTCCAGTGGGTTGTGATACTATATAAATTGTTCCTGAGGTTATATTTTCGGCCGATGGGAGTTCTTGAGTTTCTACGTAGGTCCATCCATTATCAGAATTTTGGAATAATACTTGAAAACCTAAACTCCTTGCATACCCTAAAAATCTCTCGTATTCTGGATAATAACTAGTCTCTGAGCCTGTCTTCATTCCGGCCGAGTATTTATAGATATCAGGGACTAAGAAATAATCAATAATTCCAGCGTTGTCAGATCCAAAAATAGCCTCTGCCGCTTTCCAATATTCCCCATTTATATCTTCGGCCGTTTCTTTCCAGGCTCGTTTAAGATACCATGTTCCAGAAGGTAATTCAGATTCTTTAGTACCTTTTTTATATTCTACCTCTTCACCTGTTTCTCGATTTATGTAAGATGTTGAGAGAATACATCTAACTAACTTAGACTCTGAAGTAATTATAGTATCAAGTCTTTCCTGTCCAATAGTAAATAAACCACCTTCATAAATTTCTTGATATTTATACCTCTCGATTGTTACTCTATACTTATCATCTCCTTTCAGTTTCTCAATATTTACACTAATATCACTATCTAAGTATTCGGGATCTCCACCTTCAGTACCAGTTGTTTTAGATATAAATCTCACTCTAGTACTTCCGCTCGAGATTTTTGATAGTATATTGTGTGTAGTGTTAAAATCTGGTTCGAATAATAGATCAGTAATATTAGTAAAATAAGTAACCTGAACAGAATATGATGTGTATATTTTGTAACCCTCCGAGATATTTCCTTCGACTGTATAACCTAATTGACTTGGAATTATAACTTCTACTAACCTCTTGAAAATTTCCTTATTACTTTCTTTGGCTTTGATTTCGACCTCGACTGCTTCATCATAATACTGACTTGGAATATTAGGGATACTATTAATTTCCTCTTTAAACCAAATCATTATATTTTCATAAGAGTCATTTTTAAGTTTTTTCAGGATTATATATTTAGAAGTTAATCCCTCGTCTATCGGGTGAAAATCTATCTCAGGGTTATATACTAAAGAATAAGCTAAAGTTTCATACCCTTTTGATACTCTTAGCAAGTCAGGAAGATGAGATAATAATATTTCTTCATTAATTTTTTCAGTATAATCAACATCTCCTTCCTCTATATATTTCGGATAACAATATTCAGGTCCAATAAAACCTGGATAATTTATGTTTAATACATCCCTATTTTCTAGAGAACTCGTATTATTAGTGTCAAGATTTTGTGGTAATTCTAGGATTTTCATATATTCTCCTAGATAATATATATAAAGAGTATACCACAAATTTCCCTCTTTATATTCGCCTTCTCCTGTTACTACCTTATACAAAACTTTATCTTCTCCGATTTCTGGAAGTTCTGTTAAGTTATAGTATAATTTTTGATCTATAGAATACTCTTTTAGGTCAACATAGTCAGGAGCATTAGTATTTTGTTCAACCTTAATTGGTCTATATAAGAATAAAGTAACTCCAGATTCTAAAAGTTCATCATAATAATCTTTCCCTGGAAAATCTGATCCAAACCAAATATCAAGTTCATCAGGAGTTCTCACAAGTATTGGTTTCTCATATGACATCTTAGAATCTACAACTTCAGAAAATACTGTAAAATCATCTTGTTCAGTGGAGTACTTTATATTAGTTGTTCCTAATCTTAAATACATAGCTTTATATTATTTAATTAGTTTCATTACTGAATTTACTCCACTTTCTACTATAGAACCGTAATCTGTTTTTGAAGAATTATCGGGAGCCTTATGTTGTATTACCTTAACTTCTGGAATTTTTCCTTCATTTGGATTCTCTCCTACGATACTAAATGATACCATAAGATCTCCTGCACCGTCTCCAATATCCCCTGTATACTCTTCAGAGAAATCTTTCATTACTAAAAGCAAATCAAATTTTTGAATTGTACTATATTGTGGTGTCATAACATATATTCTACATCTGAAGCATATATTTTTATACATAGCAATACACACATTATTAGTATCTATTGCTGTAAGTGAATATTCATCCGGGGGCAGTATATAATAATCAGATGTATGTCCTTCGCTATTATAAATTGCAGCTTTAGCACATTCTTCAAAGTATCGTCTCCAAGATTTATATTGATCGTCGGCGATAGTTATTCGAAGTTCATTAGTAAATTCCATTGAAACAGGATAACTAATTTCACCATCATACAAGCTCAGTGTTTTTGATGTCATTTTAGATTTTTGAAGATCAAAACTAGTAAATGGAATCCATTTATTATAAGCTGTATTTACTCCATGCATTACGATATTTCTTATATTTATTTCGTGGATTCCAGGAAGATAATTAAGATCTCCATTTTCAGGCCCTGCATAAGGTTCAAGAGCAATTTCCCAGAAAGCATTAGTATCTAATGTTTGAATATTATAATTTGAATACCCTGTTGAGGTAAATTTATCTGGAGTTGTAATAAATGGGCTAGATTTTAATACATTATATAAACCTTCTACAGTATTAGTATCGTCAGTATCGCTAGATATCCCACATAATTCCTCTAGAGTAATTAATATACCTTTACCTGAAATATAATTATTTTTAAAACTGTATGTTCTTTCTCCTCCAGAAGATCCTAAAGCCATATCTTTTAAAGCACTACCTGCTTTTTTCCAAAAGGATGATGATGAATTTTTCTTTGCTCCTTCATTAGTTATTTTACTTAAGAGTTCGATTTCATCATAAGAAAATACAGATTGACTTTTTATAGGATTAGAAGCATTACTACTAGTTGATCGTGTATTCGCTTCTTCAAATCCATTATATTTAAATTTATTTTCATCTGGTCTATTCAAAGGATTAGATATATCTACTGATTTGCTTCCAACGATACTATTAACAGCATCTCCGAGCTTGTCTCCTAGGTTGTCAAGTGCACCAGAAACTCCTCCAGATACTAAATCACCCAATAAACCGCCATCATTTCCAGGGAGTCTATATCGATTTGATTTAGTTACTTTTTCAAGCTCGTCTCTAGCTACTACCAAACCAGCTAGTGTTTCATTAACAAGAAGTTGTCTTGCCTCTCCATGTACTCCAGTCCAGCCCACGGCTTTTTCAGCAGTCCATCTAAGATAATTACTTAAATTAAGAGATTCTAATCCAAATTTAGGTAATTTCATAGGAGGACCTTCTACTTGTTCAGAAGATAGTTCAGGATTTTCTGAATATTTATAAATTTCTTGTCCATCAGGAGCTTGTGCATCTGGAATTTCTTTTTGTTGGTTATAGAAATAAGTAGGATTTTCTATGATTTTTTCTACTTCTTCTGGAGAAAGATAATTATATGATCCTTCTGTTTCTACTCTAGGAGCTGAATTTCCTTTAGCTACTTCAGGTAACTTATCTTTATAATTATATTGTTGTTCTGGATTTTCTATGATTTTTTCTACTTCTTCTGGAGAAAGATAATTTTCATTATCTGTTTCTGGAACTTCTAGAATAGAATCGTAAAAATTTCCAAGATCTCCACCAAGACTATCTAACTCTTCTGGGCCAAGAGGAGTATAATCTCCAGATTGTCTAGGAGCATCAGCTATTTCTGGAACTTCAAGGAGAGAATCATAGAAATTATTGATATTTCCACCAAGACTATCTAATTCTTCCGGACCTAATGGAGTATAACCTTCATATCCATCTCCAGAAGTTTCAGGGAGTTCGAGTTTTTCATCTTCTAACTCAAAATCTCTAGTATCTTCAAGTTTATCTATAAAATCTTCAAGACTTTCAGGTTCAGCTTCCTCTGTACCTTTTAAATCTATCCTTTCATCTTCTAAAGAACTTGATTCATATTCTTTAGTACCCTCTAAGTTTATTCTCTCGTCTTCTAAAGATTTAGGTTCGAATTCTTTAGTTCCGGTTAAATCTATTCTAGTGTCCTCTAACTCAGAAGCCTCATAATCCTTCGTATTTTCTAGATCATCAAGATAATCCTCAAGTTCAGACATCTCAGCTTCTTTAGTTCCAGTTAAGTCTATTCTAGTATCTTCAAGAGAATTATTATCTTCTACACTTAAGTTTTCTCTATAATCCTCTAAAGTAGATATCTCAGATTCTTCAGTACCTTCCAAATCTATTTTAGTGTTTCCAAGTTCTTCTAATACCTTTACAGTACCTCCAAGAGTTATTTTATCTTCAGGTAAACTCTTTAATTCTTCCCCACTTCTAAGAGACTCTTTATGATTCTCTAATTCATCTAACTCCTCCGGCGTTTTCCTAAGATTTTCCCTATAAGTTTCTAACTCTTTATCTTCTACGGTTCTCTCTAAAGATACTTTGGTTTTAGAAAGTTCAGCATCATCTACTGGATTTCTGAGTTTAACTTTAGTATCTTCAAGTTCTTTTAGATTATCTTTTCCACTATTTAATTTTTCTCTGTGATCTTCTAATTCATCTAACTCCTCTGGCGTTTCTTTAAGATCTTCTCTATAACTAGATAATTCAGAAGTTTCAATTGTTTTTTCTAAAGATATTCGAGTAGTATCTAATTCATTTTTAGAATCTACTTCGAGCTGTTCTTTGTATGATAAATCTTTAAATCCTTCAAGGTCTATTCTTGTTAGATCTAATTCTAGGTTGTGATTATCAATAAGAGATTCTCTTTTTTTTCCTAACTCTAGATCTTTTTCTGGAACCTTAAGATTTTCTTTTGTATTTATATAAAGATTTCTTACATCTCTAACTCCTTCTAGATTTAACTTTTCTGTACCTAGAGATTTTAATTCTTTTGGTTCCTCAGTTAATTCTTCTCGGCGGTCTTCTAGGGTTGGTTCAAGGATATTTTTTTTATTTACTATATCCTCACGACGTTTCTCTAGTTCTGTTTTCCTAGGATCATACAGATTTTCACGTGTCTTTTCTGTATACAACCCATGATTTTCCGCCGAGTCAGAGTTTCTATTATCAGAAAGTGGTTCTCGTGATGATTCTTTATATAGACTTTTAATACCACGAACCCCATCTAATCCCTCTATATAATCTTCGAGAGAATTAATTTCTGGAATCCTCCCTGTTGTTCTTCCAGGGAGTTCTAGATTATCTTTCTCTAGGGAAGTATGATTTTCTTGAGTTGTTCTAATACTTTTAAGATATTTACTAAGAGCTTTTACTTCCTCAGGTCTAGTAAGTTGATCACATCCAGGAATTTTATTTTGCTTCAGAATCTCATTTTCTATATTTCTTTCTCTCATAATTACATATCTAAAGTTTCAATAATACTATTCAATGTATAAACATAGAATACTTCAGCTACTTCAGAGTAACCCATTTTAAGAGATATTTTAAATCTGAATGTATATTTTCCACGAGTATATTGTAATTCATCCCCTACTTCAAGAGATCCATCATCTGTATATACTTCTAGATTATCTCTGTTTCGATTCCATACATCTCTTAGTTCATTCTGATTTAATATCAATATTGTAGTAAATTGATCATAATCGTTCTCTAATGTACTACTTGATGAATATGTACCTCCAAAAACATTTTTCCATTTTGAATTACTCTTTGGTCTGAGTACTACAAATTCAGTCCCAAGAAGTTTTAATTGTAATTTTATATTTTTCATTCCAATAGAATAAAGCCTATTTGCCTTATCTAAGTTTTTTGAAATCATATCCGCCATAATAGTATATATTTAGTTTAAAGATTAATCACAGTCAATAATAGTACAAAATTCTTCTGTATCAATTATCTCACGTATTAATTTATATATCTGTTCAAAAGTAAGAGATCCTGATAGTTTCATTACATATATATCTCTCTCTAGGATCGTAATTGTTCTAATATGAGCTGCCATAGATCTAATGAAATCATCAATTTCGTACTGACTATATTCAAGATCTTTTGGAATATATATTTTAATTGAAGATGGATCAGGATATATACTAATTACATCTTTGGGAATTTTACTAGAAACTTCATAATCCCCGATACGATCTTTATCCAATTTCTCTGTTAATTTCGTTATCATCTTTCTAGCTTGTAAATCTGAAAAATATCGAATTCTAGGTACTATCATTTTTCAAATATATTAGGTTTTACATCAGTTGACATGAATTTTTTTAAGATAAAATCAAATTCATTTCTTGTTTTAATTGTGTAGTTATATACAACTACTTTTCCAGTATCTACCCTATTTACTATCGTTTTTAAGTGATTCCAGAAAATAGAATCAATCTTCTTAAGTTCGTTGGTATCCTCTTTATTTACTGTTATTACGAATATTCCAGAGATCATTGACATATTAATACCTATATCTCCACTAAATTCTCCAACAGTATAATCTAGACCTTCAACATAACGAAGTCTTTTAAGGCTATTTTCTAAGTACTTATTTCCAAAGTCTCCTCGATATGTAGGAATTATATCAGGATCATTAGAAAAAGTTACTGCAGCACTATAAATTAAACCGATAAGATCTTCAGATTTACCGGAAAATAGAAATTTTCCCGTTTTCCCAATAAATTTCTTTAAATCATATTTATTTAAAGACTTAACCGAAAAATCCTTCTGTTCAACTTCCTTAATTCTATTTTCAACTAAAGCTTTGTTATCAAGAAGATTTATTTTTACTCCAAGAGTATTACTGAGTTCCATTATAAAGTTGGCTATAACTTGATAATTTGTAAATACAATAGCCACTGAATAAGAATTATTTCTAGAATTGATTGCATAACTACTATATTCCATCCCTGTATACTTCTTACAGTAATAGTCTAAACTATCTGAAGTCTTTTCCAATTCCTTAGAGGTCATTCCAAAAGTATACATGGTAATGGAATTATCTTGTATTGAAAAATTTAATTTATAAGCTGTTACATTTCGATCATTAAAACTAAACTTCTCATCTATTTTTGCTCTTTTATCTAATGAATCTCCTATAGTTACTCCAGAAGCTCTATAAATACCAAACTCACGACGAATTAATTTATCTACCTCTTGAAACTTAACAGACGACATTGGATTGTGTAGGTAATTTAAGAAGAATTTTAATACTACACCTGCTATAGTTCCATATTTACCTCCAGTTATAGCACCACTGGTAATACTAGCATCTTTTAGGAGACTACCTGTAACTCCTCCAATACCAGCACCAGCTAAGGCAGATTTTCCGATTACTTCTATAGCTCCTGGAACCTTATCCATATCCTTAGGACCTGTATAGTGACCCTCCGGAATTGTATATTGTTTTTGTCTAAATTTTGTCATACCATAAGATTTTTAAAATAATTAGTCGAGCTATTTACTATATCTTCTACAACTCTACCTCCTTTACTATCTACATACTTAGATGCAGCCTTAGACATTTTATCACCAACTCCAATCTTTTTCCACATAGTTTTCTCTGGTTTTCCTACTACACTAACTAAAGCAGATGTTCCAGGAATAGGTACTGTTTTCATAGCTACAGAAGTTATAGGTGCTTCTATAGATGGTTGAATTACTTTAGTATTTACAACTCTTCCTGGATTAATGGCTGCTTGATTTGCCGCCATTTTTACTCCTTCTACCTTATTTAAACCTCTTGCTGTAGCTTCTAAGACTTTATTTTGTGTTTTTATGGCGGATCTTTTTGCAGCCATTGGAGTCTTTCTAAGAACTTTTTTATTAAATCCAGCCAATACTCTAGTTCCTGTAAGAGAATACAACTTTCTTTTTATTATCATAATTTTATATATTAAACAAGTAAATCTCCATACCATCCAGATTGGAGTATATAATTATCACACCTAGATCTAAGCTCTTGATATGCAGGGTCGATATTAGATAAAACGTCAATAGAAACACCAGGGAGCAATAAAGAAGCTTTGAGATTTCTGATGTAATTCAATAAATGACATAATGTAAGGTCCATGAAAAATGTACCCCTTGATCCTTCTTCTATATTCAGCCAATAAATAGCTGCTTTAGATGATCCTGGATTAAACGTTTTATCAGGAAGAAAGTCAGGAATTATTGGTCGACTACATATTCCCCTAACATAAAATTGATCATAGCTAGGCATATCCATCATAAAAACATATGGACGTCTATAATCCGTAAAATAAGTATAGTTTCCTGGAGCTGGATAAGATATAGAACCTATTCTGTACATAGGAATAGAATTTGGAACTAATATAATCTGATCTTCCGATATTTTACAATCAAGAAATAATGTAAAATTACTCTTAATCTCACAATATCCTTCAAGTCCCATGTTCTCACAACTACACATCTGAGAACGGTTCATTTTCATCTCCAGAACTAATGGTAGAGTATTTTCAAATTCTCTTAATGACTCCTTAATTATTTCCAGTAGTATTTCATCTGCACTAAGGTAGTCATTTAAATCTAAAATTTCGTCAAGAGAAGTTAAATTGACTAATGCTGCTCGTATAAATAACTTCTTCTTAAGATCTATTAATAATGTTTTATCCATGATATAATACTGGTAATAATTTAGGTTCTATTTTTGTTGTTATATCTTTTCCTTCTTCGAAAAATATCTTTATGATTTCAGGGATTCTATTATTATCTTTATAGGGAATTCGAAGAAGATATATATTATTTTCTTTGCAATATTGTTCTAAGCATCTATCTCGGTTGACTTGATTTACGAAGTCTTGATATGTAGATTGAAAATATTTTATCCAATGAGTATGTTGTTCTCCATCATATTCTATAATAGTGTTTAATTCAGGAATGTAAAAGTCCACAAAAATTTCTCTATTTTCTATTTTTATATATTTTTGACGTACTATGTTTGAATTATATTCTTTTAATAAATTATAACAAGAATACTCCATATTAGAACTTCTCCATTTTCGCTCTTCAGACAAACAATCTTTACAACCTATATATGTTTTTTTCATGAAATTATTAAAGGTTGTCTTCCATATGTTTTTATGTTTATTACATTGTAAAGTTATTTTAGTAAAGGAACCATTCCATTTATTATCTTCAAATCCTAAAAACTTAAAGGATATATTAAATAAATCTTCTTTTTCTTTTAATTTAATGTTTAATACAGATACAGCTTTTTCCTCTGTGTATGATATTTTTTCTAAATCACAAAGAGGACAGGTACCTTTTCCTCTTGATGACACTAATGTTCTAAATGATATTTCATATTCTCCATGTATTGGGCATATTAATGTAACTGGTTCACCGTAATCTTTAAAAGTTTCTTTAACTTTTGAAAACTTGGTGTCATATCCATATATATTGTATACCATTTCTTGTGCTTTTTCTGCAGTAATTTTTCTTTTACTACTAACTTTTTCTTTTACACATTCAGGACATAACCAACCTAATTTATCTTTTCTCTTAAATTCTGAATATTTAGGATATCCTATTAAATTATGTATGTTACATTTAATAATCAGTTTTGTATTTCCATTTATAAATTTATTATTTTCAAAACCTAAGAATGAAATATTACCTTTTCTAGAATTATTAAAATAATTTATTATTCTATTAATCTCATCAAGTGCATCTTTTTCACTAATGGATTTACTTTTACTTATTTTTTCTGATTTGCATTGTCTACAACTCCAGCCACTTCTAATAAAATTTCTATAGTTTACTTCTCCAATTAAATTATGAAGCTTACATTTTACTATTAGTATTATTGTTCTTGTATTTTTCCAATCTGGATTTTTTATTTTTATAAATTCTATATTATTGAATATCAATAATTTTTTATTGATATTCTCTAATATTTCTTTTTCTGTTAGTTTTGTCATAATAAATTATATATAAAGGATAGTATGCCAGATTTCTCCAGCATACTATCATAGTTTTTATTATTCAAGGGCTGCTCCTCTAGTATCTTCGTACTCTGAGACTGCAAGATCCATACCAACGTCGAAAATGTCGTGATATCAATATGTTTGCTAAGTATTATCTACTCATGTTCAGACTATATCTTTTAAAATCAGTTTAAAGATTTTAATTATACATCTAGTCGTTGAGAAATAGAATTATATCTATTTTTGCTGATTCTTTGGATTTATTAAGTTCCAGCAATTGGTATAATAATCGCATATACTCTACGATGACATATTTCGCTTATTCTATTATTATTTATAATAGGCAGACTATATTATCTTAGTATCTACTATAGTCGTTGAGAAACTATTAAAAAAATAGTTTTTGCTGATTTATGTTTCACATTTTCCAGCAGTTTAAGATATTTTCTAATGTTAAAATTCACATTAGCCTCTCTTATATAAATTTTCGAAAGGGCACGTTGATATCTAACCAAAACATTAACCACCATTTTATTCTGCATTATTGTTAAACTTAAATATAAGATTAATATTTAAGATCAGACTATATCATTTTAATAAGTACATAGTCGTTGAGAAGTAGATTTTATTATCTATTTTTGCTGATTTATTTTATTATCTTCCAGCAATTCTCTTATTTTTCTTGGTAATATAAAAATCCAAGGCGCAATTATTTACGCTGAATTTGAACAGGGTTATTTGTCTCATCGATGATAATCATTTATGTAACTTAATATTTAATTTTATTAAGATCAGACTATATCATTTGCTTAATTTTATTTTAAACAAATAAGTACTTAGTCGTTGAGAGTATCAATAATGATACTTTGCTGATTATTTTTATTTTCCAGCATTTTCTTATTTTTCCTTAAAAATTTTAAGGCCGCTTAATTTATATTAACGGTAATCATCAATATTATAAGACATTGGGAGAATAGTTGATTTGAACCAGTACTTTTAAGTTATTAATAATTGTTAATAAATAGACTATATCATCTTAAGAATTAATACTTCTTAAGTTATACATTTAGTCGTTGAGAAAGGATTTTACTTAGATAAATCTAAGATATCCTTTTTGCTGATTTATACTTGGTGTAACCAAGATTTTTCCAGCATTTTGGTATAATTTTCCTAGATCCACTCTAGGCGACTACATAATTAATCGATAGTTCCAATCGCACTTTCCCATAGTTTTGGTGCAATTCTCCAGCCTATATACTGTTTAAGTAATACAGGCATAGCTTTTGAGATACGAATAGCTAAACGAGAGTTACCTTCATCTGAAACAATATTATCCACACTTTGCTTAGTATAATTCGTTTTAGAAAATTATTTGGTAATTTCGCTAGACTATATCTTGAAAAATAATAAAATTTATTTATCTTTTATACTTAGTCGTTGAGAAAGGATTTATATTAGTAATCCTTTTTGCTGATTTTTATTTTTAATATAAATTCCAGCAGTTCATAAAAATTCAATTTCAATAAATTGGACAATTTTGTTTATCATTCATATTCCAAGCGTTAGTTTGATAATTCCAGAGTACAGTATTTACTCGTTTTGATAGCAGAAGTTGACGAGTTTTCTTATTAAACTCTGTCATAGGTCTTTGATACTGAACAATACCATTAGTTTGTCCAAGCACAGGAGCAAATTCTGCATTATTTCTACGGTTTCTAGCTACAGCTTCCCAATAAACAACAGCAGGTGAGCAATAATATTTCCATCCAAATGTACCAGAGTCGATATCCCAAGGTGCAGATAGATAGAGTTTATATGAATCTTGTGCTATCTTAGTTGCATTATTAGCGATAGTCATATAATTTGTGCTCTGAACTGTTGATATTGGATAGAAATAGTTAGAGTTGATAGCCATATTAGCCAAGTAATTCTGGAAACTTAGTGATGTATTTCCAAGGTCACATAATCCTTCAACCACATAAATTTCCTGAATATTGATTTCGTCAAGTGCTTTCTTAAGATCCGATTCAGATACGTCAAGAATATCTGTTTCAGTTGGATCTACGCCTAATTTTGCATAAACTTGATCTCCACCATTTTCTTGATATTCATAGTACTTATATGAACTTCCAGATCCAACTCGGTAAACATCTCCAACTGACATACCTATTGAGTTGTAAAGATCAGTCATTGAAGAAACCGTTTGTTTATAAGAACCTGCATTTGGGTCATTAGGATCAAGTTCTACCCATACTTTATCATCAGCTCCGTATCCATAGTAGTTCAATCCAAGCTCTCTCATATCGTCAGGGAGTTGAAGTTGAATCATACTTAGGAGTTCATTGAGTTCTGATACTTCCATATCTCCACGGCCGGTTACTTTACCTATATTAAAGAACTGTACTTCGTCAGAAATATTAGGATCAAGAACAGCGACTTCATAAAAATCTCGCTGTAGGATACTTTCTGACGGTTCTACTGTTCCTTTCTTAGTATAGGTATCTAGAACGGCCGATAGTACCATATAAGGAGAATCAGAGTTTTCGTTCAAAGCGGGGTTAGTTAATTCTTTGGTAACTACTGCATCATGATTAAAACGTCTAATTCTAACTCTCAGATCAGTATTAGAGTTATATTGATTAACTGCATAATATTTCTGTTCTTCGAAACCAGACCAAGCAGAAGCATTAATATCTATAAGTTTTTGATTAGGATTATCACTAGTCCAATCAGGTTCACAAATTACGATATACTGCTTTCCTAGTGGACATCTAGAATCTGAAGTATCTAGCATATCCTGTCCTAGGTAAAGTTCATAGAATACAACTGCCTTTGCTTTATCAGGATCAGTCGTTTCATTTTCAGGAACGATATTATTAGGATCTGTGAAGAATTTATAAGATGGAGAGAAGAATTTATTAGTTTCATTCATCTGATTTACTAAGTCAGGGAGAGTTCTTACATAGTAGTCATACTGAGGACCATCATCAGTTGTACGATTACCAAGAATACCTACTCCATTCAAATTAATTGACCATCCATCTTGATCATGTTCTGCATCATCTCCATCAATATCAAGAACAAATTTAACGACACCTTTATCAGCATCTCTAAATCCCTTCATTAAAGCACCATCTCTAAGGATATATGTACTATAATCAGTTTTAGTCATGGGTTTAGCGTAGTAGATATCGTTAGCTTTAGATGCTCTACAAACCAGCATAACATTAGAGCCAGCCAATCTATAAGCATTCATCCACATTGTTGCAGCTACATTTTTATCTCCTGTATTATTAGCATCATGATAAAGATTATTTAAGGATGCCATATAATCTTCTGTTAAGTCTCCTGAAGCATAAGTTTTTAAGAATTCAGATTGACTAGAAATCAATGTAGGAACTGCTGGGCCTGCATCAGAAATTAAAGTCACTCCGATAATTAAACTTTCACCTGCAGTAGGATTAAGAGCTGCGGTATGTACTCTCTCTATAACTTTTACATACGGTTCGAGAGTTTCAGTCCATTGTGCCATAATTTAAATATAATAATTAATTGTTTTGTTTTAACCAACTTCTACGAGATATACTGGATATTTATTTCTTATAAATTTTTCACATATTCCAGCTATTAAACCAACATCAGCGGTTCCATCAGATATAGTAGTTATAGAAATCTCATTATATCTACTTTTACTTTCTTCTGTTACTGCACTTGAGTTTGGTAGATTTCGTATTATGTTTTTTGTTATATCTTTTAGTTTATTATCTGCTATTGTATTTACTAGAAGTCTAAGTTCACCAGAATTTCTTGTTATAGCTACACTTATTGCTGATTTAAGAGAATCCGCCGTTTTAGGATCTCTTGTAAAATCGGAGCCTTCTTTAAAACCTGTTTTCTTAAGATCCTCTACTACTCTATCCATTAATCTATTGTCAACTGTTAACTTTCTGGAAATAGCCTCATCACCTTTTTTTATAGTACCAACTAAGGCTCCAAGAGCTGCTCCGACTAATGTTCCGGCGGCTACTACTCCAAGTCGTTTAGCAAATGGACTTAGAGTATTTAATTTTCGGAAAGTAGGGTTACTTCCTTCATATTTAATATTTTTAGCATCTTTTCCGGATAATGGTAAACTTAGGGTAGCTACGTTTCCACCAATTATAGCTCCTTTAACAGTATCAGATAATATACTAAAGTCTTTTCTTCTAAATGTAATCATATTATTATCATTTCTCTCGGAAAAGATTTTTTTAAATTTATAAGAGGTTGTCTTTTTTGGTTCTTTTACTTCTACCTCTTTTAAAGTTTTATTAACTCCTCCAAGTGCTTTAGTTAATTTATCCATTGCTTCTAGTTGTTCTTCTTGATATTTTTTATCAGAATTTTTTCTAGTAGCATTAATAGCAAGATTAGTTCCAGAAAATCCAGCAGTGGCAGTAGTAATTTTTGCCGTAGGGTTATTTTTATAAAACTCCTTTACATCTCTGATTATTTTCTTTGGTTTAAATTTTGCCATAATTTTTTATTAATTTTAATAGGAATAACCATCTCTTTGAGTCATATTTGTCTTCCAATCCTGTTTTTCTCTTCGTCTAGCCTGTCTCTGAGCATAATTAAGTCTTTTATTATACCATTCATTATTTTCAGCTTGTTTATTTCTATTTCGAAGAGCCATTCCACCTGCTAGAAGACCACCAACAACTAATCCAGTTTTTCCACCTTTACCCATTCTTCCGAGTAAACTACGACCTGCCTTATTCTTTCCGAAAGCTCCAGCAACAGCACCAACTGTTCCACCAAGAGCAGCACCACCAAGAGCAGCACCAGCTACAGAACCATATCCAGGAGCTTGTTTTGGTTTTTCAGCAAGAATATCTGAATCTTTCATTCTCTTAAGATTATCAGTATCGTCGTATTTAGTGAATAATTTTCTTTTTATAATCATTGTATTTCTTGATTTTTAGAATCTTGATATTTGAAAGCATCTTTATCTAGAGCCCGAGCTGTTTTATTTACTATCTTCTCTCCAGTTCCCCACGTTGCTCCTAAAACTGCAGCACCGACTGGAATACTACCTGCTAAGGCTGTTTTGGGGTTATCCATGATGAACTTACCTGCTTTTTGAGACCATACTGAACCTGAATGTTTTCCATATCTATTTAACTGATGACCGAATTTGTATACACCTTTTCGACCACCTCCGCCAGATAAATTAGAAAGTCCACCTAAAATTGTTTGTCCAGGAGTTTTAAATATCTGTGAATTTCTTACAGATTTAGAAGCGCCAGTAAGTAATCTTTTAACTGCCATTACTCCAGGGACTGCATAGTTTCTCTGAGTTAATGCCATCTGATCTTTATATTGAGCTTTTTCAGCAGAGTATCCGAGAGCCATGGGAGCAGAACCTAGAGCAGCCATCGTTATTAACGTTCCTTTATTTTTTTTTGCAGCTTCTCCTAAAACTTTTCCAGTACCTTTTACTGCTTTCATTATAGATCCAGCAGAATAGGTTTTTTCAAGAGGCATTCCATTTTTCTTCATATCTTTTTGAATTGCTTTATCAGTAAGATATGAAGCTCCTGCCATTGTAGCTCCCATCATAGTTCCACCAATCAGCTTATTTTTTCCTTTCCACACAATTTTACCAACATCTTTAGCGAGACCTTTAGCATTTCCTAAAGTTTTATTATTCTTAAGAGTTGCTGTAAGTTTTGCAAAATTTATTTGAGCAAACTGTTTTTGTCCCATTACATCTGCTGCTTGTTGTGCTGCTTGTGGATTATTTTTTGCGTTTTCTGCAATTTTATTTAAAGCTTTGGTCATCTTTCTATTTTGCTCCTCTGCCTGTGCTGCTTGTTCCTCAGCTTGTTTCATTTGATCAGAGCCTTGTTTTAGAGAAAGACCTGTACCAATAGCCCCTGCAGCATTTAAAGCCATTCCCCAAAAAAATTCTTTTTGTCTAAACTTAATCATAATCTAAATCCTCCTATAATTAAGTCTGCATATCTTGACCGGCAGTTTTAAGACCTTTTCCAAGACCTCTAGTAGCTGCAGAACCTAAGAGATAACCAGCTCCCATACCTAAAATACTTCCAAATGGTCCCCCTATCATTGTTCCAATAGTTCCTCCTAATTTAGTAGCTCCTAAAACACCACCAGCGATTCCGGCTACTTTATTATCAAGAGCTTTACCAACTCCTTCTGTAACTCCTCCAAGTGTATTTCCGGCAGCTTCAGTTAGTGCATTGTAACATTTTCTTTTTAATCTGTATCTTGCCATTTACCTCTTCCTCCACGATTTAATTCTTGATTTAATTTTCTCATTTCTTTTCCTAAATTACCGATTCCAGCTAATTCACGTTGAGAAGTATTCATTCTACCCAGTCTATCCATATCTGTATCATATTTTCTCCCTTTAGTGAAACCAAGAGCTGGGTTATTAGTATTTAATATCTTGGTTTGAGAAAATCTCTTTACAATCATCATGCATTAAGTAAATATATTTTATAACCTAATCCGAAGGGTAATATATTCAATGCATTAATAGCATCTTCGATAGATTTGAATTCTAAGACCAATGATCTTGATTTTTTATCATATTTGATAGCCTCTCCAAGCAATTCAGAAACTTCATAAGATAGATCAAAGGAAGGAGAGAATGAACCAGATAGATAGGGATATTGTTTATCACCGCCTTTACTCTTAAATTCTCTTTGCTCTAAAATTGATCCTGGAAATTCTGAATACTTCTTTTCTTTCTTTTTTCCACCTCTTCTTTCTTCAGGATTATCATTCCTAGGTCCAGAAGTGTCTCCTAAAGAAGTATTATTATTTCCTCCATTATTGTTATTATTCCAATTTGGATCACTATCTTTTGGCGCAAATATAGAATGACTTACGTTTAATTGCATATTTCCAAGACGTTTATCATATGTTTTACCTGGAAGTCTAACCTCATCTGGTAACTTTGCTTTGGCACCAATTTTTAGATACATTCTATATTTATCTTTTCCAAACATAGAAGTACTAATTACAAATCTTTCGATTACTACATTATTTCCTCTAAGAACAGGAATTAATGCACTAGTATCTATTACTCCGAATTTATTTCTATCAGAATATCGCATAAGTTTTACATAAAGACTTCTCATTGCATCATATTCTGTAAATTCTTTCTGTCTAAATTTAATCATGCCACAACTGATAAATTATATTTTGTAGCGAGAATTTCTATAATATCAAAAGCTATTCCTAAGTGATCAGTTTCTGCTGTGATTACTCTGGTTTCTTTATTAATATCAGTTATTCTCATTCTAAAAATATCTTTGATTAATTTTTGAGTATAATTGTATAATTCCTTATCCTGTACTTGAATTTGATAATATCCAGACTCATTTTTTATAAATGAAACTAAAACCATAGCCTTAGAATTAACTCTACTAACGCTATCTGCTTGCTCTGGAGTTATAATATTAGGCCGTAATCCTTGTTTCTTTAAATATTCAATAGCGTCCGGCATTAAATTTTGGATAAGGTATTTCTTCTTTCTAAAATTTATCATAACCCTTTGTTTATAATTGTTGTTTCAGTATCAACCGGAACTTCATAATGATAATCTGGATTATTTCGTTCAAACTCTATATTCTGAACTATTTCTTCTAGGAATTTATATCTATCATCAATTACTTCATAGAAAAATAGTTCACATCTGAATTGACATTGATAAGAGAAATTTGAATTATCATCTTGTTGATATGTCTGGTTAAAATCTTCAGTTATTCCTCCCCATTTTATTGCAGCTGTCCATCTTTGTCCATATCTATCTGATGTTTTGAATTCACAGAAATTAGTAAGTAATGTGACATTCATATATCTATTTTTAAAGTCAAAGAATAATGGCATATCAGTACTTCTTAGATAAAATTCAACTGGTATTTTATGCTGCATTACTTTATCATCAGAATACTTAGGATGATTATCTTTCACTGGAGTCTGAAGAAATTGATAAACAACATGTGATGTTTTAGTTAATGTAGTTTCTTTATTAATTCTAACTAACTCTAAACCATAATCATCTAAAATTTTACGTAATTCTAGAATAAATTGATCTTGATAATCTACAGCTCTTATAACATAATCATTATATTTCCTTCTTAATGTAAATATTGTTTCAGATTCAGATTCAAGTGTAACATCATCTGAACTAATTATAATTTTAGGAAAATTTCTTATCTCATAACAGCTTGGTCTAGGTCCAATAGGTTGAAGATATATAAGATTTCCAGAGTAAAACAAGAAATTTATAAACTCAGGATTTTTATAATCTCCTTCCGAAACTACTATTGTTGTATAATTATAGTTTTGGATAACTCTAGATTCTGAGTCATTTACAATAACTATATTAATAGTATGTGGATCATAAGTTAATTTTCTTAACTTAAGTCCATTTAATGTAACATAAGTATTTTTAAATAATTTAGGAAGTCCTGTAGGGAGCATGTCAATTCTTTTCTCAGTACATGGTATTCCTAAAAGATCTGATAAACTTCCAGAAGTACTTCCTGGAGAATAAGTTAGAGTGAGAGTAGATCTTGAAGTATCCTCTACTATAGAGCTTATTTGTCCTTCTTTTACTTGAAAATACCTACATTTATTAGAAGAGAGTTTAAGACCTCTGTAAATTACATCACTCATAAAACTTATTTTAATATTTTAAAATTAATTTTCAGGGATTAACTTCTTCTTTAACTATTAGCTTTATTTTCTGCTGCTAAGAATGTACCAGCACCTAATGCAGCAGTACCAGCAGCAGCAACACCTAACCCTTTACCTAGTCCAATAGAACCTCTTCCCATAGTAGAAGCTAAATTCTTAAAACCTTTGGCATTTTCTCCTGCTTTAAAAGCTCCTTTTGCTGCAGTCCAATTTGCCGCTGTTTTGGCGAATGGAGAAAATAATCCAAAATTTTTTCTTTTAAGCTTATAAGTTGCCATAATTATTTCATAATTTTTCCAAGTGCCTGCATACCTTTTTGATCAGCTTTTGCATTAAAAGCTTGTTTTGTCATCTGAGATCCTGTTTTCTTTAAAAGTGCATTATCAATTTGTTTAGCTCGTGCAACTCCAAAATCCTTAGCTCCAGACATCATCATTCTATCTCCAACTTTTCCTCCAACAGCTTTACCAGCTTTCATTAGTCCAGTATTAGTTTTAGCCATTATGTTAGCACCAAATGCACCTTTTTTAGCCCCAAGAATGGCTGCACCTGCTGCGAGGCCACCTAAAGCTAATTTTTTCCCAGTACTCATTCCGCCTTTATCATCAGAATATAATTTTCTCTTTAATCTAAATGTACTTGCCATAATTGTAAAAATTAAAAAGAGAAGGAACCTTAAGTCTATAAGACCTAGGGAATCCCTCTCTTTGTTTAAAATCATTTTATTCTTTAGGGATCTGAGAGTTTAACGATCCAAATGATTTTTATGGTTTAATTAGATACCGAATTTGAAAGTAACCTTCTGTACCAATTCAGGAGCCATATACTTAGTACCTTCCTGATAGTAGATACCAGAAGCCATCTGAGTTGGGTTATTGTAGTTACCAATAGTCGGAGTATCAGTCAAAGGCATATAGATACCACGTGCAAGCGGAGCCATCTGACCATCTTTTGTTTTGTGAATTGCATAGAAAGTACCTTCACCCGGAGCTTCAGCAATATCAGTAGAACGAAGTACAGGAATACCATTATACCAACCCAACAGATCATTGATATAAGTCATCTTAGTATTACGTTCCCATTTACCAATCATTCCACCCTTCTGGAATTGATTAGATGCCATATTACCAGCTACATAGGCAGTAACATCAACACCCTTAACAGCTTTAGTTGCCAATGCACTTTCAACATTAATCAAGTAAGCATCGAACAAGTCAACTCTAGAACGATAATCCATGAACTGACCAGTCATAGCACCCTGAGTCAAATCCAAGTCAGCCATAACGTTACCATTATAACCTTCTTCCAAAGTAGAAACCAATTTATAGTTAATTACCTTAGTATACAATTCACGAAGCTTAGTGAACAAGAAAGTAGCCATATCAGAACCAGTTGCTTTCTTCATAGCACCTAAAGCAGCAATGTTATATTCAGCTACCAACATATCAGGTACAGTAGCCAAACCAAGCTGTTGCATCTTAGCGATAAATCTCTTATCATTAGCATGTGCATTAGAAGCACCAATAGTATTACAAGGAGTACCAGTAACATCTTCCTTACCTACAATAGTGATAGTTTCTGTAGCAGCATCACCAGCCAAAGCAGTAGCCAAAGTAAATTCTACACGACCATTCAAATAGTTGATAGTACCGTTAGAAATCTTACCAGCAACAGCCATGAAAGCACCCTGACCATTATCGATCAATTCGAATTTTTCAGTTGCAGTAGCAATCTTAACACGTACTGTACCAGGGATAATCTTACGACCAATCAAAGAAGAGTAGTCAGCATTAGTAGTCGGAGTAATATTCAAAGTAAAGTTACCCATAGCTTGAATATCCTGATAGTTATCCGGACCTAAGTTAGGAATAACAGAACGCATATCAGTTACACCCAAAACGTCGAACCAATAGAACAAACCATTAGGCTGATCAAAGTCACGTTCGATAGACATATAACCTGCGAATGAGCTTACATAAGAAGCTACAGAAGCATTGAAATACTGAGTAGACAGCAACGGAGTTTCTGCATAACCAGAGAAAGTCTTCTGCAGCAAATTACCTGCATTACCTAGACCAAACAAATCTTTCATTTCATCGTTACGAGAGAACATCTTAGCATATTCACGAGAACGAAGGTTAGCATCTTCTGCTGATACTGAGCTATTAATAAGAGCCTCCATCATTGAAGGAGTCTGCATCATTTGCAAATACTGTGTATTCATAATGTATATAATGTTTTTATTATTTTTAGTTTATGTAAAATGGTTTTTGAGGATAACCATAAACCTATCTATTTATATTTAATTACTTACGAAAACTATTTCCAGTCAACCATGATACTAGAGTATCATTTGTATCACTGAATTTCTTTTCTGAGAACTGAGCTTCCTGAAGATCTTGTTCTTGAGCCTGTGCAGGAGCTTGTTTTGCTTCCATAATTTGCTGAGCTGCTTCTTCTGCTACTGCTTGGATACTTTGAACTGCCTGAAGTGCTTTATCTTCAATAGCTTCAACACTAGTAGCACCACCTTGTGCAGGAGCAACACCTGCCGGAACTGCTACTTCCTGAGGAGCTACAGCATTAGGATCAGCTAAAGGAATTACAGGAGTATTAGGATCTACTTCTCCAGCAGGAACAGGAACTGCACCTACAACATCTGAGAAGAATTTATTAAGAATAGGATCTTCATAATCTCCTGAGAATTTCTTTTCTTCTTTATCAATAGAATGTTCTTCAAGTTTGTCAGCTTCTTCTTCTGATAATGGATGACATTCAATATCATCTTCACTCATAGTAGCCTTAGTAAATTCACCATTTTCCTTATCTTCTATAATTGCTTCTGTAGCTGAAATTGGAGTAATGATTTCTTTATCTGTTTCTACTTTCTTACCAGTTTCAATAGCTTTTTCTACTGGACAATGACCATCTTCTTCAGAGAATAGACGAACCATATATTCAGTAAATTCCTCACCTTCAGAGAAGAATTTAGTTTCTGCCTCATTACAGTAGATATCTTCAGAAAATTCTTTTTCTTCATGATTTTCAACTTTATCTTCTACTGCAATACTGTTTGTTAGATTATCGGCTTCTGCTTCTGAGATAGGATTAACATCAAGAACTTCTTCATCCATCTCAGCTTTAGTAAATTCGCCATTTTCTTTATCCTGTATAACTGCAGTCTTAGAATCGATAGGCGTAATAATTTCTTTATCTGTTTCTACTTGTTCGCCAGTTTGGATTGCGCTTTCAATTTCAGCAGAATCAGCTTCTTCAGAGAACAAACGAATCATATACTGAGTAAGTTCTTCATTTTCTGAGAAAAATTTAGTTTCTGCTTCGTCACACCAAACATCAGAGAATTCTTTTTCTTCTTCCTCATCTTCGTCTTCCTCTTCTTCAGAAACAACGATATGATCTGTCAACTCTTCTGCTTGATCTTCGCTTATCTTTTCAAGCTCCATTTCTTCACCTTCTAAACTAACTTTAGTAAATTCATCTTTATTTTTATCCTGTATAACTGCAGTCTTAGAATCGATAGGTGTAATAACTTCAGAATCTGTTTCAATCTCATCACCATTTTCAATAGCATCTTCAATAGCATCCTGAGTTGCACTAATACTATCTACAGATTCAGAGAAGAAACGACACATAAAGTCTGTATTATCAGCTTGGAATTCAGTTAAGTAAATAGTATGATCTGAAAATTCTGCTTGTTCAGGTTCTCCAAGTTGTTCATCTTCAACTACACCAAGACCATTCAAGAGATCGATAGCATATTCACGAGCGTCTTCGGGGTTATCAAAAATTCTAACTCCTGCTACTCCTTTTTCTGTTAAACTCTGAACTAATTCTTGAGCTGATGCTTCGTCATACTCTGGAGCATCTACAATAACATGATTTACTGGATCTACTCCTACTACAAACAACGGATCAAACTGTTCTGCTTCACTAAAATTCTTAGATTCTAGCTCAGTAACATCCATATCTTCACCATTAAACTCTACCTTTGCTTGATCACCTGTAGATTCTGATGTAACAACTACTTCATTTTCACCAGTTTTCTCTACTTTAAGATCACCTACTTTAGCTGTTTCTTCTGATTCAATAACTTCTGAGAATAATCTTTCACAAAATTCTTGATCTGAGAAAATTCTAAGAACTACGCTATTATCAGTACTTACAGAGAATTCTTTTTCTTCGCATTCTTCTACAGCTTCAGGACCTTCTTGTGCAGTAATTTCTACACTTTCTTCATGACCAGCTGCTGGATTTAAACCACCATCAGGAAGATTTGGTGCAATAACAGCACTACCATCCATATGATTTTCAACTTCCTCGTCAGCTGCACCTACCTGATTACCCGGAGTTACTCCATCCCCTTCCGGATGAAGATATCCCTCGATTTGTTCAGATTGTTCAGCTGGATACATATCATAAGTATCATCCTCATCAGAAGCCTTTTCAACGATAGTAACTTCGCCATTTTCCTTGTCTGTTACTGAAACTTTACCGTCACCGATATTTTCATATTTTACTTCTTCAGTATCAACAGAGCCATTAGCCTTAGCATCTTCAATATCTTTGGCTACTTGCTTTGCTAATTCTTCATCCTTATCCTCTACAGCTGAGAATAGGACTTCCATAAATCTTGTATTTTTCATACTGAGTTTTATAAATATTTTATTTCATTATATCAACTTGATTTCCTTGAATTTTGATTACTCCACGATCAATTAATATATCTATTATATTATCTGGAGCATCATCATATCTCTCTTCTAGGATCTTTGTAAATTCTTTAATTCCCATTGCAGAATTACCAAACTCTATCTTTAAGTCTCCAATAATTCCAGAATCTTTAATCCAATCCTCTACTTCTTCAGTGCTAGAGAACTCAACTTCTTTCATTTCTTCAAGTGGAAGAGAATGAGCTTTTTTAATTAGCATTATACCTTTCGGTCCTAAAGATCCTTTAGATTCTAACATATTAATTATGTCTTCCTTAGGTCCTTCTATTGGGTCTAAATCCAAAATCTTAGTCACTGATACGATTAACTTAGAGAATAATTTAGATTGTAAGAATGCAGTTTCAGGAATAGTAACTTTATTATCTTCATCAGTACTAGCAAAACCTTTTTCAACTAAATCTTCGGCGGAAATACCAAATGCCTTAACAACTTCTGATTCATTTAAAGTTTTGCCAGAAAATTCTTTTAATTTTACCTCAAATTCGTTCGACGGTTCTGAAAATTCTTTTTGTACAGCGGCATTATTATCTCCGCCGAATAACGAACGTCTTGAGAATCCTTTTTCTACTTCTTCAATTTTTGATACTTCGACTTGTACAGCTTCAGGAGTATTTTCAGGACTTGGTGTAACTTCTAAAACATTAAATCTATTTACAGCTCCACATTTAGGACATAAGAAGTTAGTTGTAGTGGCTAAAGTATCCATAATATAACCACAATCTCTACACTGAATTTTCTTATATTCTGCCTGAGTTACTCCACCTGAAAATAACTTGCGCCGTGGAGAAATCGAAGAAGAGAATAATTTACGTCTTTCTACTTTCATAATCTTTTAACTGTTTTCTTCAGGGTTTTCTTCTTCTACTGGCTCTTCTTTCTTCGTACCATTCTTCGGCGCGAATATTTCCTCTAACATTGCATTAACAAAGTCAGAATAAGCAGCTTGAATTTTTTGATATCTTGCCTTAGATATTGCATTAGTTTTAGATACCTCAGACATAGCCATCTTATATGGTAAGAACAATTTTTGTACACTTATCAATGTATTTATAAAATTTATTTATAATTTAGACTATATCTTCTGTCTATTTTGACAGTTTATATACATAGTCGTTGAACAAATCACTTCTTTAGATTTATCTAAGTATGATTTGATGCTGATTTATCTCATTTAGATATTTCCAGCAATTCATATAAAAAACGCATATTATTTACGTACATTCTTACCTAAACTAGAAGCACCAAGTAATGTTCCTGGATTTTTTCCATTCATGATTTCTGGTGTAATCGACTTCATAATATCCAAAAGATCTGTAGTAAACAAAGACTTCATGATTTTAAGTGTTTCTGGATCTATTTTCTCTGGGCCGCCTTGCTGTTTTAGAAGTTGTTTGTAAGATAGAATCAATACACGAAATCTTTGACGAGTTGAATACTTTGATTCACGAATTCTATCTCTTAATGCAATTACTGAGAAATCTTTTTGAACAGGTTCTTTTGGCATCTTACTAATGGATTCTAAAACTTCTTCTACCATTCCATCTGCGGAGAAAACTTTTGCTTTTAACTTTGTAAATTTTCCATCAATCTTGGATGATTTTAACATATCTCCACATCCAAGAGAATTTAAATCAGAGAAAGCTTTTACTTTAAGTCCTTTAAATTCAAAATCCTTTGGAGTATATTCTATATCCGAAAAGTTTTTTTCTTCCCCATCAGATATTAGATTTCCTTCATCATCCCAAGTCTGTACTACTTGAGCTTGTTTCCAAGAAGGGTTCAAAGTAACATCTAATCCCTTGATACTTACTAATTTACGTAATGTATCTACTCCAGAAGTAGATGAATCCCAATATCCCAATTATTTAACTAATTTATAATTAATTGTAGACTATATTATCTAAGAAAATTTCTTAGTGTTTACTCTAGTCGTTGAGAAACTATTTTTATTAATAGTTTTTGCTGATTTAATTTATTATTTTTCCAGCAATTAAAAACATTTTCATGAATTAACTTTGAATTCATGCCTCAGATATTGTTTAAGGATAACTGCACTTACTCCAGGACGAACTCCGGCCTTTAATAAGTACTTTAATCTTTTTATGTTTTGTGCAGCCTCATCATCTGCTAAGGCTTCATCAAATAACTCTATTTCAGCATAACACCAAGAATCAGGCATAAGCTCTAATTTTGTTACATAAAATACAGGAGCAGCAGCCTCTGTACAAAGTAACATCATATCATCTTTACCCACAGTCTTAGATAATGCTGTTCCTGAGTTTTTTGCATTAGCCAAATTTCTTGCTCTGTGAGTTAAACCTCCCAACATATTCTTCGATTCAATAGAGCTTTTATAAGCATCACTATTGAGATAATCTTGAAGAACTTGTGCTGGAATATGACTCCCATCACTTGCTAAAATTTGGCTGCTTGTTGAAAATAATTTAACTCTACAGCGCATAATTAATTTTTTTATTTATATTTTATATAAACTTTTATAATCTATTAATGTATTTGGATCTATTCCATATTTTATTGTTTTATTTAAAAAATCAGATACTTTTTCATATGTATTTAATATATACGGAACTTCTAAAAGAATAATATCTCCATTACTATTTTTACAATAATCTCTAACGTCTGTATCTCGTTGAAACTGTTTGATAAAATCATCTTCTACCCAATTATAAAAATTTTTAAATTTATTGTAGTGTTGTTCTCCGTGATATTCAATCCAGTAAGTTTGATTATTTACTACTATAGAGAAATCTATTCGAACAGATTTAGTTTTATCTTTTCTAATATTATTTACAACTACTTCATCTAAATAACTTATTTGAAAATTTTTTAACCAGGTTATAATTAATAATTCTCCAGTAGATTTATTGATTATAGGATTTCCCATTTTTCTATGTATATGATCTACTGGGGACATTTTAAATACATCTCCAGTACAATTATCTAAAATAGTTATTGGAGTTACGTAATTGATATAATCATCTAAATATGTATATCTATCTCCATGTACTTTTCTTGCTTCTACCAAAAATTGACTATCTGTCTTTTTATGTTTAATAGCTCTTTTATAAGCTCCTAATATAAAATTATCTTTCTTTTCTACAATAAAATGTAAAAAATTAGTTTCCCAATTTCCTATTGTATCTCCAGTAAAAGGATTTATTTCATTTACAAATACAGAAAACTTACTAGTTTTATTTTTAATAAATTCACATGTATTCGTAAAATCATATTCATATTTATATTCTGAATATTCCCTTGATAAATTAAACTGTTCAATTAAATCACTTTTTATCATGAGAAAATCACAAACATAATTAGGATCTTCTCTTAATCTATTCTTTATGTATTCAGTAGTATGAAAATACTTATCTGAATAATAGTACTCTATTTTCTTATCTATCCAATATTCAGTATATAATTTACTTATTGGCAGTTTTAAAATCCATCTACACTCCCATTCTAGAAAATTAATCCCTAATCTATTTTCAATAGAGTGTTTTAATTTTGAAAAATTATTATACCAAATTCCTAGTTCAGGAACATAAAATAATTTAACTAACTTATTTCCTTCTTTTATTGTTAATACTATCTTATAATTTTCTGATAATTCTATTGGAACTGGTAAAAATTTATTATCAATTGACTCATTAGTTATCACATTATCTACATATTCAAATGAATCTATCCGTTCTACAATAAATTCATTCCCTCTCTTAGGTCTATTAATTTTATAAAGTTTTACTAAATTTTGTATAGTATTAGCAGAAACTTTATAAATATTTCCGATTTCTTTATAGGTTAAATGTTTTTTGATAAGATTTTCAATATCTTCTTTGCTAATATTTCTATCAACTAAAGATATATTTTTCTTTTCATATTCAATGCCTAATCTTTTTATTCTAAGTCTAGTTGCACCTTCTGTTAAGTTATATAATTTAGAAATTTCAGAAATAGTTAGTTTTTTATCAAAAAGAAGTATTTCTATATCTTCTTTAGATATTATAGTTTTTCTTTCTGAGATATCAATTCCAAATCTTTTTATAGCTTTATGAACAGCACTTTCACTTGTAATTCCATAATGATTAGCTATCTCTTTATATGTTAGTTTCTTATCAAATAATAAATACTCCAGTTCTTCTTTGTTCCAATCAATCTTTCTTTTCATTTATTCTACTTATAGCTTCCCAAGATATCAAACTTTAAATTTATTTAATTTTCATTAGTGGAAGAGTAACTCGCGACTTTTACTCTTCCTTAGTGATTTTGAATAAATGAAAATTAAATATAAATTCCACGATATCTCATCGTCTATTTATCTAGGTCGAGATGACACGGCTCAAACGTGCGACTTCTTGGTCCCAAACCAAGCGTTCTATCTACTGAACTACATCTCGAATCTATTCTATTTATTCTTCTTTCTTTTTTCATTCCATTTTCGAATAGCTATTTTCCCTGATACATATGCACCACCAATAGGAAGTGCTGCAATAGTTCCTGCGATAGCTGCTTGTTTTGTTTTTCCAGCTTTTGCAAGTTTGGCAGCAACAACTCCAGGAACAATATCAGATGTTCCAAGAATTATAGCTTCATCTGGGTGTTTCTTTACATACTCCACCACCTTCTTACCAGTTTCTTTAGGATGAGTTACTGTATGTTCAATAGATTTTCCTATTTCTTTAACTTTATCAGTAACTTTACTAAATCTTTTAACTCTCAACATAGTTTTTATTAGTTATTATTATTTTCTTTCGTTGAACTATCCTGACTCGAACAGGAAATCCCAGAACCAAAATCTGGTGTATTGCCAATTATACTATAGTTCAATCATTTCTCCATAAAATATATTTTTGGAGTTTCTGATATAATTTCAAATCCAAGTTTCTTATATAAATTTATCGCATTTATATTTTTCTTTGATACTGTAAGTTTATTAGCCCCAGAAGAATTTATCAAATCAGTTGCTATTCCTTTTCCTCTATACCCCGGAGAAACTTCTAGAGCAATAATAGTATCTTCTTCGCACGCTATATATCCCACCAACTCATCTTTGGCTGGGTTTATTAATAATTTTCCAGCCGTTTTTCCTGGTGTATTTCTTGCGTGCTTTAACATATTCTCCTGTGACTTATATTTTTCTATATTTTCTTTGGTCCAGGGAAGTTCTTTATATTTTTGTTTTCGTAGTATTATCATAAGCTCTAAAAACCTTATATGTGTAATAATAAATATAGAAAATTATGAAAAATTTAAAAGTAGGAGATAAAGTTAAATCTCGTAAAACAGGATTTTATGGAGTAGTAACTGATGTAGATATTACTCCTAATAAATTATTTGTTAAAGTTAAATTAATGTTAAACGATAGAGAAGTAGAAATTCCAAAAAGCGTTCTGGATTATGTTACTCCAGAAGAATGGGAATTTGTAAAACGTATGGAAGAAAGAGATTGAAATATATCTCTTTTCTTTTTTTTCTGTTCCTAGGACTTGATCGAACAATAGACCACTTTCCTCTGGCCATCCTAGGAATTGATTATATATTATGGAAAAAGAATCTTAAAATATATTTTCCAACATGTTTTGAAGTTCTTTTTGTGACTCTTCTCTTGGATCCGCTGTTATTTTAGTAAGAGATTCGAGTTGTTTAGCTATTCCTGAAGAATATCCCATCTCTTCTCCTTCATCAATAGATAATTTTAAAGAATAAACACTAGAAGCTAAAGCATCCCATAAATCCTTGCTTCCTGGCTTAGAACCATCAGGATTATCAAATAATGGAGATATTGATGCTTTTTTAGGATGATCTACTTTACGTTTTGGACCAACATATCTTAAATCATATGCCTCTCTTTGTAATCTTTTATATTCAGGAATTTCAAGAAGTTCATTGTTTATTATATACTTCAAATAAAGAGCCGGTTCACAAGGAGTATTATCTGTAGAAATTCTCCCATTATTTCTAATTCCTTCTCTTTCACAATATTGAAGTATTTGTTTAGAAAAAGCTTGGTCAGCACTAACTATAATATTAAATTTCTTGTTAAGATCTTCTATAAACTGCTCTATGTGAAATAAACTCGTCTCTTGTCCTTCTAACCTAGATACACCTAAAACAAAATGACACTTAATTTTAGGAACTAAAGTACCATTTATATTTTCCCAATGATCAAAACTAACTGCTGCTATTCCAGTTGTATCATCTACTACACCTAAGTCAAGACCTAGCCATATAGGAGTACCTCTTGGAATAAGATTAATCATTTTTTCTACATGATTAATAATCCTATCTTCTTTATCATAAAAATCAACTGTAATAATTTCAGGAATTCTATTCTTTATTGTTGAACATTTAGATAAGTGTTCTATAGTACCTCCAAAAAAACTATCTGATGATCCTGTATTAATACCAGATTTATCTTGAAGAGCTTTAATCAAATCAGATTTAAATTCTCCAAATAATTGAATAGGTACATGTTCCACTCTATCAGGGTCTTGATCATCTTCTAATTTATAGTTCTCTTCTTTATCATTTTTATTTAATATTCTTGGAGGATATTTACCATCTCCAGTATAAACTGAGAAAGTTATTCCCCTTGAACGTTCGTACAGATTTTTTCTAACTTCATAATGAGAAGGTCTACAATCCCAAGTAAATTGAGGTTCTGCATTCTCAAGAAATATTTCAGTTGGACCACCTGCACCTCTACTAGAACTATCAATTATTAGATTTCCGGCTAATGTTAAACTTTCTTTTACATCAAAACGAGATGTAATACGAATATACGTACTATTTACACGTTCCATGGCTTTTTCTTCGTTAGGCCAAAAATTGACCTCAGACATAATTGCAAAAATCTTATAATATTAATATTTAAAATATTAAAATAGACTATATTATTTATTTCAGTACCTACTATAGTCGTTGAGAAAGGATTTTATTATTATATCCTTTTTGCTGATCTGATTTGATATCTTTCCAGCATTTTAAGGTATTTTCCTAGATAAAATTTATTTATTATCTAGGCCTCTATTTCAATTAAAGGTCTGTACCAAGTCCTCCAGCCAATCGTTCTATAATATACTTTTAATTATAGTTTAGAATATAAATTTAACCATTCTTATTCTGGTTAGTAAGTCTTTATTCGTTACACTAAAGAAATCTATTATCTTTAGTTCGGTATTAGAATTTTACTCCCTTCACCGAGTTTACTTACTTTAATTACTGTAAAATTTCTCTCACAGAAGGCAATTTTTTACCTCTAGGACCTGATGTTAGTATTCTTATATTATGTTTATGTGGTAAATTTCTAAAAAACGGACTTTGTTTTAAAACATCATCCAACATCCATCTTCGAAATTCAGCATTAGCTACATCTTCATCTCTATGGAATATAATGAAGCTAAGTGGTTTTTTACCTAATTTAAATGTTCTCCATGGATTAGATAAACAGCTTAATCTAGCTAGTGTATTTGCCATAGCTAATTTAGATACCGTAGATTTACCTATACCGCAAATTATTTAATATATTTATTTATATATTGCAGACTATATCATCTCTAGTTCTCTCATTCTAGAGTTATACATTTAGTCGTTGAGAAAGGATTTTATCATCCTTTTTGCTAATTAGATTTTATATTATCTTTCTAGCATTTTAGTATAATTATAAGCCACCGATATATTAATGGCTCCAGATAAACAGAGTAATGGTTTCGCTGTTGTTACTTCATTTGGAAAAATCATTTTTAATCCATCTTTCCAAAAAGGAAATATTACATCTCCATGATCAAAAAATTCTTGACTTCCTAGATAATAATCATCAGAATACAATCTTTCAATCGTAGGTGGTCTATGTGTGAATCCTTTAAGACGAAGAAAAACCATTATCTTTTCATCTTCTGTTAATGATGTATATTGATCCCTAAGATCTACTTTTGCTAAATCCTTTATTATATTTTTAGTGGGATCAAATTGGTCTATAAAATTATTTTTCATCTTGATCCTCCTTTCTATATTTTATTTCCGGTACCTTTATAATATCTAAGGGATTTTGTTTCTCAATAAATATACTATATAATATATTAGAAATTTTTTCATACGTATCGTATGTATATGGAATTTCAATAAATACTATATTATTATTTTTACAATGAGCCTTTACATTAAAATCTCTTGAAACTTGTCTTAAAAATTCATTATAACTTGTATGAAAAAAAGATTTATCCTGATATTCATAATGTTGTTTTCCATTATACTCTATCCAATATACATTATTATCTAATTCTAATACGAAATCTATATATACACCTAAATGCTTCTCTCCCAACTCCCTACCTTCTATTTCTTTTATCAATTTTTCAGATGATACTTTATCTAACAAATTATTATCACTAAACCACATGTTTATAAAGTATTCTCCCCTAGATCTTCCAGTATGAGGATCTTTTACTTTAACAGAAGTTTTTGAATTAACGTAGACTGTTTCAGAATAATCAAAAAAATCTTTTCCAAAAATATTATTTAATCGGTTAATAAATTCTTTTGTTGTTATAGCCCGTTTAAGAGAACTTAATTTCATTGCACATTCAGGGCATCCCAAACCTGCCCCATTCAAATGCTCGTACGGTTTTTGTTTATAATATTTATTGCAATGTTTACAAAAAATCTCTACCTCGGTTTTTGCATTTACATAATTAACTCTATCATAACCATAAATATCTTTTCTAAACTTTTGAATAGATCGATTTATAAAAATTTCTGTATTAATATATTGAGGAGTCTTTTCTCTACTTTTTATTCCTCCCAAAGATCCTTGATCTGCGCCTAGAGTGATTAAATCCTTGTAACTAACTTCCCATTCTCCTAAATATTTTCCTGTTTTCGGAGAATATTCATTAACTATTAAAGTAACCTTTTGATGTCTATCTTTTATAAACTCAGGAACTTTTGAAAAATCATAGTTGAAAATAGGATTTCCAGATTTTTCCCGTGATAAATAGTACTGTTCAATAAAATCCTCTTTTAAGATTATACCCTTCGATGTCTTGAAATTAATATCTCTGGTTAAATTATCTAATAAATACTTTCTAGTATGGGGTAAATCTTTACTACCGTAATAATTCAATTTCTTCTTAATCTTCTTATCCAAAGATTTTTTCTTTCTATTATCTATATTGGAAGCTATGATTTCTCCTAATCCTAATTGTATTAATTTCTTCCGAAAATAGCTACTATCTATATTGTACATAGAGGATAAATCTTTTACAGATAATCCTTCTATCAAGAGTTTTTTTATTTTATCAAATTCATTACTCCAATCTATTTTTTTCTTATTACTCATTATATAATTTTAATCACATCCCGAAATATCACAACATCCAACTCTTATCTCCTTCATAGTAGGAAAGACAGTCGGCCAAACATATCTTTCCCTTAAATTACATAATGAATAAAGAGTCTTCGATATTTTCTTCGTTGACTTTTTGTTCCTTAAGACTGAGCCAACAATCTTAAGGAGATATATTTTTAATAATTATCTATTATGCAATCTATCTGTAAATTTCATATAATCAATTAATCTTTTCTTATTTCCAGTAGTTTTAAATCTAGCTACCTCTTCGGCATCCTGAAACAAAGTGATAGGAGCATTTTTAGAAGTGTAATCAGTTACTTTAGACATCTCACTCATCGCTGCATTAGGATTACCATAATTTCTATTGAATTCAGATAAAATATTCCCTGATCTTAATCTAGACTTGAAATCAAATCCATTATGAGTATTTTTATATAAATTACTACCTTTCCTTCTTAATAATTGTTCTGATTTAGGAACACTTATCTTTTTAAATTGTTTTGGATTAACTTTTGGATGAGTCATATTCCAATGTTCTATAGAAAATGAGGTAGTTTTATTTATATCAATTGGAGTCGATACTTTCGGTTGTATAATTCCTTTTACAGGTTTTATAGCAATTTTTGGTGATTTAAGCAAACTAGATGCAGTTATTCCAATAGTACCTGCAGCTTTTCCCAGAAATCCAAAATTCTTTTTCCTGACTTTACTAAATCTTTTTACTTTCATATTTATAATTTTATTTTATGTTGTGTGAGAGAGATTCGAACTCCCGAAAGCAAAGCTAATAGATTTACAGTCTATCCTCGTTAACCACTTGAGTATCACACAAACTTATTATTAATTAACTGGATAATAAAGATTTCGCTACATCAAATAAAATATAATCTTTCCAAAAGAATAAATCTGATTCATCTTTTTCTTTTCCAAAATGAATACGCACCTTATATTTACCTTCAAGTATACTAAAGGGAACTAATAGTATAATATCAAGTACATAATTATACAAGGCAAAGAAATCTACTTCACCTTTTTTATATAATCCAGATTTATTTTGAAGATTGTACGATAATGCTCCATCTTTATCAATATAGCCAGCAGTAGATTTAACCTGAATTTTATAAAGTATTCCTCCTATATCTGCAATTACATCATATCTATCTACTCCACAAGGTTTAGATGACATAATTCCAACTCTTGCTAATTGAAACATTGTCGCACATTCACCTACATATCCTAATAAATCTGAAGTTAATTTTCCATCAAATCTAGACAATTCAGTGGTACATTCCTTAGGAGGAGCTATCTTTACAGACTCTTCTACTTTTTCTTCTTTAGTAGATTTATCTTCTGGTTTTTTACCTTTGCTAAAACTAAGTGAATATTTCTTTGCACAATCTGAACAACAAAATCTTCCAGAACCAAAAGAACCATCATGCTCTTTACCACAATATTCACATTTTCTTAGTTTCTTTCTATCTGATACTTTTATCCCGTATCTATTTGCTGCTTTACGTATAGCTTCTCCAGTGCTTCCATCACCCCGCATAGCTGCAACTTCTTTATAAGATTTTCCTTCATGAATTAATAATCTTATTAATTCTTCTTTGTTATATTTCTCTTTTCCCATAATTAATTGTTTTTTTTTATAATTTTTCTTATCTTTAAAATTATTGCGGAGAGACAGGGATTCGAACCCCGGGTACCTCGCAGTACAACGGTTTTCAA